ACGTCAAGATACGGGCTGAAGCTATATCGAAGTTTCCATACTGCCTATGAAAGTTTCATGCGGCAAAAGAAAGCTGCTGAAAAGGGATTGGCTCCGCAAGTGAAAAGATTTGTTGTCGCGAAGAAGAAGAATCGCAAAAGCGTTTTCTTTGGGTATGAAACAGAAAAAGCTCGTGATTTAGATGACTGGAATGATAAAGAATGGACAATCTACAATAGACAGAGCGATAAGCTTTTTGATAAACTGAGGAAGATCGGTCTCGGTGGCGATTTTGGTGATACAAACTGCGGTATAATAAAAGGCAAACTTGTAGCTGTGGATTTTGGAAGTCATAGCACTTGTGAATGGTAAAGGAATAGCGATGACAACTGCAAAAGCATTTGAACCTTGTGTTACGGCAATTCTTAATACAGCAAATAAAGAAGCCATAAAAGCTAAGCGACCCTATGTTGAACCAGATCTTATCCTTTTGGGTATTCTTTTGAATGACTCAACGATAGCTTGCAAGGCTCTCGCAAAACTTGTTGATCTTGCTACTCTTACTGCAAGAGTTAAAAAGTATACTGAAAATCAAACTTCAATGAGTTCTATTCCTGATGCCATAAAACTTCCTCTTTCTATTTCATCTCAGTATATCATGGAGGAAGCAAAAACGATCTCCGGAAATGATCCTGTTAGGTCTGACCATCTTTTACAAGCTATTTCAAAAAGCTCCAATACTGCTGCTTCTATTTTCTTATCGTACTACGGTATCAGTCCGAAGAAAGTGGATGATGCTATTATTCAGGTTAACAAAGAAATAAGCGAAGAAAAAGCCATGAGAGCCGCGAGTATTACCGATACCGTAAAGAAGGCTTCTGGAGCTGTATCTTCTGCTCTTTTTGCTGCTAGCTCTGTTGTTGATGCTGTTTCCAGTTCTCTTAAGGATGCAATGCGTATGAAGCCTCATAAGGCTGTTACAAGAAATGATTGGATTGAGATTCTTGATACTGCAATGGCGCTGTCTTATGAGAAGGATATTTCTGTACCTGCCGCTTTTACTGAAGTGTGCATGAACTCAAAGTTGCTTTTTGAAAAGAGCAGCATTCGCAGAGAGACTCTTCAGGAACTTGTTCAGCAGTTGTTAGACAAAGATTCGCTATCCACCTGAAGCACTTTGGACTAAACTTTCTTCTGAAAAGACTCCTATTATAGTGGGTCTTCATAATCCATTGGACTTTTCAGGAACAAACCAATGTTTGAGAAATTCACAGACCGAGCGCGTAAAGTCGTTGCCTTAGCGCAACAGGAAGCAATTCAGCAGAATCATGACTATATCGCTGCTGAACATATTCTTCTTGGAATTATCAAAGAAGGCGGCGGAGTTGCCGTTAATATCCTGAGAAACCTAGGAGTCAACCTGGAAGATTTGAGAAAAGATATTCTCAAACTTATTCCTCCAGGGAACAAACCTGCACCAGTTGGGAAGCTACCTTTTACTCCGAATACGACAAATATTCTTACTGGCGCAATATCTTCGGCTAAAGAGCTTTCTGATAACTATATTGGAACAGAACATATCCTTATGGGTATTTTCAAGATTTCCGATTCATCCATTCCTCATTATCTTCTAAGAGAACGGGGTCTTACTTTGGAATCAGTAAAGGCGGAAAGAAATCGGATGTTCAAAGACTCCATAGCAAAAGACCTTTCAAGTTCAGTTCATAGCCTCATGATGAAAGGGCATGAAGGGCAAAAGAGAAGCAATGGCGCTCCGTATCACACTCATCCTCAAGCGGTAAAAGACCTTTTAGTTAAGGTTGGTATAACCGACAGCGATGTTTTGAATACTGCTCTTTGTCATGACCTTCTGGAAGATACCAAGATTACTGAAGAAGAGATCAAAAAAGTCGCAGGAGATGCTGTTCTTTTCTCAGTTAAACAACTTACAAATCTTCCCGACAAGTCTATTCCCGCCGAGCAAATAAAGTGGGATTTTGCAACAAAGCACCAAAACATGCTCCGTCATGCAGTGGAATACAACGATATCTCCAAGAGAGTAAAACTTGCAGATAGATACTGCAATTTGTGCGATGCCATTTGGGACTGGGAGCCTTACAGAGTAAAGAGGTATGCAAAGGCAGGACTCGAACTTTTGGAAGTAATGCAACCTCTTCCTGATGATGTTGCTGAACTGGAAAGAGAAGCTAGAAGATTTTTCGGATGCTTAGTATAAAGGAAATAAAATGCTCTACGAGTTGATTACAATTGGATCTGTATTCTTTTGGATTCTTTGCGGACTATTCTCTGTTGTACTTTTGGCAGAGATAGTTTATGAGAAGTTTGCAGCAGCATTAGCAACTCTTCTTGTATTCTGTGTCATTTTCTTTGGTTTTACAAACCTAAGCTGGGCCTATATATCTGAACATCAAGACCGTATTTGGATGGGTTTCGGTTTGTATTTTGTTGGAGCCCTGGTAACTTCTCTCGTAAAATGGTACTTCTTTGTTAGCGATGCAAGAGATAGGTACGAAGAAGTAAAGAGCGAGTTTCTCAGAGCCGCAGGCCATGAGGGAGAAAAGACAATCCCTCAAGACTTACAAGTTGAATGGAACAAAAGGTTGTGTACAGTCTATGAGGGGTCTCATAAGTGGAGTTGCGATGCTGTTATCCAAATATCAACGATTATTCCAAGCGCAAAAGAAAATAAAGAAAGAATCCTCGGATGGATGGCTTATTGGCCTTTCGTTGTTTTCTGGTCTATCTTCCATGATTTCCTGAGAAGAGTTTGGGAACTCATTTATAAGTTCTCAAGTAAGATTTTCCAGTGTATCTCTCTTATTCTGTTCAGGGGCGTTGCCGATGAAATTAAAGCGGCTAATGAGGCTAAAATAAAGGCTATGGAAGAGAAAGAAAAAGCGCAAAATGCTCAAAGAGGCTTTACAAAATATGGCTCTTAATAGGATTGAGATGCAATGAGCTATGAATATAACGAAAATGATGCTGATAAACTGACTTCTAGAAAAATTACAATCTGCAACAATATCCTATCCGCCTGTAAGAAACAGAACTTTTGTCTTGGAGAGCTGTCTCTTTTATCAGGACTATCAGAAGAGTATGTTTATAAAATATCTACGCATTCTGTTCTTCCTTCCAAGAAGGCTCTTGCAGCCATTGCGGTTGCCCTTCATGTTCCGATAGAAACTCTAAACGCATAAGGTGTTAAATGGCAATTGAAAGACCTCCAATTTCATCGCAAGCCTTTGAGGAAGCAATCAAACTAATCCGGGAAAGATTTGCTAAAGCAATTGAGAAGCACGGTCCCGGAGCCTTTTTGTCTTGGCACGAAATCGTTGGGAAAATCATGGAAGAGCATAATGAATTCATGGTTGAAGTCCAGCATGAAACTCCAAAAAGATCAGCAGAACTTACAGATATTGCCGTTGCTGCAATTTGGGGGTTGGCAAGCCATATAGATAATGCTTTACTAAAAGACTAGTTTGCCGATATATGAGCAAAGGAGATTTTTTATGACAGGTTGTTGCGTTTGGCTTACTGGACTTCCTTGCTCTGGCAAAACAAGTCTTGCTGTTAAACTTTCTAACATTCTTACTTTAGGATACAAGAAGAATGATGTTCTCGATGGCGATGAACTAAGAAAGCATTTCTCTAAAGGTCTTGGCTTTTCAAGGGAAGACCGCATAGAGAATGGCAATAGAATCGCTCTCTTGGCCTCCAAGATAGCTAAGCATAATGGGATTTCCATTGTTAGCCTTGTATCTCCGTATCAAGAAATGAGAGATAATGCAAGGGCAATGGTTGAAAAAGAAGGTGGCAAGTTCTTTGAAGTCTTTGTAAAGACTCCCCTTGAAGTTTGCAAAAATAGAGACACGAAAGGGATGTACGCTCTTGCTAACAAAGGGGTAATACAGAACTTTACCGGAGTTAGCGATCCATACGAAGAACCAACGAATCCTGATCTTGTTGTTAGCGGGGAGCAGAATATTCTTGACAGTGTAAATGCGATAATTACATTGCTTGCTTCTGAGGGTTGTGTTGGAATGTTTGCATATAGACCCAGGGCCCTGTTTATTGGTCGCTGGCAACCGTTTCATAATGGACATGATTATATCATCAGGGAAAAACTTAGAGAAGGCATTCCGGTATTGATAGCCGTCCGAGATACTCCAATTGATTTGGGTAATCCCTTTACTTTGGAGGAAAGGATGGATATGATTAGAATGGCCTATGTTGGCGAGGACGTTCAAGTAATCTCCATTCCTGATATTGAAAGCGTCAACATTGGAAGAAACGTTGGTTATGCAGTCAACGAGTATCAAGTACCCGAAAACATCAAAGGCATTTCTGCAACACAGATTCGCAAGTTAATGGCAGAAAATAACTGGGAAGAAATAGCAAAACTTGTTCCTGTTGGGGTCTTGAATTTCTTATCGCAGAATAGAGGATGAAATGTACTTACAGCAAGACGAATACGAAGATGAAAATGGCAATCGTTTTTCCAAGAAAGATATTCGCTTTATAGGAACGTTTGTTTATATTGCTGATGGGTTTTTTAGTTGGTCATGCGGTAATCATAATTGCAGGAAAGACCATAGTTCAAGATCGCATAAGATAAGCGGAACAGTCCGTCGTTGCGAAGATTGCGGACAGTGGAGCCTTTTACTTCGTAGCGATTGCGAAAATATCAACAATATGGTTCAAAGAGTCAATTTCTATAAAGAGGAATTGGATAGACATAAGACAAAGATAGATTCATTAGTAGCATCTCAATCCACTCTCGAAAAAATGCATGAGGCATTACTTAAGGAAGCGCAGAATGTTTAACCGTTGTAAAATCGAAATGCAGTTCTTCATAACAAGGCCCCTCCAAAATAGGTTGGAGGGGCGTATGGAGAACTCAAATGGACAAGAGCGAACGCAGATATCGTACTGAAAAGGTTTCTAAGAAGCGTCAGGTATTTCTTAGAAAAATGTATAGAGATAAGTCGGTTCCGGCAAGGAAGGCAGGAAGATGTAAAAAGCATCATCCTCATGATTGCGGAAAATCGCAGTGCTATGTTTGCCATTGCGATAAGATTGACAGAATCCCTACTGCTCAAGAAGTAAGATCAAACTTGGATATGAAAGAAGAATTTGAATGAAAAGGCTCATGGCTATATCATTAGTTTGTTTTGCTTCTCTTTTCGGTTGCGAAGATAAAGTCGAAATTCCGAATCCTCCATTGACAAAAGGGTGGGTTTGCGAAAAGAGGTTTATCCCATCTACAGCTTTGCAGCTTCAGCAGGCTTGCAAAACAACTGACGGTCTTGTTCATAACATACTGGTTGAATCACCTGAAATGTATGTTATTGTTATTTCTACCAGCGAAGAACTTCCTGCTTCAAACAGGAAGCTACTTAAGTACGGTTTTTATCAGGTATCTCCCATCCTGTTTTCTGAGACTCAGTTAGGAGCAGAAATCGACGTAAAAACAAATGACGGTTTCAAGCCAATTTTGATCAGTCAGTAAGATTTTTCGTGAAAAGTGCTTGACAGAGAAGGAATTGGCCGATAGACTAAGTATAAGGTAAGAATCATGAACAGCAGCTTCAAATTTCTTGAACAGAGGAACTTCCAAGAGCGTCGATAAGACGCCAAGGAAGCTGCACCGGCTCGCCGTATAAGGCTTGAGCCAACCGATTCAAAACCAAAATGCATTAGGCCCTGTCGTCTAGAGGTTTAGGACGTAAGACTTTCAATCTTTCAACCGGAGTTCGATTCTCCGCAGGGTCATTTTAGTCAGGTTTTTTATCAGGAAAAAGATGAGTAAGATTTGTACGAAATGCAAACAACCAGGAACCTTTTGCAAAGATAGCAAAAGCAAAGACGGGTTACAATCTCAATGTAAGATTTGCAAATCTAAACAGATTGTTTCTTACCTTCAAAAAAATAAGGACAAAAGATCAAAATCTGGTCCAGAAAAAAGATTACGTTACTACTATAAGCATAAAATTTCTATGAATATGTCTCGCATAATTCGTAGATCATTGCAAGGCTTGAAGAAAGGAAATCATTGGGAACAGCTTGTAGGGTATTCGGTTGAAGAGTTAAAGCAACACCTAGAAAAACTCTTCAAAGAAGGAATGAATTGGGAAAATTATGGGAAATGGCATATTGATCATGTTATTCCAGTTTCTTCCTTCAATATTGTTTCTGTAAATTGTGAGGATTTTAAAAAATGTTGGGACATTAAGAATCTACAGCCTTTATGGGCTAAAGATAACTTGAGCAAATCAAATAAAATCGGCCCTATCTGCTAACGGCTAGGCTCCCTGATTCTCAGTCAGGTAATACGAGTTCGAATCTCGTTAGGGTCATTGAAAAGTTAAGAGGCTCCATCGTCTAATTGGCAGGACACCACCCTCTCAAGGTGAAAATATGGGTTCAAATCCCATTGGAGTCATTATAAATGAGGCCCTGTAGCATTATGGGTAGATCGGAAGACTTTCAATCTTCAGGACCGGGTTCAAGCCCCGGCAGGGTCATTTATGAAAAAGAACACCACTAAGAAGTATTGGTACTTTACTGAAAGAACCGAATGCGTACTTTGCGGATATTGCGATACTGTCAAGTTTAGAAAGACTGGCAAAAAACCAAAAGATCCTAAGAAACGTAGCTCTTATAAGCAAATGGCATGTAGCGAGCATTTCTTATGAAAAAAGAACTCCTTAAGTTACTTGGGCAACTAGCAGACGAAGCAAAAAGCTTTGGAGTTTATGAACAATATAGCGAAGCAGGAGAAACCCTATCCGCCGCTTCTGACCGAGTTTATGAACTAACAGCAGAAATTGTTCAACTTGCTACAGGCAAGAAGCCAACAAAGAAAGAACTTGAAGAGGTTCTTTCTGTTAGCGTTGGCGAAAAAGGGATGTATGATTGTGAAGATGAAGAAGAGTAAGTAGTTTTGCCGATATAGCTAGATATTACTCCCGTGGCTCGACTGGATTAGGCGGAGGTTTTCTAAACCTCTCAAAGCGGGTTCGAATCCTGCCGGGAGTGCTTTATGGGCTTTGAACTAATTCTCTTTCTGAAATTAGCAGCCATATTATCATTGTTATTTCTTTTACGACGCGACCGTTACGCCGGTAAATGCAAACTACATCTTTGTGACCTGAAAGCATTTATAGGTCCAGACTGTGGCGGCTATACCTATTGCCCTATATGTCACGGTGAAGAAAAGGAGATAACAAATGCCAGAACTAAAGAGAAGACCTGATTTGACAAGCATGGAATTGCAGAAATTCGTTGGAGAAGACTACCTGCGAATAAAGGCCGAACTTGAAAAGGCAGGCTTGAAAGTATTCTGCGGAGAACACCATGAGAAAAGAGAAATCACTTCTTCGCTTGACCGTCATGTAGATATCAGATACGATAAGGGTAATCGAGAGATCATACGCATTTGGCGAACAGGCTAGGTCAAAATGGCAAAAAAGAAACCCAAAACCTCTTGTTGCGAAGCCATGAAAGGGCAGATAGAACGGGAATGCCCGGTTCATCCGAATAAAATTGAATGTCCAGACTTTGTTGTAATCAAAACAAAGTCTGGTTTTGGTATTCCAATCCGAGATGGTGGTAGAAGCTTTCTTGCAATAAACTTTTGCCCTTGGTGCGGAACTCGTATTACTTAATTCGGGTAGATAAATGGATACTAAAAGGGTTTACAAAAATCCTAACATGGAAAAAAGGAGGCAAGAATTGCTCAAGAAGGAGCAGGCTTCTTTTTTGTTAATTTCTAACAAGAACAGATATGTCCATAAGCCCGAAAGAATCGATCTTGCCTTTGAAAAATCCAAAGAATACATTGCCAATGGCAAAATCCCCCACAGAGAAGATAAACTCGTAAATTTGTTTATTCCTCTTGGAAAAAGCAATTCTGCTTATCTTCTTCGTCTTCTCAAAACTGTTGAAAAAGAAACAGATTTCTTTGAAGATGAAAAGTATTGCTGGAAGTTTCTAAATGGATGCATGATAATGGCGTATTGGGGAGACTTCTGGGTAAGAGAGCCGGAAGTTTGGAAAAACAAAACCCATAATGTTGAAAAGCAGTTTACCAGCTTATTGCATTACCTTTTTGCCAAGTACCCCGTTCCTTCCTTCATGAACGAGGCTTTCTTGTCCAATGATGGAATGGGTTCGAAAAAGCAAGAATGGTTCTTGCATATGGGTAGCGGTCAAAACATAAGAACAGCGCATGGGTTGCCATACCCGATGACAAGAATGATGGCTCACCTGTTTTCTGAGGCTCCTTCAGATTTCAAAATCATGGAAGCCTTCAGGTTTGCTCATATCCGCTCTCTTGACGGCTCTATGCCCATAATCAAAGGGTGGCTTGAGTCCCCATTGGCTATTGATTTTAGCAACATGGATTTCTGGGATTCCGTTGTTCGCTTTTTTATTGATAACCCGATGCTTGACCCCAGCAAGATTTCTTCCATTATTGATTACATTTATAACCAAAAATACGTTGATACTCTTCTCGTAACTCCTGATGGCACAAGAATTAATCGGGGACCAGCGCAGCCTAACTTCACAATGAAGGGAAGGAATCCCGAAGCGTTATTGACTCAAGTTGAGAAATGGCATACCCATACAGCTATCAGCAAAAAGAATTCTTTCTTGCAATGGAAGTCTTGCGGCATTCCTGGCGGTCGCATTGAAGAAGGTTCAGAAAAAGGCAGGAAAGTATACAGCATTGTTGAACTTCTTAACTCTACCGAGTTGAAAGAAGAAGGCAAAACAATGCACCACTGCGTTGCAACATACGCATCTTCTTGTTCTTCTGGCAGAAATGCTGTTTACTCCGTTGCTCAGGTTGAAGGAAACGAATGCGGAAGAAAAGCCACAATATCGCTTAACCTTTCTGGCAAGCCAACCTTACAGGAAGCTCGCGGTAAATACAACGAAACACTAAGCGTCCCTGTTGCGAGGATAATTCGAACTTGGGCAAATTTGAGAAACGTTGCTATTTCAAATTGGGCAAAGTTGTGATTTGATAGGGTTGCGGCCTCAGACTAAACTTCTTTCGATTTCCGTATAGGTACAGGACCGAGCGAATGGGAACAGGCATAGGACAACAGTTTCAAAAGATGCTTAGCCACTTGGTGGCTTTTCATCGAATGGAAAAAGTCCTAGAAACAGGTACGTTTACTGGTAATGGTTCTACAAAGTGCTTGTCCGATGCTTTGGAAATGGTAGGCCCTTCTTCTTTGTTATGGACTATTGAAATCAATCATAGATACCTGAAAATTGCGCAAGACTTCTGTAAGGGAAAAGCGAACATCGTATACTGTTTAGGTTCTAGCGTTCCCAAGAACCTGGTTCCTACGGTAGAAGATACAAAACTTTGGATTGAAAGTAACCTTGCAGAGAATCCAAAGATAAGAGTTGACTATAAGGGGTCTCCAGAAAAGTATGTTGAGGAATCTTCTGGTCAGTATGTTATTTATGATCTTCTTGGCCTACTAATTCCTAAAATCAAGTATGACCTTATACTCCTTGATTCAGCAGGTCATATAGGTTTTGTTGAGTTTTCCTACCTAATGACCATTCTTAACTATCCTACATTTATCGCCTTGGACGATATCAATCATATCAAACACTGGAAAACGTCTCAACAGATTTTTTCAGACAAGAGATTTGAGGTTATCTTCAAGACAGATGAAAGATACGGCTCGATGGTTGCCAAGTTTACCCCATGATTTATGCAAATAACTTCGCAAAAACTACTTGTACTTTTGAAAGCTAGCAAAGAAATGGCTAGACTGTATGAAATAACAGATTCCGATGCCATGCAAAAGGGATTGGAAATCATGGGCGATATAGCCTCTGAATTCTCATCAGATGAATTGCAAAAGATGATTGAAGAGGTTGAGAAAGAAATTTGTCCCAGTAGCTCAGTTGAATAGAGAGTGTATAAAAATGTCCTCGTAGCTCAATTGGAAGAGCAACAGCCTTCTAAGCTGTAGGTTACTGGTTCGAGTCCAGTCGGGGATGCTTGATTAGAAGAAGGATTTCTAAACAGTTCTTTGTATTTCACCTATAGGAGGTGAAATATGAGGAAATGTCAAAAATGTCAGGTAGAAAAAAATGAAGAAGAGTTTTATGCGACAACTCGCAAAAACAGCTATTGTAAAGTCTGTTTTAATGAGTATTGCATAAACAGATGGAAGCAAAGAAAAATTGATGCAGTTAACTACAAAGGTGGCAAATGCGTAATATGTGGATATAAAAAGAATCATTCCGCATTAGATTTCCACCACAGAAATCCTAAAGAAAAAGATGTTGATTGGAGTCAATTAAGACTTAGAAGTTGGAAAAAGATTATTGAGGAACTCAATAAATGCGATCTAGTTTGTAGAAACTGTCATGCGGAAATCCATAATCCGCAGTCAAGCTTCTAAGCGGCAGGTCACAGGTTTGAGTCCTGTCTGGGACGTTTATGAAAGTTATTAGAAGCGAACATGGAATTGAATTAATTCCAGAAACGGAGTTCGAAAAAGAGTGCTTGAGGCTAATTGCCAATAGAGCAGTAACTCCTGTTTGGACAGACTCTTGGAACCGAAGCGGCAATCTCAAGATTGAAGCTAAAGAACCAGATTGGGGAACGTAGTCATGTCAGAGATGCACGACTGTCCTCAATGTAATAAAAGGCATGTTTCATGGGACGCTCGATGCGGCTCATGGTTATGCCTAACAATTGGATGCGGATATTCTACGAAAGTTTATCCACGATTGAAGAAAGAGAACGGAACAATGAACGGTCCCGAATCCCTTTATTCTCTCCGGTTTCCTAACGGATTCAAGATTGATGACGAATCAGCCCTGTCTGAAATGTATGTTAAGGACAGGATTGACTGCGAAGCGACTGGAAACATCAAGTTTCTCATTTCAAAATGGCAGTTTTTATGTCCTTCGATTCAAGGTAAAACCAATATCAACAACGATGACGTTCTTGTTCCTCGCGAACTTTTGCATCTTGCTATATTCGCTCGTAAGTTTGGGGTTAGCGAAGGATTGATTTTCTTCCAACTCATTAATAGCGGTAAATTAACTGTTGATCAAGATGGATTTGTAAGAAGCAAGTAAGGATTTAGACATGAAATACCTTTGTTTTATCTTTGGAGTTCTTTTGATTGCCGGCGCTTTGGCCGCTTGGGTTTTCTATGGCAAGCCCGGTGAGGATGGGGGAGGCCATGCCTTTGTTGGCATTGCTGGCGCTGTTATTGCAGGTTGGGGCGTAAGTATTCATGAACGGGAACTGGAAAAGAAATAAATCAAGCTCTCGTAGCTCAGTTGGATAGAGCAGCGGTTTCCTAAACCGCAGGTCGTGCGTTCGAGTCGCGCCGGGAGCGTTTAACTCAGGAGAGTACAATGTTCAACCCTGTCGAGTGGATGAAAGAGCAGTATGCCGAATCATTTTGCCTTAGTATGGTAACTCTCATACTGTCAGTCCCTCTTTCTGTATTCGCATTGGGGCTTGAAATTGGCTGGTTGTTTTATGTTTCTGTTTTCGTAACACTCTTTGCTATTGTCTTGTTTATAACTACGCTGGTCCTTTTTGTTCTCGAAGAAAAGCGTAAGGAAACGGAAGCAGCAGAAAGAAAGAAGAAATACTATGGAAATGCCGTTGACAAATCTGGAGAGAGTTCGTCAAGGAAGGCTTGAGAAGATTCGAGAACTTGGTATTGACCCATACGGAATTCCAGTTTTTGAAATAAAGCCTATTTATGAGGTTGTTGATTCGTTTATAGGTAATGAATCTACAGCTTCTCCAGAGTATCTTGCAAGAGAATGGAGAACGCAAGGTCGCATTGTCTTACTAAGAGACAATGGCGGTCTTATTTGGCTTAAGATTCGAGATGATTCCAGAGAGGTTCAAATTGCCATTAGCAAGAAGGATGTAGTTGGAGAGAAGACTTTTCAACTTGCCAAGCTTCTTGACCTTGGAGATATTGTATTTGTTGTAGGCACGTTGCGCAGGACAAAGACTGGCGAAATTACTATATGGGCGACGGATGTTGGATTGGCCTGTAAGAGCCTCGCCCATCCTCCTGATAAGGTTGCAGGACTTCAGGATGTTGAATTGAGATATCGTAAGCGGTACATTGATATGGCCTTTAATGAAGGCTTTATCAAGACTCTTAAGATTCGTTCAAGAATCATTCAACTTTTACGTTCAGAGTTTGAAGATAGGCGTTATATCGAAGTTGAAACGCCGATGCTTCATCCTATTGCTGGCGGCGCTGCGGCAAGACCATTCAAGACCCATCTAAACGCCCTTGATATTCCTCTTTATATGAGAGTTGCTCCAGAACTCTATCTCAAGAGGCTCATTGTTGGAGGAATGAGAAGAGTCTTTGAAATCAATCGCAACTTCCGTAATGAGGGGATTGATGCAACTCACAATCCTGAGTTTACCGCCCTTGAAGCGTATGCTATCAATGAAGATGTATTCTCATTGATGAATCTGGTTGAAAGCATTATTAAGGACGTAGCCCGTAACCTTTTCAGGAGTCCCCCTTCAAGCAATCCGCTCCCGGATCCTGTTCATGTTTACAATTACGATGGATACGAAATTGACTTGCGTTCTCCGTTCAAGATTGTCAGCTATAGCGAACTCTATCATAGAGCAACAGGTCTTACTTTGACCGAGGATACGGACTTTGTAAAGGCCAATGAAATATTTGAAGAGAAGGCAGAAGTCCTTATTGACCCAAGAATTCCTACGTTTGTTCATGGATATCCTGCCGCTATTTCTCCTCTTACAAAGGTTGCTTCCAAGCAGTCAATTATTGCGCAAAGAGCAGATTTGTTTATTGGCGGCATGGAAATTGGAACTATCTATACTGAGCAAAACGATCCGAATGTTCAATATAACGTGTTTACCAATCAACTTGCCGGGGACGATGACGAAGAATCTACCCATAGAACCTTAGATGAAGATTTCATTGAAGCCTTGAAGGTTGGTATGCCTCCTACCGGAGGACTTGGAATCGGCATTGATAGGTTAGTAATGCTTTTGACTGGAAACACAAGTGTTAGAGACGTTATCGCATTCCCGTTTATGAGGCCGCTTCACTCAGCAGTGGCCGACTAAACTTTTGAATCAAGACTCGTTAAAAAGGAGCAGTATATGAGTATGAGCATGCAAGCGGCAATCCAGAAGTTTCGTTCCGAGTACAAAGGCCCTCCGATCTATTTCTTTATCACTGGCGGCGGGCATTCCTGCCTTGATTTCCGTCGTTTCCCGGGAGCGAGCAAGTTGCTTCGCGGAGCGTTTGAACCTTACGCTTCTGAGGAAATTGCAGAATTCATGAATGGATTTCACCAGGGCGGACAACATATCGACCCTAGCAATTTTTCATTCTGTACTGAACAGATGACGATTGATGCGCTTAGCGCTTTGAGCGGTTTTGTTCATGATACCATCGCCTTAATGGTAGTTGTCAATTCCGCCCTTACTACTGACCGTTGGCGCAGGGGAGATAATCGCTCCTATATCGCAACCAGTCGCGGCAACCTCTTCAAGTTCAATATTAACAAGTTGGACGAGGAAACCTACGGAGTCCTCCAGAGGAATAAGCCGGCGCTCATTGATGATATTCGTCATATGGAAGATGCGAAAGTTGGGCAAGTTGTCTTGGCGATTATCATGAATGATCCAACCATGATGCCATCTCTTGATGCTGGCGAAAGTTTGGACGTTATTTGTCGCGGCGATATCTATCAGAATCACGTTGACCACTTTGCATCTTGCTAAGTCAAACATGAACACTGATCTCATTAAGACCTTTTACGAGACGACTGCGGGCGACCGCAACCGTCTCTTTTCATTCGTAGTAAAGCCTGACGGAACTCCTATGGAGTTTCATCAATTCATTGCCGAGCAAAAACTTCAAATATCTATAATTGAAGATTCTTTTGTAGTAATACCAGGAAGTTTCAATCCCCTTCATGACGCTCATAGAAGGTTTTTTGATAATGCTCCAAAAAACTATGGGAATAGTTGGCGCAAAGTTGTAGCAGTTTTTGAATTGTCTATTCATAGAAAAGATAAAGAATTTCTTCCTTTTGAAGAGATGGCAAAGAGAATTGAACAGTTTAGAGGATATGCGCCTGTTTGGGTAACAAATGCCTGCTATTTCATTGAAAAAGCAGGACTTAGTATTCCTATTTGTCCTTTTTTTGAAATTGGATTTGATACTGCTGAAAGATTAATTTCTGACCACGGGGTAATTGGAGTTCAAGGTATAGATGCTAAATTTACAGTCAATCCAAGAGAAATTAATGGAAAACTTTGGACTATTGATGATTTGAAAGTTCAGTTTGGAATTACTCCTTACAATATGCATCCTTCTCTTACTGTTTATGATACAGTAGGGATAAGTTCAACGGGTATTAGGAATGGTGTAAAATGATTATTGGCGAATCCCCATATAGTGTTGTTGCAACGAAATGGCATACATGGTTCTGCGAAGGACCGTACCAGAGCGGTAAGCAATGGAAAACCGAAAAAGAAGCCATTGATGAATGCAATCTTCTTAATTCTGTATATAACACTGGAGCAGCTAAAACGCATTCTGTTTCAGATGTTATGGTTTGTAAACTTCCTTATCAGGATGATTTCTTTGTTCATGCCCAAATGGACGGGAAAGATGTATGGCTTTGTCAAGATGGAACTTGGACATTCAATGAAACTGATGAAAAAGTTTCTCTTCCGGGAAATACTGGCTTGAAGATGCTGGTTGAAAATAAAGACCTTGCCAAACTTGAAAGTGACATTGCCAACGCCTATCGTTGTGCTAAAGAGTACGTTCCAGATTACCCTTGGGACGATTCTCGCCAAACTGCCTCCCAAGCGGTTTGGGCTTGCGGAGAATCGTATAGCGGAGTATGTAAGGCTTGCGAGGATTGGCAAAGACTTTTCAAGCATTTTGCCCCTGATGCTTATTCTAGGCTTTTGAGTACAAGTACCAGAGAGTATATTGAACTAGTCAAAAAACTAGAAGAGCAGGAAAAAAAGAATGAATCGTAAAGGCCTATGTTGTATTCATGTCGGATTACAAAAGTCTGGCTCCAAGTTTCAAACGATGACTTGGAGCAGATTTTCTCAAATAGGCCGAACCGCTGCCCTACCTATTTTGGCGGAAAGATATAAAAACAACCTTTCTATTATTTTGAAGATTCTTCATTGTTGCGCGCAAAAGGGCTGGTGCTATAGAGTTAGCAGCGATATCTTTCCCCTCATGACTCATCCAGAGGCTAATCTAAAATGGGAAGATATTCCCAATCATGATGAACTAACCCGTCTTTTTCTTTCTTGCGCAAAAGAAATCTATACCAATAATATTCGAGTTTCATGTCATCCAGACCAATTCAATGTTCTCGCTAGTCTAAATGACAAGTCTGTTGCTCAAACTATTACCGAACTTAATCATCATGGCTGGTTCATGGAACGCTTAGATAGCACAGGCTATCATTCTCCCATCAACATCCACCTTAATTGTTCTAGCGGAGACCCCAAAGAAATAGCCAAAAGGTTTAAGGATGGTTTAGATAGGCTTGATAAGCATACTAAGCCTCGGTTGGTTATTGAAAACGAAGATAAAGGCATTTGGAATGTTCGCAATCTTATTGAACATATCCACGAACTCACTGGAGTTCCCATTACATTTGATTATTTACATCATAAATGTAATGATGGCGGTTTGACAGAAAAAGAGGCTTTTGAGCTTTGTATTCAGACATGGGGTAAGACTAGACCATTGTTTCATTTCTCAGAATCTTTACCTGGTCAGAAGAATCTTAGGAAGCACGCTGACTATCCGACCTATGTACCTGATACTTATGGGTATGAAATTGACCTAGATTACGAGTTCAAGCAAAAAGATTTAGCTCTCGAAAGAGCAGAAAAAATAGCCCAAAACCTTGCAGGTGAAGAGTTGCAGGCTAAACTTTAGACGGAAAAATGGTGAGCAGATTCAAGTTCTACAGAAAACTAGCCGATAGAGACTACGAGGACGCCTACCAACGCACTCAAGACAATCAAAAAGGCTTTGGCCGAAGGAATGACGGTTAACAACCCCACCACTTAGGAGTTCTGCCGTAAGGCTTCCGTTGTCCACCCCTTGCCTCAGCCATTTCTTGCTGATTCAGGTCTAACGATCTGGAAGAAGCATTAGTTCCGAGTCGAAGCATTTTAGGTTAACAACGTTTGGGTTTCAGTAGCTTTCTATGACGCAGATAAAGAAGGTAATCCCGAAAGGGCTTCCCAATACTCTGCACTCCTAAAGGCATCCCTTACTCGGACTTTGAATAGCAAGGCTCTAAAAGAGAAATCTAATAGAGCTTATTTGAGAAGATAGAAGTCGAAGGTAGAAGGTTAACATATTGCAAAAAAGACCTTTTGCCACCAACTTACTTCTAGCTTTTCTTGACAATTGAATAATGCGCCTGTAGTGTAATGGCTAGCACGCTAAAACATCCTGACCAATTACTTACCGAACAGGTCGAACGGAAAGGGTTATCTCTATATCCCAGAGGTAGTTTGGGTTCGAATCCCAACGGGCGCTTTGTAAACGAATGTTGGAAGTTACATACTTCAGTAATAGTTACTGAAGTCGAATAAGGAGATTGCAAATGGCAAACTATGGAAAGTTGACTGGTTCTCTTAGCTCCAAGACCCCAAAGGCTACCCCTCAGACGGTACAGACTCCTGGAACCGTTCAGAATAACGCCGGTGGTTTCGTTTTTGAGATTAATAAGTGGGACCGCCTGGACCGCTTCCTGATCCTCGGTACGGATGGGGCAACCTATTACTGTACTGAGCGCAAGATGACTCTTGATAATGCTAAGAACGTTATTGAGTGCATTAAGGAGGATGGTCTGCGCACCGTTCAGCGCATCGTTGAAATCAGCGATGCTGGTCGCGCTCCAAAGAACGACCCTGCCTTGTTTGCTCTTGCGCTTTGCGCAGGTCATGATTCGGCTACGCCCGAGACTCGTCGCGCTGCTCTTGCTGCGCTTCCGAAGGTTGCTCGTATTGGAACTCACTTGTTCCAGTTCGCGCACTTCGTTGACGGTTTCCGTGGTTGGGGTTCTGGTCTTCGTAACGCTATCGCCAACTGGTATAACGGTATGAAGCCTGACCGCTTGGCTCTTCAGGTTGTCAAGTATCCTCAGCGCACCGCAGAAGAGGGTAACTCCAAGTCTTCCTGGTCGCATGATGACTTGCTTCGCAAGTGTCACGCAAGGGGCGACGAGCTTCACAATATGATCTATGCTTATGTAACTCGCGAAGGCAAGTTGCCTGACCCTGTACCTGAGCAGCTTGTTATCCTTGAGGGTGCAAGCAAGATCAAGGGTCAGACTAACCCGAGCATCGTTGCTTCTCTTGTCGAGGAGTACCAGCTTCCTCACGAGCTGATCCCGAAGGAAGTCGCTAACGATCCGAAGGTATGGCAGGCTCTCTTGCCTCACATGCCTATCACCGCTACTATGCGCGTTCTCAACCGCCTTACTTCGTATGGAGTTCTTAAGCCGTTCTCCAGCGAACTCAAGATGGTTACTGAGCGCTTGACCAACGTTGAGCAGATCAAGAAGGGTCGCGTTCACCCGTTGGCCGTTCTTGGCGCTCTCAAGACTTACTCCGCAGGTCGCGGAGTTCGCGGAAGCCTTACCTGGTCGCCAATCGCCCAGGTATCTGACGCTCTCAACGAGATGCTTTACCTTGCGTTCGACGCAATCGAGCCAACTGGTAAGAACATCCTTTTGGGTCTTGACGTTTCTGGTTCTATGACCGGCGGTAGCGTTGGTGGACTTGACTTCGTTACGCCTCGCGAGGCATCTGCTGTTATGGCGATGGTTACGGCGCGCAGCGAAAAGAACTGGCACGTTATCGGCTTCACTTCTGGCGGATATTCCTACGAGAAGGGAACTTCTGGTAGGTATGGTTTCGGCGGGAACTACGGAGTTACCGAAATCAATATCAGCCCGAAGGACAAGCTTGATACGGTTTGCAACAAGATTGAGAAGCTTCCAATGGGAGGTACTGATTGTGCCCTGCCGATCATGTATGCTCTTGAGAAGGGTCTTAATGTTGACGCCTTCGTTACCTACACGGATAACGAGACTTGGGCTGGTTCTATCAAGCCTCACGAGGCTTTGAAGATGTATCGCAATCAGCGTAACCCGCAGGCGAAGGTGATTGCGGTTGGTATGACGGCTACGGAGTACAGCATCGTTGACGAGAACGACGCAGGTTCTATGAACTTCGTTGGATTCGACACGAGCGCCCCGGCTCTCATGGCGGACTTCATCCGTAAGGATTTGCGCCGCTAACCGTTCTACAGGCTAAACTTTCACATGCCCCTCGGTGGACTCCATCGAGGGGCTTTTCATTTAAGCCGACAATTTTGCAATGCTACCTCCATATAAACCCTTTGACTTTAATTCACCTGAAAAGGCGATGATTTACTATGCTAATGACGGCAAAAGCCCTCCCTGGGGTTCTTATCCTTGCGTAGCATGCAGAGGAAAGGGATGGGATTATGACCCAGACGACCCTCCCGATCCAGTCGAAGGATATAAACTTGTACGAAGATTGAAATGCAGCAAGTGTAAAGGTCAAAAATATTCAACCTCGGCAGAAGATAAAGCTGGCTTTGAAAACTTCATAGAAGAAAGCAGAAGAAACTATGAAGCCAAAGTAAAAGAATATGAAAATCACACCAAAACTGTAGCAGAAGCTTTATCCAAACTTAACGAAGTCGAAATAAACGCTCTTAAGAAAGAATGGACCAAAAGGAATTTTCAATTATGAAAACCACTAGATGTCAAGACTGCTTATCTGAGTTTACGGATAAAGAAATAGAGGGAGCAACAAGTTGCCCTTCTTGTAACTCGACTAGAAGGCCTATTTGGATATCTGAAGATGTTCTTCTTCCTATAAACTGGCATGAGCTTCGCTGTTTGACCATATGGGCATCAAACTGGGCAGAAACCTTTCCAGATGATGAAGATCATAATGACTCAAAGATTTGGTTCCAGAGACTTCTAAACAGGATTAATAAGCTCAGACCTCCCGGTGGAGGGGCTTTAACTTTGGTACAGGAAGTGAAAGAACTCCAAAGGTTCTTTCCTTCTGCCGAGTTGATAGATGGAAAAGGAACAACCATAGTTCCTCCAAAAGAAGAAATAGAAAGGAAAGAAGAATGAAAATTGCTATTGTTGTAACCAAAAAGGGTAGGATTTGCCCTGATTATGGATTTTGGCCCGATCCTGAAGAGGCTTTCAGAAGTCTTGTTGAAATGAGTGAAAATGGCAATAAAGCCTTAGAGAAACATAATGTTATTGTTTATGATCTCAAGAAGCTTGTTAGCTTTCTTGCTCCCGATAAAACAATTCCTGGCGTTGATTCAGACTATTATGAAGTAGAGGAAGAAGAATGAAAAAGATTCTTGCAGTTTCGTTTTTGGCTATTCTAATTTCTGGTTGTATATCTGCCAAAAAACAAAAGAATCCTCTTGAAGATATTGCAAACCCGCATGTTATTGTAAAACCAGGAAGCGTTGTAACAATAAGCGTAGAAAATATGTTTATTTATGATGCCAAAGATGTCTGTATTGATATATGTAAAGACGGAGAAATAGTTGTTACTTTTACTGAAGTTTCTACAGGCAATAGATGCTCGGTATGGGGTGACGTACAAGTTGTTAACTTGTCTGAGAGCGAATGGAAAGTTAGAGATTATTCGAGAGAATAAAAATGAAATGCAAAGTTGTACGAAAAGAGAAATGGAATGTATGGGGAATGAATGATGGTTCCCTTTATATATTTCATGAAGACGACTTCGATGGAGACGTATTCAAAAATCTCAAGGTCGGGGATGAAATAAATAACAAAAACTATTGGTATAAGATGAACCGCAAAACGCTTAGCAAGGTTCTTAAATCAATAAAGCCAAAGAAAAAGAAAAACTACAACAAGGCTATGGTCTTTCTTGATAATCCAATAAAGGTCCAACATAAGACAAATTCTTTTGGCGGCATTCCTGACGGTTCTGTAGTTAAAGCCTACCTTATCGCCTCAAAGGGCGGGCAGCACCTTATTTATTGCGCGAAAGACTGTTTCTTTGATGGAGAAATTGATAGCGGAACAGGTTCTGTAAATATATGCGTAAAGAGGGGAAACTACTACTATGGCAAATACAAAAATGACAACATTATGAGAGGATGGAGGAATGTTGGCGAAGAAAGCATTGCCGAATTCCTTAACCGATTCCTTGATGGTTTACTTGGAGACTATTATGAAGAAGAGGATCTTGTAAGCAAATACACAGATACTCAGCTCAATAAGGTCTTCAAGAAGATTGATGCTATTGAGTTAGCTGAAGCAAAAAAGCAACTGGCAAAGCATAAAAAGGAAGAATAATGATAGTCGCAAAAACTACGCCTACAGATCAAGGTGTTATAATTGACTTCTTTGATGAAGATGGCGATTCCGTATCAATATGTTTGTCGGTAGAAGATGCATCTAAGTTCAAAGAAGACCTATCAGTGGCGATAGAAGAGGCAAAGAGATTGGTTCCAAGAACAGACAATCCAACTCCCGGATATGCGGGGGAGCCAACAGATATAAACTTTGGAGGGAGTGATTTCTAATGTCATTTACGATTCTTGTTACATGCGAAAATATTGGCGGAGTAGAATTCAAGAACTATGAAGGCATAGTTACTCTTGAAAAGGTTCAAAACGTAGACATTGATAGTTACAATATTGAAGCCCTTGTTGAAATGATAGGTCAAGATAGAGTTCTTGATGCTATTGGTAGAGAAGCGGTTATAAAGTATTTTGACATTGAAGAAAAGGATGAATAATGGATTTGCGCAAGAAAATAAAGGTGTCTTCGTATCATCGAATCAATATTCCGCTTGGAGAGTCTTATACCGTTGACGATGAAGATGGTAATGAAACAACTGAATACGGGACAGTTGATAGGACTACTTTATCTGAGATTCTTTCTGAAATTGAAACATTAGGTATTCCTAGTTCAGAGTTTGAAAATATTCACATTTTTATTGATTATGAAAACCGTCATGATCCATCAATAACAGTTGAATATAGAAAACAAAAGACTCAAGAAGAGATGGACAAGGAAATGGAATCCCTGCGTAAGGAATACGAAAAGAAACAGAAAGATAAAGAAAGAGCGCATCAGGAAAAGATGAAGAAGAAATCTGAAAAGCAGAAGATTATTGCTTCTCTTACGCCAGAACAGAGAAAGGCTTTAGGGTACGATGGCAACTCCTTATCCTAAACTAGTGGCATCTCTAACTCACATGCATGATGCTTGGGTTGTTGGTAGCGCCGCAGACCCAGGAAATGAGAAGCCGAGAGATTGGGATGTTATGGTTCCTTTTTCCCAGTGGAATGCCGCTTCACAACTCATTCCAAAAGATGCAAAACCAAACACCTTTGGTGGTTGGAAGGTAAAAACGGAAGAAGGCGACGAAATTGATGTATGGCCCGGAGAACTAGGGGTTCTGATGCAAAATGCCAAAGCGAGGTATGCGTGGCACGTTAGGACCGGAACGAGGCTATTAGTTCAAAGAGATTCTCAATGATTTTTACAAGAGAAAAGCTCACAGATGAGTTTTGCAACATTGCCGCCTTTATGGACGAAAATGCAGAACTGGTATTAGAATTGTACAATAAAGCCTTGATGTTGAACCTTGATGCACCAGAAACTGGAGCAGAAAGTCACGGCATTCTTTGCACAATTGTGGCTGTTTGTTTGCTTTCAAACGAAGAAGACCCCAAGTATCCTCTTTCTTATGAAGAAGAAGATTTACAACGCATTGCTGAGGTTGCCGAGGGTGTTGACTTCTTAGTTACTCTTCAAAGTATGGTTAATAACGGTTCTATTATAGAGAGTAAAATAGACGGCAGGATTCATTACACAACAGCCCCGGAGAAGATTGCAAATGGCAACAAGAAAGCCCGTAAAAGCAAAACCAGTAGCAAGAAAAAGAAGAAGTAATACAAAGTTCAAGTGGTACGACAAGAAAGATACTTCCTTTCTTGCCATAAAGAACAAATACGGCGATGAATACAATGTTCCCATCTACAGAGTAGATGGAGAAACTATATATACTTTCGAGATAATAGGCCCCATTTCTGCTATTGATAGCGGCGAAGGAAAAACTATCAAGGAATGCAAAATGAAGGCCATTAAAATCCTCGCCTCCTTTTTGAACATCAAGAACATGGTGAACGCATGAGTAGGGTCAAGAAGAACATACAAGTTGGACAGTATTGGCGAGTCAAGTACAGGAAGTATGAAGATATTGTTCTCGTAAAAGAAGTCGTTCCCGAAGAAGACGGATTTTCATGTATCGTTTCTCAGGATATTGATAGACCATATGTTAACTACTTTTCTGGAGAACTCTTCAAGGAACAAGACTTTGTTGAGCAGTTAGATAAAAAGTGCTTTTATATATCAAGGTCTAAATTCCTTATGGAAGAAACAACAAAATGCTTAAAAATAGCAGCAAAGGAGTAAGTTATGTTTGAGTTCTTTATAGTAAAAGGCAGCAAAGATGAACCTTTTTACAAAGCATCTGATGATATCTGCTTTCCGGATATACTGAAAGCTTGGCAACAGATCGCCTATCTCGCTGAAACAAATAATAAAAGGATAACGGATTATTACATAGTAAGACTTGCGGCTACTAACCATGAAGAGATTACGCAATGCTTCTGGGCTGCTGCTAATGGACAGGGAGCGAAGATAAAATCGTATAAGGTTCTGAATTCTATAGCCATACATGAGGGAGACCCATGATTAGAAGAAGAGTAAATTTCTATGCAGGGCCTGGCGTAGGTAAATCAACAACCGCTTCTTTTGTTTTTGCCGCGATAAAGAACAAGATTATCCATGAAGGATTAGATGTTCAGGTTGAACTTGTTCAAGAATACATAAAGTCTTGGGCTTGGGAAGGACGAAAACCAAGAGGATTTGATCAAGTTTATGTTTGCGCAAAGCAAATGAGAAGAGAAGAAATTCCTTTACGCAACGGCGTTGATATGGTTATATCAGACTCTCCTCTTCTTCTTCAGTGCGCTTATGCCAAGAAAAACGATGTTCCATGCTGGGAACATCTTGTTGGAATGGTTGAAGAGTTTGAAAAGGAATATCCATCTATTCATATCTTCTTGGAAAGGGGGGATAGACCATACGTTGCTAAGGGTAGATATGAAACCCCAGAGCAGGCGAGAATAATGGATAATTACGTTAGAAGTATGTTGACTCTGTATGCTCCATTTTTTACGAGTGTAAGCTATACAGATACGGATAGAATTGTCGAAATGATTATGCCAGAAATAAGGAGCAAATAAATGTTTAGTATGAATCTTGCAGAAATGATGGTAAGACTTAGCTTTGATCTTCACGAAATGCAGGCTGGATTTCTCAATCAAGATGAGCAAATCGTTAGAGATAGCATCGTTAAGATGATGATGTCTTTGGAAGAGATTTACACCGAATTCAGTATCACAGACAGGCAAATGCAAGAGAACCTTGCTCAGTCTCAAGCCTGTTGCGGCGGCGGATGTAGCTGCCAGCCATCTAGCGGAAATGTTCACCCCGGCTTTTCTGCATACAGTTCAGTTAAACCTCAATCGCCTACTCCCGTTACTCAGCCAACGAAAACTGATAGCGATTGGATAATGGTAGTAAGCTCTAATATTGCTGCTATCAAATACGATGATGAGTCAGAGACTCTTTCAGTTAGATTTAAGGACGGAGATGAATATGAATATTTTGATGTTCCTTCCGGTCTATATGATGATTTTATGAGCGCTTCGTCTAAGGGAAGATTCTTCCATCAGAATATCAAGGATAATTACTTTTACAACAGGCTGAATTAATGGAAACGTCAGATATCATCATGCGAGCGGCTTTGGCTATGGTTGAAATGGACCCATCTATCAATATAGATGAAGCCAAAAAGAGAATAATGAAGCATACCGGGTTTCCTGCCACAAAGGAAAACAGAGACAGATCTTATACTCGCCTAAGTTGGGACTCGTATTTTATGTCTCTGGCTTTCCTTGTGGCGATGAGGTCTCCTGATTCTCAAACCCAGCATGGTTGCGTTATAGTTGATCCTGATAATAGAGTCATTTCAACTGGCTATAATGGTTTCCTACAAGGCGCTAACGATCTTGAGATGCCAAATAAAAGGCCCGAGAAATATCAACACATAATCCATTCAGAAGTAAACGCCATACTTGCAGCAAAACAGGATTTGAAAGATTGCATGCTTTATGTTACTGGGCCTCCGTGCAACGAATGTCTTAAGTTGATAGCGAAGGTTGGAATTAAAAACATTGTGATTGGCGATAGAGGGCATGTAACCTCAGACGGATACTTGGAACTTCATACTCTTATTTGTTCAATGCATAATATCAATGTAAGAAAGTTTATTGGCAAACTTGCTTATCTTGATGGCAGAGAGATAGAAAAGGACGATTCTGGTTATGCGAAGCAGTGAGATGTCAACAAGAAGGCTTCTTGAACTAAGAGATCTAGATTCTCTGGTTCTAGACATAGTGCTAAATGGTGAAAAAAACTGTCGATTGGAAAATCGGAGTTCCACCTTTTTCGTCAAAAATCGAGTATTCTTGGGCTGTAGCCGAGAAAGTGAATCTGTTTGACACTATAATCGTTGCGAAAAAGGGGTTGGAATGGTGGGCTTTCCGTAAGGGAACCGAACAACCAACTCTCTTTGGAGAAGGTCTTGAAAAGGAAATAGACTTGTTAGGACTCAAACCTGTTGCAATGGGTTTATCCTTTGAAGAAGTAGTTTGTAGAGCATCTCTTGTTTTGGCATCGGATAAGAAAAATGAGCAAACCAGTCGGTCCAATCAACAGTGTAATCGAGAACCTGAGAAGGTTAGTTCCTGACCGCGAAGAAAAAATTGCAATCTGTTGTTCAGGCGGGGCTGATTCTATGGCCCTGCTTTTTTGCGCGCAAAAATCAGGTTACAACCTTCTTGTTATTCATTGCATGCATGACATGAGGCCATTGACTGAATCTCAAAAAGATAGAGACCTTGTAAGAGACTATTGCAAGTCTCACGATCTTCCATTTCATGAAGTGAATGTCTTCCTGAAAAACAAGATTCAAAATCCCACGGAAGAAGCGTATAGAGATTGTAGATATGATACAATCAAGAGGATTGCAAGCTTATATAGAGTAAGCTACGTTGCAACTGGACACCATGCTGATGATCAAATTGAAACAATGATCATGAAACTTTGCAGGGGTTCAGGACTGAGAGGTTTATCAGGCATTTCTGATAGACTCGTTGATGACGGTTTAATATATATTCGTCCTATGCTAGATATCTCTAAGCAAGATACTTACGATATTTGTAGTTTCAACAAAATCCCATATAATGAAGATTCTACTAACAAGGATGTTGACTATACAAGAAATGCTATTCGGCAAAAAGTCCTACCTGTTCTAAAGGGGCTTTTCCCTAATTGCGCGCAGAAATCAAGCGATGCCGCAAGGATTCTTAGCAACGCGCAAGACCTTGCAAAGAGGTCTTGTTTAGACCTTGCAAAATATGAAACTGTTAGAGACCACTCCGTAAGCATTCCTACTGCTGCTATGGTTTTGTCTAATGATATTACGATTTATGAATGGCTTAGGGACGCATTCTCTAAAGTCGCAAGTAAGTCATATGATTCTATTAACAAAGAAAACGTGGATAAGGTAGTTTCAACAATCAGGACAAAAGGTTCAAAGAAGTTTGATTGGCCTTGCAAAGTAAAGGTTGTTGTAAACAGGAATGAGGTAAAACTAGAGTGTAAAGAATAGAGTTTTGGAGAAACTATGGAAATCGCATATAAAGAACTATGGGACAACAGGCCTAAATCTACAGAAGAATTGATTGATAAATATCTTTATATGACTAATCATACTGACAAAGAAAACTTGTCAGATGCTTTTTTGGGACTTCATGAAGCTATAACTAAATTCGATCCTAATAAGGGGATTATGTTTGAAAAATTTGCTCCCCTTTATATCAAAGGAAGAGTTACGGATGGAGTACGTCAAGAAAAGAGATTGAGGGGCAATGCTATAATCTCTAAGAAAATGAAAGAAAAAGCAAAGGCAGATCAACTTTACAAAGAAACTGGAATAAGAGAACATAGCTCCACTTTCTATATCCAAAGCATTGATGGGAAAGCGGACTTTGGAGATGAAGACAAAACATTACTTCGTTCTCTTTCTGTAAAAAGAAGTTTGCCCCATCATTCTTTGTGTATTAAGGAGCTGGAAGATTTTGAATACAAAGTGTATACTCTTGTTACGGAGGGTCATTCTTTACTAAATGTAAGCGAGAGACTTGGAACAACAGAGTTTCATGTAACAGAGACTGTCAACTCTATCTATTCAAAGTTTTCTGGCAATCTTGAAAATAAACGAATAATAGATCCAAAAGCTAATAGGAAATCCGGTAAAAACTGGATTGACTTTGATAAACTAGAAGACTTTTTTGTTTCAGATGTTTTTGATTGTCTGTCTGAAAGAGATAAAAAGATAATTACGCTTATTGTTCAAGGGTATACTTTTGCAAAGATTTGTAAGATATTCAACATGACACCATCTGGGATTGGCGCTGTTTACAAAAGATGTATGGATTCTCTTACAGATGAAAACGAAAGAAATAAAATCATAAACTCTCATAGAAGAAGGATAGCTAATGGAACAAAAGAAGAAAGTCTCGCCAGTTGTTAAATGGCTCATAGAAGAAGGCACCTTCTCCGAAGACATAACCCCTATTGTTGAAGAGATTCGCAATCAAGGAATGGTTGCAGAAACAACTCGCTATAAGCCATTTGAAAGTGGAGAGTACAATCAGTTTGGGGACGACGACTGCGTTATAGTTCTTGGTTCTATTAACCTCATTCGTCAAATACAAAAGCAAAAACCCTGGATTCCTGGGTACTTTGCGAACTTCCACAATTTTGATTGTCTTTGTTACTATGCTTATTTCGGCGAGTTTCTTTGGAACAAAGACTATTACATCATGCCGCTTGGAGATGTAAAAAGAAGGTTCGATTCCTTACAGCTCAAGCATGGAAGGCTGTTTATCCGTCCATGTAGCGGAACTAAGAACTTTACTGGTCAGATTCTGGACTACGGAGAACTACTTAGGTATCAAGACCAATACGGTAAACCGGACCTTCCTGTGGTAATTGCTCCTGCATTCGACATAAAGAGCGAGTTCCGTATCTTCTGCTCAGGAAACAGCGTTATTGCTGGTTCGATGTATTATAATCAAAATGCGGACTATGAAACGGCTCCTATAGATTTGTCATCCGATGAGAAATATTCTTCTATAGCCGTAAAATACGCCCAGCATATCCTTGAAAACGTTTCCTGGAGGCCTGATAAGGTTTTCGCTATGGATATCGGGTTAGGTTGCGAAAGATTTGGAGCAGTACCCCAGCTTATCGAGATTAACAGTTTTAGCTGTAGCGGATGGTATAAGACCCCTCCTGCAAAATTAGTTGCAGAAGCGGCTCGCCTGGCTCGCGAAGAATGGGAAGAAATTAATAATATATAGAAGGATATTTAACCCTCCTCTGTGAACCAAATTAATAACAATTTGGTGGCTTTTTTACAGAGGAGATACAATGAGGCCGATACCTTGTCTCTTGTCGATTATCCTTACTTTCTTAGCCGTATTTTCTGTTGCCAAAGCCGGGGTGACAGTAATACCGTTAAATAGCAATGATAAAAATGCTCAAGACTTCCCGTTTGTTGGAAGCCTTGTCAATATAAACACTGGAGCATCTGGCTCTGCTGTTGTTATAGGCGATGGAAGTCATATTATTACCGCAAGGCATGTTATAACTCATGATGGAACTCAGGAAGGCCTTGTTCTCGAAGGCGCAAACTTCGTATTCACTCTTGAAGGAGAAGGCTTCTTAGTAGAGAGAGTTTTTGCAAACGAATCTTCAGATGTTGCTATACTTAAACTAATCAAAAAAGCTCCTTGCTCTATAAAGCTTTATAATTCAGAAGATTCTTTGAATAAAGATTTCTACGGAGTTGGATTTGGAAAAGGCTCAACTATGGCGTGTTCTAATCTTATCATATGGGATCTTCCATATGGAACTAAGAGAATATTTAAGAACACTATCTTGGGTTCCAGGTATGAAATTCGAATAAGTAATAATAAAATAACGTTAGAGAAAAAACTGTTTTTTGTGCTTAGAGAATCTGGTAATTCTTTTTACAAGCCAATAGAAGGAGAGGGAATGCATGGTCCCGGAGACTCTGGCGGCGGTATCTTTATCAACAACAACGGAAATATGGAATTGGTTGCTATTATAAATTCCATCCTCCCTCAGTCTCCTATTGCCGGTTTTGTAGCTGATCTGTATTACTGTAAGAGTTGGATAGAATCCATTGTTCCAAACTCATTTGCGGATAAGCAATCTATAAAACTAAAAATTGATCCATCTATTGTTGCTGGAACAGCAGTTTTTTCTGTTCTTTGTATAAAAAGAGAACAGGTATACGCTATTTATACTTTTACTCGTCGCAAAAAACTTACACTATTGAAGTCTCGAAGAGTCGCATAACCACTTGAAAACAAACGTATTTGCATCGCTTGCCTAAGATTCCTTTGCAGGCTAAACTTTCCTAGAAGAAATGGGAAATAGCCTTGAAAGGAATTGCAATGGCAGACACACCCCCAACAAACGCCTATACCGGAGCAAAAATCCAAGTCCTTAAAGGATTGGAAGCGGTGAGGCATCGTCCAGCGATGTACATTGGTGATACGGAGAAGAAAGGTCTTCATCATCTTATCTGGGAGATTCTTGATAACTCCGTAGATGAAGCAATGGCAGGTTTCGCAAAGAACATCAATATCGTAATTGAAAAAGATGGAGAAACAATCTCTGTAGAGGATGATGGAAGAGGTATTCCTGTTGATATGCATCCAACGGAGCATAAGTCTTCGCTGGAAGTCGCAATGACGGTTCTCCATGCTGGCGGAAAGATGACTTCTGATTCCAGCGGCTATGTTGCTTCTGGCGGTCTACATGGCGTTGGAGCGTCTTGCGTAAATGCTTTGTCTGACAAAATGACTGTTGAAGTCTGGAGAGATGGTCATTTATGGAAACAGGAATATTCTAGAGGAGAACCTTTGGCTAAGGTGTCAAAGGTTTGTAAACTCGATAAGCACGATAAGCAAAATGGCACTAAATCAACTTGGCATGCTGATGGCCAGATTTTCAAGCATAGCGTAAAACTTGATGAAAGCGAAATCCTTCGTCGTCTTCGTGAAACTGCATTCTTGAATCGTGGCCTTAAGATTTCATTCAATAATCTTGCAACAGGCACGAAACTCGATTTCAAGTTTGATGGAGGCATTGGCGATTATGTTCTCTATCTTGTTCAAGGCAAGAATGGCATTTATCCAGACGCTCCTATTTATGGACAGAAAACATTGGATGGGATGCAAGTAGAAGTGGCCCTGTCCTGGACGGATGAAGATGATAGTTTGATTTTTTCTTATGCCAACAACATTCATACTGTTGATGGAGGAACCCATCTATCTGGTTTCAAAACATCTTTGACCAGAACGATCAATAAGATTGGGTATTCGAGCGGAAACCTCAAAGAAAAAGATGAAAGCCTTGAAGGTAGAGACATTCAAGAGGGTCTAACAGCTATTGTTAGCATTCGCCTTCCTCAACCTCAATTCGTTGGTCAAACGAAGGCAAAACTAGGTACAGTTGAAGCAGAAGCCATTGTTAGTACGGTTACTGCTGATGTTCTTACTGACTTCCTTGAACGCAATCCAAAATCTCTTGAGAGAATCGTTGAAAGAGCGCAACTTTCCCAACGCGCAAGAAAAGCAGCAAAGGATGCCGCTTCTGCTTTGAAGAAGAAAAGTTTCCTTGGAAGTAGCGGAAGAATTCCTGGTAAACTTAGGGATTGCCGTAGTGGAGACGTAACTATCAATGAACTCTTCATTGTAGAAGGCGACTCTGCTGCTGGTTCTGCCAGCGGCGGAAGAGATAGCGAAGTACAAGCGATCTTGTCCAATAAAGGCAAGATTATCAACGCTGAAAAGTGTACAATCAATGACCTGTTCAAGAATGATGAAATTATCAATTTGATGCTTTGCATCGGTACTGGCGTAAGAGACCAGTTTGATCTTAGCAAGTTGAAGTACGGCAAAATCATCATCATGTCGGACGCCGATGATGACGGCTACCATATCCGTACATTGTTGCTTACGTTCTTCTACCGCTTTATGCGTCCGCTTGTTGAGCATGGTCATGTTTATGTTGCTCAGGCCCCGCTTTATATGATTGATAGGAAGAATGATCCGGTTTACTGCTGGACAGATAAAGAACTTCAAGAAAGTCTTTCTACCATTGGCGCTAAGCATGACGTTAAGCGTTTCAAGGGTCTTGGCGAAATGGATGCCGAGCAGCTTGCGGAAACAACAATGAGGAAGGGGAAGAGAAGGCTTTTGCAGGTTACTATGGAAGACGCCGCAGAAGCCGAACGACTTTTGACCGTACTCATGGGGAAAAATGTCGCTCTTCGCAGGCAACACATCACTGAGAATGTAAATAATTCCGCCGTTAACGTTGAGGTATAATAAGATGGCAAAGAGAAAGCCCCACAACCCCGAACTAGACCTTCCTGATACCATTGAGCAGATGGAATTCAGCAAAGTCATTGATGGAGCGTTTACAAAATACGCTTATAAGGTCATTGAAGACCGAGCGATTCCTGATGCTCGCGACGGAATGAAACCGTCTCAGCGCAGGATTTTGTACGCTATGGACCAACTTGGATTGGCTCCAACAAAGAAGCATATGAAGTGCGCCAAGATCGTCGGCGAGACGATGGGTAACTACCACCCGCATGGAAACTTGGCCCTTTATGGAACGCTTGTGGGCATGGCTCAGCCTTGGGGGATTAGGACTCCCCTCGTTGACCCTCAAGGAAACTTCGGCTCTGTGGATGGCGATAATGCCGCTGCTGAACGTTATACCGAGGCTCGCCTTTCTTATGCTGGTGCGGCTCTTTTGGAAGACCTTTCTCCAAGAGTCGTTAGGTTCAAGAAAAACTACGACGAGTCAAGGGAAGAGCCTTCCGTACTGCCGGCTAAACTTCCAAACCTCCTTTTGAACGGCTGTTCGGGTATTGCTGTAGGCTATGCAACCAATATCCCTCCGCACAACCTGAGAGAACTTGCAAGGGTCTTTGAGGCCTTTATCAAGAATCCCAATATTACTCCGCAGGAAATCATCAAGATCATGCCCGGTCCTGACTTCCCAACAGGCGGCGCTCTTCTTGGGCAAGAAGGGGTTCTCGAATACTATCAGACTGGCAAAGGTTCTATCAAACTTGAAGGCATCTATACCATTGAGCCTGATAGCAAAGGAAATGACCAGATCATCATTACTGAGTTCCCCGAGGGAGGCGCTCCCGAGAAGTTTAGGGAAGAGGTTAAAGACCTGATTGATAAGGGCAAGATTGGCGGCATCTCTGATATCGCTAACTACTCTTCCAACAAGATTGGAACAAGAGTAATCGTTGAAATCGGTCGCAACGGAAATGTAAAGACTATTCTCAACCAGATCCTGTCTCATACTTGTTTGAGAGTGTCTTTCTCTGTCAACTCAACAGTCCTTATCAATGGAAAGCTTTACGACAAGGCTCCTATTACCGTTCTGGTAAAAGCCTTCATTGACCATCGTACAGAGGTTCTTACCAACAAGTTCAACGCCGAACTCGCTGATAGTCTTGAAAGAATCGAAATCCTTGAAGGGCTTCTTAGCGTTGCTTCTCATATTGATGAGGCAATCAAGATTGTTCGCGCAAGCGAAAATCCAGAGGCGGCTGCAAAGGCTTTGATTGAAAGAAAGCTGGTAACAACCGAGCGTCAAGCAAAGGCTGTTCTTGCTATTACTCTTGCAAAGTTGACCAAACTTGAGCATAATGCCCTGCTGGAAGAGAAGAAGAAGAAAGAAGAAAGAGTTGCTTGGCTCAATAAGACTCTTGCTAATGTTAATGATATTCTTTCTCTCATTATCCAAGAGCAGAAAGAGATTGCTGAAAAACTCGGAGATGACCGTAGAACAAAGATTTCTGGTTCCGCGGAGAACATCATTGAGGCAGACCTTATTCCTGTTGAAGATGTAGTTGTATGTATCACTACCGACGATTGCATTAAGCGCGTTCCTCTAAAGGAATATCGCAAGCAAAATCGTGGCGGCGTTGGAGTAAGCTCTGGTTCTTCTAGTGAAGACTTCTGTATGCAGTCTATGTTTGCTGCATCTACTCACGATGACCTTTTGTGTTTCACAGATGGCGGTAGAGCCTTCTCTATCAAGGTCTTTGAGCTTCCTGAAACCGGAAGAACGGCCAAGGGTCGTCCTATTATCAACTTCATCAATCTAAAGAATGGCGAAAGGATCTGCGCTTATCTCCCAATCAAGGGACTTGGAAAGAGCCATACGTTCCTTAACTTCATTAGCGAGAATGGTCTTATCAAGAGGGCAGCGCTTCGCCAGTATGCAAATATCAACAAGGGAGGCGTTGTTGCTGTCAAGGTAAAGAATGGAGACAGAATCGTAACCGTTCTTCCTTCTAAGGGAATTGATGACCTTCTTCTTGTAACGCATCTTGGAATGTCAATCAGGTTCAGCGAACTTGAAGTTCGTATCGGCGGGCGTCAGTCGTCTGGCGTAACTGGTATCAAGATTGGCAACAATGATAAGGTTGTTGGCGGCATCGTTGTTCCGATGAAGTTTGACAAGGATGGAGACACTATAACTTCGGAGAACGGTCTTACCATGATGACCTTTAGTACAAGGGGTTTCGGTAAGAGAACCAATGTTGACGAATATCTTGTCTCTCCTGTTGATGGCGGGAAACTCCGTCAGCAATCTCGCGGAGGCAAGGGTCGCATTGATATGAACATTGAAAAGAAAACAGGCAACTGTAGCGGCGTAATCCCTGTCAGGAATGGCAAGGATATTGTAATCATCACCAAGCAAGGTCAAATGGTAAGAATCCCTGGCGACTCAATCAAGACAACTTATAGAGGCACTAGCGGAGTAAGGATTGTAAAACTTGGAGATAATGACGAGGCTATCGCAGCTTCCCCGGTTGCTCAGGAAGTTGAAGAATAAGTTTTGATAGCGAAAGGCGCGGTATGTATGAGTTCCGTTAATAGTATTGAAAGAATCCATAAAGTGATTGATGCTTGCACTACAGCGGCTAGGCACTTTCTTTTCATCAACAATGAGGAACAAATTCCATTGAACTTTAGGTTTCTAATGCCTGATGGAACAATGGAGCATGTTTCTGAACAATCTCTTCTTGGACTTTCTAAAGGGTCAATAGAGGCTCTTATCGGAAGTATCGCAGAAAGACTCAAACCTATTGCTCTTTTCCAGATTTGCGAAGCAAAAAACCCGGATGACATTGACATATTTTGTGTTTCTGCATCCTACAACGTTGACGGTTCGCCTGCATATACTTCTCTTGTTATTCCAATTACAAAAAATGCCGATGGAACTAGAACATTGAAAGACGGAATGGGCGAAAGAATAAGTAATTTCGGTTTAGCTGGACGACCTGCTTTCCATTTTGCGTCGAAGACTTTTACCTCAATCAATAGTGGAGAAAATAAATGAAGTACAAGGGATATATTGTTTTGGGCGTTGTTTTGTTTGTTACTGTTTTCTTGGGAGGTTGCCCTCTCATTACCTATGGCAATAGAGAGGCTGATCTGAGAACGCAAGTTGAAGCCTCTCAGCAGGCGAACCAGGTTGTTTATGACCGTGTTTGGAAAACGCTTCAACAGCAGGCTGGCGTTACTGATAGGTATCAGGAAAGTTTCCGCGCCATCTATAAGGATATCATGGACGCAAGGAATCCTGATGGACAGGCTAAACTTTTGAAGTTCGTTCAAGAGTCTAACCCCAACTTCGATTCTAACCTCTTTAAAACCCTTATGACGAGCATTGAGGCTAACCGTAGGGACTTTGAACGAGAGCAGAAAACTCTTATTGATATCCATAGGGAGCATACTGTTATGTTCAGGCAGTTCCCGAGTAGCGTCTATCTTTCTGTTCTTGGGCGCAAGCAAATCTCTATCCAACTTGTAACATCAACCCGTACTGATGAAGCGTTCAAGAGTGGTAAGGATGATGATGTTGATTTGTTCAAGCAGAACAAGTAACTTAGAATATTGAAAGGCTGGAACTTGTTATGATTATTTTCACTGCAATGTTAATCCCTCTCATAACAGCAGCCGTTCTGTGGTTCAAGTTTAAGCATCATACAAAGTGGTGGGAGTTCCTAATCCCATTTGGCGCTTCATTTATCTTTGCCCTTCTTATGCATCTTCTTACCTCTTTCTTTCAGGTAAATAGAGATGAATATTGGACAGGCTGGATAACTAAGGCTAGCTATTTTGAAGCATGGAACGAAAAGGTTTATTATACCGAAAGAGTTCCAGACGGAACAACTCGTTATAGAGGAGCTGATGGTAAATGGCACTCTAAAACTAAATACAAGACTGTACGCAAGTCTCGCATTGATGAACATCCTCCTCAGTGGGCTGCTTATGGTAGCAACGGAGAGACCTATTCAATAAGCCAGTCTGAATACAAGTCTTTTGTCAACAGATGGGGCAATGAATCGTTTGAGGAATTGAATAGGCATTTCTATAGTAGAGACGGAGACAGATATAACGTTTTATACAATAAAGTAGAAAACGATATGGAGGTTATTAGTTCTGTCCATACTTATGAAAATAAAGTTGCCGCCTCAAGGTCTGTATTCAAGTTGCGGCCAGTATCTAAAGAGGAAGTAAAGACTTTTGGACTTTACGATTATCCCTCTATGTCTGGAAGCTGGAACTTGCCATCCATATTAGGGTCGGATGTTCCTGGATTTTCTCAAGCGGAACGACAACTTAGTATCTTGAATGCAAAACTAGGGGCTTCGAAAGAAGTCAGGATATGGTTGCTTGTATTCAAAGAGAAACCATTAGATGCGGCTTATGCGCAGCAGAACTATTGGATCAATGGCAACATGAACGAGTTTGTTATCTGCGTTGGAGTTGATCAAAATAATAAAGTTCAATGGGGTCATGCTTTTTCTTGGACAGACAACAGTAGCCTGATCGTTGAGGCACGAAATGCTGTCGATGCTCAGGTAGATAAAAGAGTTGAACTTGACCAAATTATTGACTGGGCAGAACAGAACATTCCTCAAAAGTGGACTAGAAAGGATTTTGAGAAAGATTTTGACTATCTCTCGGTCGAACCTCCGCTTTGGGCCATAATTCTGACATTTGTGCTAACTCTAGGACTAAACTTTGGCATCTCTTTTTGGATAGTAGGCAACGAGTTTATGGAAGACAAAAGAGCCATCGCATGACGCTTAAGCAGATAGCCGACACCTATGGGCTTCCTGCTAGGATTAGAATTCCTTTAGAGAAGCATATTGTCAACCAGTTTGGCAAATCTGTTAGACTAATAGAGTTTCTTCATCGGACAATCACAAAAAAGCTTGAAAATGGGCATTACCTCCAATATGATGAATCTCAACCGTGGCATGGCGAGTTTCAGTGCTGCTACGTTGAAAGCGTTTCGGACAAAGTTCAAAAGAATTGGGAATATGCTGGTAAGCCTACTCCCGAACAACTTCCAGAAAAAGGAAAAGAAAATGGGTGGGACAAATCAAAAAACGTTGACCCCGGCAGTTCCTCAAACAGCTAATGTTGGTTCTGCAATTATTTCTTCTCTTCGCATTCACGAAAACAACGGAGAAGTCCATCTGCATGATGATGCAAACAGTCGTAAATTTGCATGTCCTGTGGCTGAGTTTTATTCTGGTTGGAAAAATGGTAAATCGTCAAATTTTGCCAATCCTCTTGTTCTTGTTGGACATGATGGAAACGGGAACCCCTTGTCTGCTCGTTTCGAAAAGGTAATTTCAAACGGTAAGCTGGATGTTTCCATTTCGTTTGACAAGGTTGAATCTGGTGACACGATTAACCAGATTGATGATTTTGTAAATGGTCGGTAAGTAAATACAATTCTTTCAGGAGATTTAGAAAATGACCGCTGTAGCAACCGAGAACAAGAAGTCCAAAGTATCAGCCAAAGACCGCATTAACGCTTTCATGGAAAGGCATATATGCGATTTTGTTGGCACGAATAGTAAGCCCTATGAATTAACTAGCGTCAAGAGTTTGCAGAGGCCTTCGGAAGAAACTCTCTTAAATGTTATTCCAACATTTGAAGAGTACACCAAGACCAGAAAGAGTCCCGTAACTATTAATGGTCTTGATGTTGTTTTGCTTGAAACATTCAATTTGGAAAAGACTAACAATAACTATATTCCTGGCATTTCAACAAAGGGATTCTCTGCTATTGCGGTTGAAAGGAAAACAGGATTTGCTTGGGGAGTTATTACTTCTTTTCACAGTCACTCTCTAACTTCTGATGGAATTTCTTATGCAAGAAATTTCTCGGGGAAATTCTCGGGGAAAAATGTAGAGAACGATACTAGCTATTTCTATAGCGATGACTGCGTTGATGACACTATTGCTCCAGCTTTGCTCTTTATTGGAGATACTGTCATTGCCAATGCTGATGAAAATGCTTCTGACAATCAAATCCTTGATTACGATTTATGCCAGAATCTCGCCTGCCTCAGCTTTGATTGCCTTGCGAACCTGATCCGTGGAAAAGTTGTTAATGATTGGCCTTCAAAGACTATGAAGGTTATTTCTGGCGCTAAACTTTCTATTGTTGATTTTACTCCGCAGGAAACAAAACCAGCCTCGGCAGCTATTCGCGAGAATTATAGTTCTGTAAATCGTAAGGCTAATTTCAACTTCTATGCTTGGGCGGCAAAGCAGAAGACCCCTGGTTATGGTTTCTCTCTTATTATGACTAATAAGCTTGAATGGCACAAGCCTTCTACTGTTGTTATTCGTAATGGCAACGTCACTTACCTTATGGGACAGGATGAAGATACTTATTTTGGTTGCCAACTCGCAGATAATCCCAATTCCATTGAAGAAGCCTATCTCTCTCTTATTCCGGCAGAAGCAAGAGGGGTTAAGGGTGTACTCCGTCAAGGTGAATGGTTTGCAATTCCTGTTGCAAATCAAAAGAGCGTTCCTGATCGTTTCGATAAGAACGTTATTCTTTGCGATTGCGATTGTGATAGCCTTGGCCTTTGTTTTGGTTTAGAAGATAAGGACTCTAACCATCATCATCTTAGCGGCGAAATTATCGTTTTGAAAGATGGCAGGTACTTTGTTCGCAACTTTGAGATTGAGCATAGCGAACATGCTACTCTTAGCGGAGAACACAACGTGTGGTATACTTTCGCCCGTAATACGGCTGTAGCTTCTTTCTCTGCTGAAAGAGTAGACTAAATTCAACGCCGGCTTGCCGAAAGACAAGCCGGTAGTTTTATGTCATACTTATCTGATGATATTCCGTTTGAAGAGTTAGAACAAACTCTTCCCATTGTTGATAATATCTTAGAACAATCATTTGATGGAAGACCTGCTGAAGATCTTACCAGCAAAGAGAGAATCAAGCTCAATTTGCTGTTTAGAATAGCAGCTAGTATTCATCTTGCTAAAAGAGGCTATACTTGTCCTCCTGATGAAATTGAATACTGCTTTGGGAGATAGTTCCTAATGTCAAGAGTTGTACAAGAATTCTATTGCGCGAAGTCTGGCGGCGGATGCGGCGGATTTTTCCTCGCAAAACTCAATATGTCGCTCAGCGGCATTCACAAAATAATCTGCCCCAACTGCGGACATGATCATCAACGTCGAATTAAAGACGGAGTGATTGTTGAAGACAAACGATATGAGAATAAGCCTGTAGATGAAATCTACCCAACTAAATCCAGCTTCCGAATGGAGCCATATACTCTTCAAACAAAACAGAGAGTAGGAACTGATAAAGAAAGAGATTGTGTTGTATTAGATAAGAAAACCGCTCCTAAAGACATTAGCCATTGGATTGAATGGCATGGAGACAAGATATGAACGAGGTTCTTAATAAAATCAAGTTCTCCCCATTTTCCCAGGCTCGCGCTCTGTTCGAAGTAGAAACATCTCTTCAAACTCCTGATGATAAAGGTTTTGCGCACATCGAAAACGATCCTGATTTCGGCGTATTCAGAATACTTGATCAAAGAGAAGGAGACAAACGGCTCGTTTGGAACCGTTTGAGCATGGGCGATATCGCTGAAGCAGGTAGGATGTTTGATAAGTTCCTCAAAGAGGGGCTGGCGGCTTATAGAGTTGGAGGCGACGGCAAGACTGGTGCAAGGATGGAATCCTTTGACCCAACAGCCGAAGAAGTCATTTTCATGCCCATCAAACTCATAGCTGGCGGATAACTCATGAGCGCTGTTATTGAAAAAGGCGTTGCAGAAAGAGAACTGGATGTTGCTGTAGATGATGCTATCTACTGCATGCAACATAAGTATGAACTCCCTTACACAACCGTAGACCCTTACGGGAATACAACAGTTAGCGTTGTTGATAAGGTTGAGACATACTTCCAGCCTACGCCAGATGGCGATGCAATGCGGGCTAAACTTTCTCTCAAGGTATTCAAGAACCAAACCGTCAAGGTTTCTCCTGTTCTTGCAACCGGAGAAGAAGTTCATCCTCACCAAAGAGGATTTGTTGATGCGACAATGAATGCTCTTGAGCATTTAGAAAAAGAAATGCCTGATGACAGAAACCTCAAACAAATATATAGGTCTCTTATGAGATACAGCACAACAGGTACATCCGCAATTTCAACGCTCAGTTACTCTGCCTATGATGATGAAACTGACATTACAGATACTTCATCATACTATAATAAGTATGCTTACTTGTATCGAAACTCCGTAAACGCTACAGAAGCATACCTTACCCCTTATTACAAGACTCTTTCTACAACGTCAACAACATATACTGCTTGGGATACAACTACAGACTCTTCTTATAATCATCATGTTAAGTATTGGCTTGGCAGGGAGAGGTCTCATCCGATTGTTGATGCGGTTGAGAGAATCAAAGAAATCATCCGTAATCGTCAGGCTCCAGCCGTCATTATTCGCGACAACGTTATTCGCAGAACTACTGATGTTCGTGAAATTCGCGCAAGACAAACTCTTCGCCGATTGATCGGGGAAGATGCGTATCAAAAGTTCATTTGTAGAGGCTTCGTTACTTATAAGGGCGAAAATAGAACCTATCAAATCTTCCCTGGACATAAGAAAGTCGTTGTTTGGTCTCAGGGTAAGAAAATAGAAGAACTCTGCATCATCCTTTCTGGAGACTTCCCGCCTACGGATACTCTTCTTATGCGTCTCTTATTTATTCAGGAGAGCGAAGAAAGATTCCGCGCAACTTCCAACGTCTTCCCTGCTTATGCTCCTTCTCATGGAAGGGCTATTGAGGTTGAGACTCCGAAGATTATTACTCTGCCAGAAATCTTTGCTGGCTTGAAAGTTGAGCAAGACCGTTCGCAGCGTAGACTGGTGGCATAATGTTTCAATGGCTTACAAACCTGTTCAAAAGAAAGTCTCCATCTTATAAGGTTTGGGCTTATAGATTCGATTGCGTTAGTAAATGGAGTAAGGTTGTTTCTGTTGACAAACCCTCTCCTGATTTTACAGGAAAGGTTGTTGGACCATTTAGGTCAGAGGTTGATTGCGAAGAATTTTGCTCAGAACAAAACGCAACAATGTATTGGATTTCAAATGAGCAATCCAGAAAAGTCAAACGATAGAGAATCTTGTCCTTGTGCGTTTGGAAATCCTTGTTCTCCAAATTGTTCTTGCGCTCATAGATTTATGTCTGGCGGATGTCGGCGCTGCTGTCGTTATGGTTCCAAAGAACAGCAAAAGGGAATGGCTAAAGCACTCATTGATAAAGAAGTATTGTTCAATAAGGCTATAGATGCTCTAACGGCTATTTCTCAACTCGGAGGCAACCTTTCTGATGGAAAGTTCATAAGCAGAAGCGGGACAAATGATGCAGTTTATAGAGGGCAGATGTATGTTAGCGCAAGAGCTATCGCTAATGAGTTCTTGAGCTACAAAAAAGACGCTGAAAACGGCAAATATAAGATCAAGGCTCCAAAGGATTGTGTTATTGATGACAAGGGAGATGTTATCAAAGGAACATGGACCCGCGAAAATGGCGGTCATGGAGACTTTTGGTGGAGATTTGATGGCGAAGCCTTTGAGGATGACTAATGAAAGAATATCCGTCTATTGAAGGGCCTCTTGGTGACTTTGGAAAGCCTTGTATTGCTTTTTATAAGTATGATGGTAGCAACCTGCGATTTGAATGGACCCCTAAGAATGGTTGGACTAAGTTTGGAACCAGAACGAGACTATTTGATAAGACCGATCCTGTTTTTGGTTGCGCAATAGATATCTTCATGGCGACACAATCTGAAGGCATTGAGCGAGTTATTAGAAACACAAAAGAGTTTCGTAATAACGAACGAGTAACAGCTTATTGCGAGTTCTTTGGCCCCAAATCGTTTGCTGGCATCCATGATTTAGAGCCAGACAACGATCCCAAGGAACTTGTTTTATTTGACATAAACTTCCACAAGAAGGGCATTCTTGGGCCGAGGGATTTTGTGAAACACTTTGGTCATCTCAAGTCTGCTCAGGTTGTTTATGATGGCAACTTTAATCAAGAGCTGATTAACGCTGTACGCAATAGGACTCTTCCTGTTTGGGAAGGAGTTGTTGCCAAGGGCGGCTCTGGACATGATTTATGGATGCGCAAAATCAAGTCCAACGACTATCTTGATAAATTGAAAGCCGTCTTTGCTGGCGAATGGGAAAAGTACGTCTAAACGAACTTCTTCCAGAAGTCTTTCTTGAAATAGTGGAACATGGCGTACTCAACCTTGTAGTTGCTCCACTTGGTTGCCTTGACAACCTCGCGACTAAACTTTTCTGAGCCTACCGCTTTGAAGATCGCCTCTGCTTCTTCTCTTGAATCGCAGACAATAGCGAAGGCTCCCTCAGTCATTCCATATTCCCCTTCCAGATCCAGTAAGGGTCGAATATGCTCTCCAACATTAAGTATGACCTTGTTCTTAACTCCGAATAGACCTCGTTCGGTAGTTGAGGCATACATAAAAACTGGTCCATCCTTTACAACAGAATGAAGAAGAGGATACTTGTGAGTATCGCTTTTCTTATCTTTTACAAGAGACTTGTACTTTGTATGATAATAGGTGCAATAAAGAACATTGAGCCTATTCCTTCCGGTTGAATCAATAAGGTCTAAAACGCCAAAAATGTTTGCACTTGGAAGAAATGGCAATCCAGATATGTCTAAGACCGCTACATTGCCCTCCTCGTCGTTTATAGCTGTAGATTTTTGATACTTTGCCTTTTTGAGAATATAGTAGTCAAAACGAGTATTTGCCCCAAAGATTTGCTTAGCGGCCTTTTTTGAATGCATCTTTAGAATCTGTATGTCATAAGCAATGAGAATCGAATATAATTTTGACCAAGGTTTTCTCCATATGGAGGGATGGATATTGGCTATATATCCATCATCCTTACAAAGCACGATAGCCTTTTCAACGAATAAAGGCCACAATAGTTTATTGCGGCCTATCCCATCCTTACTGCTTTGCTGGTAAGGAGGATTCATTAAAATAACATCGAACTGCTTTGAACTCATGTTGATACATGAGTTTCGTCAATTCTGCTTAGAAGACACAAGACATTTTTCTGTCTTGTAGAAGTTTCTTTTCAACGGCAGCGTTCGCTATAACTTGTTCTTTGTTGAACTCTCGCCGGAAATTCTCAACAGAGTCATATCCCCAAAGTCTCATTTTCTTGGCTTTAGACATCCATGCGCCAACAAAATAGAAGAAATCATCATCAACCCAGGGCGGAACCCAACAGCCAGAACGAGCAATAAAGATTTTGCTTACGGTTCTTGCATAAGTTTCGCTAATGCCGTAAACAACATCAACCTTAACTCCAAGTTTTTCCATCTCTGTCATTGCTTCGTTGGACGGATAATCGCTATCTTCGTCTTTTCGCCAAAGAGGATAAACAACCGTTACTTTGTTAACTCTACCCTCTTTTGCAAGATGGAAGATCCAGTTTCCGCAATCGAGCTTTGCTTTCTGGTGGTAGAATATGTCGTGGTGAGCGTCGATGTTGACGATTTCCAGGTTTTCAGAATCCTTGAGCAAGTGATAAGCTGATGCATGAGATTCTGCAATAGAAACCTCAACATTCTTTTTGAACTTCCAGCCAAGGATTTCAAGGTCAGATGGCAAATCAACTGGTGAACCAACGACCCCAACCTCCTTGAAAGGATCGATACCCGAGTTGATGAGGTTCATTGCTCTGATTGCCCATATTTCGTTCAAAAACATGGGACTGGATTCGCTATGAGACCAGTCATATGAATCCTTCTCCTTGACGAAGAAATCGAAATCTACGCTCAGAACGACGGAGTTTCGGGGCTTTGCCATGCACGTTCGGTTTTTAGCGAAAAGTTTAGTCGTGATTAGTTTCAAACACAAAAACCTTGCCTTATTTTTGTTAGCTGACTAAACTTTCTACGGTAAAGTCTATTAAGCAAACCACATAGGAGCGTATATGAACCAGTCAGGTATAGCAAAGAAGGCGTGGAAAACTCGTAAGGAAAATGAAGTGAAAGAAAAGAGATCAAATGCTGCTAAGAAAGCGCATGTGACTCGCAATAGGAAATCTGCCGCTAAGAAAGCCTGGAAGACTCGCAGGGAGAATGATTAAGATGCCACTTACGCAAGACCAAATTGAGGCAAGAAAGCCTAATGCTTTTCCAAAGACTTTCTTTAGCTTAGATTCTACATCAAAAGTTAAATCTATCACTCTTCCAGATGAATTTGAAGAGTTAATCTTTATTCCTCGTGATGTTCAAAAAAACCCTCTTGAGTTTTTTTGCAACAGACATAATAATAAGAAACGAATCTCTGGAGCTATTTTAACAACAGGTGCAGGCAAGAGTAAATTGGCAAGTTTTAGCGCCTGTGAAATTCTTCGACAAAACAGCAAAATGAGGTTCATAATCGCTGTTCCTCAAGAAGTTATTGGAGAAAGTTGGAGGCATGGAAGTGATGAAGAGATTTCCAATTTCTTACTTGGAAAAGAAAACTGGAAACTATTTGAAGGCTTGTCTGAAGAAGATATGAAGAAGTGGAAAACTCTTAGACTTTTTGATTCCAATGATGTTGTTTCCTGGAGCATTAATACAGACTTATGCCGTGGGGCAGGTAAAGCTTGTCAAACAGAGAACAGTAAGGTTATGGAGCTTATTAATTTCCTGAGACAACCTCCATCAAAATCTGTTTGTTCCAGAATAGCTCTTGTTTCTCACTCAACACTTGCTAGAGCATATAAAAAGATTGAAAAAGAAAAACGTTTGCATCTTTTTTGTAATACCATTACTTGTATTGACGAGTTTCATCATCTTTATGTTGACAATAACAAGGATGAATGCAATTCTCTTGGTGAACTTGTTTATTGCCTCGCCGAGAAAGGCGACAATTTAAACGCCTTTGTTTGGTGTCTTACTGGCACTTTCTTTAGAGGCGACCGTAGAAGAATTTTTGGCAACGAGTTTAATGATCTAGTCAACGATGCTTTCTACGAGCTTCCATTTGATGAATACTTTAAGACAATGAAGTTTCTCAATAAACTTCTATACAGATTTGGAGTGTTCAATATTGAAAATGGATACTCTGACGCTATTGCCAGTACCATTGCTAGCGATGGAATTAATAAAACTCTAATCTTTATCCCATCCAGAACAAAAGGTGAGTCGTCCTTATTCCCTGTTTGCAAGAAAAAGGATGAGATCAAAGGAGTTCTAAAAGGAATCGTTAAGGGGGCAGGATGGAACGGAGAAGTGGAGACAGCTCCATACATTACCAGCGATGGAACAACTAACAAAGCGATTTTCAAACTGAGAGTTGAAGAGAACAAGTGGATTACGGTTGTTGATGCTGTTGATGATGAAGATCATATTCGTAAGGGAGTAAAAGCGTTCCTAAGAAAAGTAAATAGCGGGAAAGATAATGTTGACATTATCATTGCTCTTGGTATGTGCAAAGAAGGATTCGACTGGATTGCTTGCGACAGAATCATTCAGGTTGGTATTATTAAAAGTCTTGGAGTCATTGTTCAAGTCAACGGAAGAATGATTAGAGATTTTGCTGGCAAGAATGTTGCGCAAATGACATGGCTCTTCCCGTCTTCTTCAAAAATTGATAAAGACTCTATTGCTGAAGACCTGAATGAAGCGCTAATGACTATTAATCTTGCTCTTATGATGTGCGTTGACATCATGCAGCCAATCAAGATTTCTGTTCCTAAAAAAGATAACCCTAATGAACAGGAAGAAATTTCTGGCGGAGACCTTCTTAGCGAACTATTTGTAGAAATGGATGATCGTACAACCTTCTTGACTATGGTATCAGCCAAGATTGCTGCTATTGGTGGCAATATATCATTTGAAGATAGAGTCTTGATTGTTTCTGATTTGCTTCTTGAGTTTGGAGTTGATGAGGATGATGTTACTTTTTACAAAGAAGCGGTAGCAACTTACACACTAAAACGAGCCGCAGCAATCCTGTCAAATAAGGATTTCCGTCTTTCATTGGATTTTGATTCTCCAATCATTCGTGAAATGTGTAAAGAATTCAATATTGTCAACCCAGAAGATATTTCTCCAGAAGGATTGATTGCTTTTTTTGCTGCTGATGCGATTGGTGTTTCTTCATTTGAGACTTACAGGAAGGCTGTCACTCGTATTTCTATGAGTTATAGCGAAGAGGCATTCAATGAATTCCAGATAAGTATGGATAAGTTCAGAAAAGATAACAATAGGATGCCAGATCTTGAATCTGAAAACGAGAGCGAAAGAGAACTCGCAGAAGAGCGCAATAGGTGGATAAATAATCGCATCTTAATAAATTGTGCGCGTAGTATGGAGAGGGAATAGTGTTCAAGAGTTATCATATAAAAGCTATCAAGTATCTTGAAAGCCTAGATGGACACTATTGGCCGCAACCACGAGATTTAGATGCGCAATGGCAAGAGAATGCTGACAAGTTGAAAACCTTTGTAAATAAATACAATAGGTTGCCAAGTTTTCGTACCAAAGATTCGGAAGAAAAGAAGATTGGCAGTTGGGCAAGTCATCAAAGACGAAATTACAAAGGTAGTGGTAACAGAACTCTTACTAGAGAGCAGATTGCTTTTTTAGAAAGTATTCCTGGTTGGTACTGGGAAAAAGATTTAGATGGATTGTGGCAAGAGTATGCAAATAATCTAAAAGCCTTTGTTGATAAACGCAAAAGGTTGCCAAATTTCCGTTCCAAAGATTCAGAAGAAAAGAAGATTGGTAAATGGATGCATCATCAAAGACAAAATTACAAAGGTAGCGGAAAAAGAACTCTCACTCAAGAGCAGATTGCTTTCTTAGAAAGCATTCCTGGTTGGTACTGGGATGTTGATGAATTATGGCAAGAGAACGCAAACAATCTGAAAGCCTTTGTAAAGAAATACAATAGGTTGCCAATCTCTAATTCTAAAGATTCAGAGGAAAAAAAGATTGGTAACTGGATGTATCTTCAAAGACGAAATTACAAAGGTAAAGGTAGTAGAGTTCTTACTCAAGAACAGATTGCTTTTTTAGAATCTATTCCTGGTTGGAAGTGGAGCGGATAATGACCATTACCTCTAAAACTTACACCGGCTGTCCTCGCAAGCAAGCTGCTAGAGATGCTACAATCATCAATCTATACAAACAACTGCGAGGGCCATCTATCCCTTTAAATAAGCAGTATTGGAGCATGTGCGCTCATTGTGCTAATAAAGATGGTATCATAGAAGGCTCAGAACTTGACCAAATAATTAAAGCTGGTTTGATAAAGCAAGAACAGTTTCATGGAGTTGATAATTTTCGAGATAAAAATACCGGCGAGTTAAGTATCTATAATTCAAATTCTCAATATTCAGGTTGTCATTGGTATGGAGAAGATTTTCTTATTGCCATGCAGGAAGAGCAGTCTGCCGGCAAATTCAATCCAGAAATAGTCAATGCAGACCTTATCAATATGCATGAGGGAGCAGCAAGTCGAGCCGGAAAGATTTTGAATTTCCTGCATGATTCAGGTAATGTTGATACTATTTTTATCCTTAACGTTGTTCTAAAAGCCCATAATCGCCATTCTGATGTTGTAGACCTAGAAAAAAGTTTATGCAAGGATTCTATATTTAGAATTATTTGGAATAAGGGGTTGTGGAAAATACTAGGAAACGAAGTGTATACATATCATGGAACCCAACCTAATAAAAGCGTCAATAATGATGTAAAGAATCCCAAAACGATTATGGGAACAGTTGTATTTGTTCCCAACAAGTAAAAAATATGAAATCGTATCATATAAAAGCTGTCAAGTATCTTGAGAATCTTCCAGGTCATCGCTGGCCCAATCGTTCAGACAGATCTGTAGAGCATAATCAAAAGATTTTGTTGAAAATGGCTGATGAAAAAAAGCCAAGACCAAAGCATAATACGAAAATTGGCAAAGCTCTTATTCGATATACTACAGGTAATAATCGTAATAGCAATTTTGATATAAGAATCAGAGAAAAAATACCAGAGTGGTTTATCAGCCAATCTGATATTGCTAATCAAAAAAAGCAAATGTTCTTGGATATGGCTAGTAGAGGAGAGCCTCGTCCTAGTTCAAAAACAAAAATGGGGAAATTGCTTTATGCATATCTAGATAAAAACCATCATCTATATGATGAAGATTTTGAATCAGATTTATCTAAATTTCCAGAATGGATAATTAAAGTATCCGAAAGAGTAGCTAAAAACAAATCAATTCTTCTAGAAATGGCTGAATCTGGAAAACCCAAACCAAAGAGAGGTTCTTCTCTAAGAAATTTGTTAGACAATTACATGAGAGATGATGATGTATTTAGGGGAAAAATTATAGAATCCAACACTGCTTGGGCACCAAAAGCAAAGAATGAAATTGAACAGAAAAAACAATTAATTCTAAATATGGCTCGAAATAACGAACCTAAACCAAATTGCAATTCTGCACTAGGACAATTTCTTCGTAGACAAATGAAACGAGATAAAAAATTTGCAGCTCAAGTGCGCCTTATTAACCCAAATTGGGCTGCAAAAAGATCTAACATAGCACCTAGAAATAAAGCAATACTTTCAAAAATGGCCAGAAGAGGAGATCCAAGACCAAAAGCTAATACAAAGCTTGGCGGAGCGTTGCATTCATATACAACAATTGGACATAAAGCATATGATTCTTCTTTCGACAAATCTATTAGGTTTGATAGAAAAAACTGGTTTAGGATAAGAAGAAAAAACAGTGACAAATCTTTATCAAAATGCTAGTTCTAATTTGTGCTTTCGAGCCGGCTAAACTTCCCCTTAGCGCCTGTATCTTGTCTCCCGCTCTCTTAGCCGCCCAGTTTGCTGTGGCACAAATAACAGCAAAAAATCCCGGAACTTCGTAGAAGCCCTTTCACTTGGAAGCTCAACAAGAATAATAACCGGGTAAAGAGCAACAGACAACAAAGAGAAATCTTGCTGTCTGTTTTATGGAAACTATTGCAGAAAAACTCGGCCCTGTCGTTATCCCACAAGACCAAACCGGCGGTGTTCATATCAAGTGCTGGGCAAAGTCTATTGACCCAGAAACTGGTAAGCCAACTCTCAATATTGAAGAGAAGGCTATTCGCCAAGCCTCAGAAGCTGCAAGACTTCCTTGTGTCTTTCATCATGTCGCTTTGATGCCTGATGCCCATACTGGCTTCGGTGTTCCTGTTGGCTGCGTACTTCCATTGGATAACGCCGTATCCCCTAATGCGGTTGGTGTTGATATTGGTTGCGGTATGTGCGCATGGAACTCTGGTATCAAAGTCGTAGACCTTGATATCAAGAAATTGATGACAACTATTGCTGCTGATATTCCTGTTGGCGAAGGTAAGAATCGTTCCAATAGCGATTTATGGCTTGGTCACAAGAGAATCGTTAGCCATATTGCTGATGTCGAGAAAAAGGTTGAAGAAGCGAAGGAACTCTGCAAGACTCTTGATTATCCTGAATGGTCAAGAGCTAAGGTTCAAATTGGCACGTTAGGAGGCGGAAATCACTTCATTGAACTTCAGCAAGACGCTGAAGGAAATGCCTGGTTTATGCTTCACTCTGGTTCTCGCGGACTTGGAGCGCAGCTTGCCAAGAAGTTCCATCATCTTGCGGTTATGACCTGCCGTAAATATCACACTCGTCTCGAAAATGAAGAATTAGCATTTCTTCCTGCTGACTCTAATGAAGGTCAATGGTATATTGCAAGTCTTCTTGCTGCGCAAGATTATGCTCTTGCCAATCGCCTTCTTATGATGATTTGTTGTCAGGATGCTATTCGGGAACAGTATTTCAATACTAATCCTGTCAAGGAAATTATCAACATCCATCATAACTACGCTACTATTGAACATCACTATGGAAGGAACGTTTGGGTTCACCGCAAGGGTGCTACTCTTGCTCGTAAGACGACTACTGGTATCATTCCAGGTTCGATGTGCAGCAAGAGCTACATCGTAAAGGGAATGGAACATTCTGATAGTTTCTCTTCCTGCTCGCATGGAGCCGGTCGCCCCTATAGCCGTACTGAGGCTAAGAAGCGTATTGCGGAAGGTATCGACCCTCCGCAGCACCAGCAGCTCAATGGCGTTGAACTCTTTGGAGTCAAAGAGGCTCATGATGAACTGGGTTCAGCATACAAGAACATTGATATTGTAATGAGCAACCAGAAGGATTTAGTTAGCATTCAAACCGAATTGCTTCCTGTTGCCGTACTAAAAGGATAGTCAAATGCAGGCTGGCGATAAAGTATGGGTATGGCATTTCGGAACCTTGAAAGAGATTGAAATTACCGGAGTAACAGTTATTCAGAATGCTGAAGCTGTTTTATACCCCGGTTTCGCTACATCCCACTTCTTTTTAACCAGAAACGAAGCTGTGGAAAATAGGCTTGCTACAATGTGTTCGTTAGCTATCGAATTGGCAGAGAAGCCATATTCTAGAGAGCGAATCGAACATCTTAAAGAGATTGCTCAAAGCACAGTTTTGGCAGTCGAAAAAACTAGGGACCAATCTAATGTTTTATCTACCAAAATGGCCGGAACTCCGAGTTGAAGGCAAGCCTGTAACCAAAGAACAGGCAATGGAAATCATTATCCGCACCGATTACTCTGTAATCAATCCTTCATCGAATGATGGGGTATGGTGCGAAATTGTAGCCCAAATTATCGGCGTTCCTATTCAAGAAAAGGACGAAGGCTTTAATCTCTTCTATCAAAGAAGAGACAAGTTTGCTGAATCTATTGGCTGGATTAGCGAAATCGAATATCTCCGTCCTAGTAGAATCACCGACTCTTATATTGGCGGTTCTCATGGGTGGATTGATTGGGATGGTTTTGTAGGAACCTCTGGTCATAACATTGGCAAGTGGCCCAAGGATGAAGAAGTTCTTAATGACTGGAAGATTCTTCTTCAAAACTTCCCGTTCTTATCTCTTCGCGCTCAACTTTTTGATAGGGAGCAATGCGAAGAGGGTGGAACTCCTATTGTTGAGTACATTATTGGCGATGGTAATGTTGAAATGAAATCGCCAGGCGAAAAAATCGCTCCATGCGTAACCAGAAGCCTTGACGATGACGTTTCTAGGCATTTCACTTTTGGCGGCGAAAGATATTGCAGCGTTAAGACTCTCAAAGAGGCTATCGCTCTTGTTAGGAAATAAACATGCCACCTATTAGCCCTAAAGAAATAAGTTCTTCGGACGCTTTCCCAGAAGAGGTCTTTGAAGCTTTTAACACTCTGATTAAATCAAACCATCGAAACGGTCAATCAGTGGTTAGTCAAAGTGATGTAACCAAACTTCTTATCAAGGCAGGTTTTTCTAAAGAAAAAATCTATAACAAGAAACTTCTAGATGTTGAAATGGCATATAGAGAAGCTGGCTGGGATGTTACATATGACAAACCGGCTCCTGGCGAAAGCTTTGAACCTTATTTTGTTTTCAAGAAGAAGTCCTAAAGTGATTGCCCATTATTACGAAAAACTACTAGGCATTTATGTTCTTCGGGTTAATCCTGACCGAGAGTACCGTATAGAAAAAATCAGTAGCCATAAATGGGAATGGTCTGAATGGGTTTCTTTTTGCGGATTACCTTCAAAGAAAAACTCAGGTATTCGCAAAAGATTCAAAGACTGCCTCCTTGCTGTTGAGATGGACAATCAGTTTAAGCCAAAAACGAATGGATATCCCCCATTGAACCCATTCTCAAATTGGAATAAAAACACATGAGCGACAAACAACTTTATATCGTTATGTTCCGCACTTTGGGGATGGTTGGCGGAACCGCAAGAGGCGTTTACAAAATGCTCTGCTCTAGCCCTGGATGGGCCGAGCAACATTGTGATGGTAACGCTTCTTTTTTTGCTGCTAATATAGCAGTTTGCAATATTGTATGGAGAACCCATTACAAAACATTTGAAAATGTTTCTGCTGAAGTTGAAAGACTAAAGCTTTTCTACAAGAATGAATACGAAGTCTTCCTTATTTCAGGAGAAGAGGCTCTTAGGATTGAAAAGGGAGAAGCCGTTATAGACTCTCCCGGAACTATTTCTCCTAAGATCGTAGATATGATTCTTTCGCAGGGCGACCAGTCTCAGGTTATTAAGATAACCAAGGAAGAGTTTGATCAGATGCTTAAGGACAGAGACGATGAACAGCCCTAATAGAGAATCCTCTGAATACAAACTGGCTGCATCTGAAACAAAAAGACAGCTAGAGATTATGCAACTGTGTTTTGCTAATATGCACATTTGCATGAAGATGTGCAGAGTCTCTGGCGATATAACTCATGAACAGATAGATACCTTCAAAAGAGAAGTTGCCGACAAGATGAAGACTATCTCGGATAGACTCTTTGATAATGACAATTCTTCTACAGGAACTCAGGCTATAGTCGATCTTGGGAAAGCCTTGAGCGAGGACTTCTTGATGGATTACTTTGCGAGTAAGAAAAATGGACGACTTGAAAAAGATAGCATCTGAACTCCAGTTCTGGGCAAGACGATATGCCGATGGTCGTATGACCGTTGCTGTTGATGAAGTTAATAGGCTTACTGAATCTCTTATTCTCAAAGGTATTGAATGCCAACCTGAAACCGTTGGCGAAAGAAAAGGCAGTATTTGGGCATTCGATGGAGACCCTCAGTTGTGCGTCACTAAGGGATATATTGAAAAGTATGGATTGGATGGAAAGAAAAAGATCTGAACCTCTTAGCCCCTGGAATCAGGGGTTTTCTTTTGTCTTTTTTCCAAATAACTCCCTAACTTGTATTTTGCAAATACGAATAATGTCCTAACGGTTACTCAGGCTAAACTTTCTGCGGAAAAATGAGAAATATGAATACTGTAGAGTTCAATTCGAAGATAGAAAAATTCATGCAGTCTAGCATATGGAAAGAAGAGGGTCATCCATTCGTAATCAAACATATGCTTTCTGATAATGGTTTGCAGGCTACCTATACTCCTGTTGAGCTTTGCAAGGAAATCATCGCAAAGCTCAGGGAGTTTTGTCCTTTAGGAGATGCTCAAATTCTTGTTCTTTTCAATCTTGAATTTGTCGATACTCTTATGAGGGTTTTCAAGGTTGACCCGAAGAATATCACGTTCTTTGCTGATTCTGACTTAGAAAAAGTTGCAGCAAAAGAATGGTACGGAGTTGATTGTCCTGAACAAATCATCACTTGGAACGCTGAAAACAAGAAGGTTGTCATGCCGAATATCAAAAAGCAGTTTGACGTTGTTGTGATGAATCCTCCGTACCAATCTCCTACAGACAACAAAGGATCGGGACATACTCTTTGGGATATTTTTGTCAAAATTTCAATTGATGAACTTCTTAAGAATTCTGGATATCTTTGTGCCGTTCATCCTTCTGGATGGAGAAGGCCTACGGGAGGATTTGTTCCTCTTGGTGAAAAAATAAGAAATAAACAAGTCAATTTCTTATCCATTCATTCTATTCAGGAAGGCATTAAAACTTTTGGAGCAACCACAAGATATGATTGGTATATTTTATGTAATAAGAACAATACACAAAAAACAAAAGTAAGAGGCGAAGATGGAATTGTCAGCGATATTGATTTGAAAGAATTACCTTGTGTTCCGAATGGTAATTTTGATAGAATTATCAAACTTTTTGCAAAAGAAAATGAAGAACGAGTCAAGGTAATAAATGATCGTTCTGCATATGGAGCAGATAAAGATTGGGTATCTGAAAAAGAAACTACTAAATTCAAATACCCATGTATTTATTCTTTGCCTCAAAAGGGAATCCAGATTCGTTGGTCTTCAATTAATACCAAAGGCCATTTTGGTATTTCAAAAGTCATTTTTTCCAATGGAGCTGCTCCTCAATTATTGATTGATAAAAATGGGGAATATGGTCTTACTCAATGGGCATTTGGAATTGTTGATAAACCTGAAAACTTGCCCAAAATTAAAAAAGCAATGGAAAGTGAAGAGTTTATTTCATTGTGCAAATATATGAGATTTACTCTTGATAGGTACGATCCTAATTTTATCGCTTGTCTTCGTAAAGATTTTTGGAAAGAGTTCATTTGATTTTAGATCTATACTCCTAAGTCCAAAGCAAAAACTATGACAAAGCCAATAGAACAACGCAGAGAAGAAAGAGCCAAGCAAACGGCTGAGGTATTCACTCCTCCTCGCCTTGTTAAGCAAATGCTTGATAAACTCCCGAAGGAAGTTTGGAAGAAAGGCAAAACCTTCTGCGATCCAGCCTGCGGCAATGGCAACTTTCTCGTATCTGTTCTCTGGCGCAAGCTTGAAAGGGGACACAATCCTCTTGCAGCATTGCAAGCGGTTTATGGCGTTGACATTATGGCGGATAATATCCGCGAATGTCGATTGCGTTTATTGAAGCTTATTTCTGTTTATGATGAAATCACAGAGGATCATGTTCGAGCAGTGCTTACGAACATAAAACGAGTTAATATCGAGAAGTTCCCCGGCGGCGCGCTTGACTACGACTTTTCCTTTTCTTCAAGCGGACTCAATCAGAAAGATGTTGACCGCTGGATTAAATGGGTTGAGAATGGCAAGTTGGATGAAGTTGATCTCCCTGTTGAGGAAACGGAATGTCCAACTAAAGATGGTTGCATGATGATTGATTTTGGAGGCAAGTAACATGAATATCAAGTTGACCCATAGTTTCATGTTCCTTTGCATAGACCCTGATAATCTATTGAAGGGCTGCACAAAGTTTAATACCTTTGCTTCTCGTCTTGAAAAGCAAGCAAAGACCTACGCCTCCCAGTTCAATCCCGACCCCGAAAGCAAGGAATTCAAGAATAACGAAAACGTCTATAAAGGGGCAGGTTTTGAGATGTTTTGTGAATGGCTCATCCGGTCCTTCCCTTATGACAAACGCATTGGCATTACTGAGTTCAAGTGCGTTGATGGAGAGGAAGATACAGGTGTTGACGGATACGGAATCGGATGGAATGGGAAACCAGCGACCATGCAGGCGAAGTACCGCCAAGCCGATCACGTTCTTACCTCCAACGGAGATAACATCGACCGCATTGTGACCGCTTCGCAAAACAAGTATGGCGTTGCGGTTGACGAACACGAAAACATGCTTGTTATTACTTGCGGCAAAGAAGTTAACTGGTTTACCAATGACAAGATGATGTATGGAAAGGTCCGTACTATCAACCGTAAGAAGATTCGTAACCTGGTCGATGGACATTTGCTTTTCTGGCGCGATTTTCTCGCAACCTGGAAAGAAAGTCTCCCGAAAAAAGCCAACTAAGTTTCCCTTGAAAGGGGAATAGATATGCCAAAGAATAAGATTCCAGCAAAGCGTTTCTGGCAAGATGAAGCGTTGACTTCTTTTCAGGGTATCACGTTCAATGGAGGTCCGGGACAGCTCATTCTTCCAACAGGTACAGGAAAGACTCGCATTGCCATTAACATAATGGAAACCCATACTAAGGGAGTAGGGCGTCATGGGTTTTATGGGGTCATCGTTCCTCGCCTCTTGCTTTCAACGCAATGGATACATGAAATGGCAACCCGTTTCATGGGGAATGATAAAAAGGCAGGACTTGGTATTCCGGTTTCTTTTATCATCGTTAGTACCGGCGGTCTTACGGGAGAGATTCTTAATCCTATCCGCGCAGCCTTGTATGCCGTTATTGGCGGTGCTGCGGCTGCTGCGGTGGTTGTAACTACAAACGCGGATGAAATTCGTTCGCAAGTTTCTATGCGGCAAAGAGAGGGAAAGTCTGCAATCATAGCCGTTTCAACGTATGATTCCTCTGCTCGCCTTGCCGAAGCAACAAGGATTCTTTCAGATGAGGAATTGAAGGAACGCGAGGAGCAAGGGCGCAAGACTAACAACATTGGTCCGATTGATATTTGTTTCTACGATGAATGTCATTACCTTGTTAATGGTCGCCTTGAACAATCTACTAAGTTTGAGGCAGCGCTGGATATTAATGTAACTTCTAAGGTCTTTATGACCGCAACCCCTCGCATTACCTGCGATGATTGGGAATATGCGCCGGGCATCGAAGCAAAAGGGATGCAAAACCACGAACGTTTTGGAGAAGTTGTTTATTCAAAGACTCCCCTTGAAATGATTGAAGCAGGCGGAATTGTTGCGCCAAAAGCTTTTATTGTTGGTTCTAATGAGACTGACAATAGCGAACTAACAGAAGATAGCGGTAAAAACAAGCTCAAGGTTTGCCATGAAGCCCTCTCGCATCTTCGTAAGACTATCGCTGAAACTTCCTCGGCTCCAGAAAAAGTAGGAGCAAAGATTCTTGTTGTCTGCGATGGACAAGAGACTCTTCGCCGCATCTTTAACAATGCAAAGGTTTTTGATGCGTTCCGCGCTGCTAATCCAAAACTCAAGATTTTTGGCCTTTGCAGCGATTTTGGGTGCTACATTGATGGGGAATTTTTTACCCCTCCTGTTACAAACGCTGTTAAGGATAAGTTACTTCTTGCGCTAAGGAACTTAAAGCCAGAAGATGAAGCAATCATCTTCCATGTTGACATGATTTCGGAAGGGCTTGATGTTCCTGGCATTAATGCTATTCTTCCGTTCCGTAACTGCGGAACAATCAAGTTTTTACAAAATCTTGGAAGGGCAACTCGTCTGCATCCAGAAGATGCAATCCGCATCTTTGAGACCGGAGAAATCAAGCCGAACAAGAAGGGGAAGGACTATATCAAACCTAACTGTCTTGTTTACTTCCCTTATCTCTTTGCTGGTCGTGATGATGTTGTTCCTGAATGTCTTGATATGATTTTTGCCATGATTGAGCATTATGATTTCGACTCAAGCGAACTGGTGGAAATCAGTTTCAGCTACCCGGCGCAAATCCCTGATGGGTTTGAAACTCCTGTTAATATGCAGGCTCGGAATTCTCCTCTTGCGCAAGAAATCAAGAACTTGCATATTGAAGAAGTTGATCACAGGTATGGACTAAGTAAGTATCGCTGGTCGAGATGCTTCTTCAAGACTCTTTTGAATCAACAAAAAATAGATGTCACTCGTATTTTAGGAAAACTTCAGGTTACTCCAAATGTCGTTTTTGACAATAAGTGAAAACGAGCAGGCTAAACTTACCTTTGAGGCTTGAACAGTATGCAGAAACCCATCTCCATCGCAGAAAAGACAATCTTCTCGTCTAGATGGTTGATGGCTGTCATGTCTCTTGGCCTTTCTATTGGTCTTGCCCTCTATACCTTCAAGTTCTGCCAAGAACTCTACCATATGGCTTCTACTATCCAAAGCGCAACTTCGGAAATGACGATGCTTGCTTTGCTCGGACTTGTTGACATTGCAATGGTATCTAACCTGGTAGTCATGATTGCTATTGGAGGCTACTCAATCTTTGTACGAGAAATCAATCCGAAGGATATTGAGAATCGCCCTAGATTCATGAACCATATCACAGCTTCCGGTCTGAAAGTGAAGATGGGTTCATCCTTGATTGGTGTATCCTCTATCCATCTTCTCAAGCGATTCGTTGAAACAGCAGAACACAATGGCTCTGGAACCGATTGGAACCAGATTGGCGCTCTGCTCGCTATTCATGGCATCTTTGTTGTTTCTACAATAGCATTAGCATACATTGATAGGCCTTATCCATCCAAGGAAGAAAAACATGCGTAACTTGTTTGTTATACTCTTTTGCGGTTTGTTTTTCTTGACAGGATGCGGAGAATGCGCCTGCGGTAAAAAGAACAAGAAGCAGGAAAAAAAGGAAGAGCAAAAACAAGAAGATGGAGTTATGGAATTCCAGAATAACGGAGAGTTCCCGTCTTTGCCGCCAGGATCTTTTTAAGAGAAAACAATGTCCAACGAACTTCCTATTACTGGTCAGATTTTCTTTCGGGATACTTATAATCCAGAAGACAAAAATACTGCCGCTCCCAAAGGTAAAAAACTGATGATGTTCATTGGGATTGTTGCCGTTCCCGAAGATACTGAAATAAAGGGAGAGCATCAATACATTCTCTTTGGTAGAGAAGAAAAGCCGTTACAGATGACAGGTCTTACTGTTATCAATCAAACAGGTCAAGACCTTACGAAAGAAGTTGCAGGTTGTGGAATCGGACAAGTTCTGTCCCTTCCTATTTGGAGAGTTTAATAATGACAAGCCTCTCGTCCCAATCATCCATCGTTCCTTCTGGTCCTGTAGGTATCCCAGTTGAAAACTTCTCTGTTATGGAGACAAGATCAAAGGTCGCCAGAGGAAGTCATATTGCCATTGTTAATCAGTCATACGAATGGAGCAACCTGGACGGTTCTCCTTCCGTTCCTGAGTATCGCGAATATGTTCAGCTTCGCAAGATGTCAGCAACCATTCTCCCGATGTGTCCTCGCTCTGGTAAGTTTTTGCTCATTCGTCAGTATAGATACCCCGCTCATTATAATGCGCAAATGAACGGTAGCAACCAGATGCACGAAGATGCATGGTTGTACGAAACTATTGCCGGTGTTATTGAGCCTGGCGATAGCCCTCTTGATACCGCTGTTCGCGAGGCTCAGGAAGAGGGAAACATCATTATTGACCCTACCGATGTTCGCGAAATCCATAAGGCAATGATGACCCCCGGCGTTACTAATGAGGAAATGACCTTCTTCCTCGGTATTGTCGATCAAGTCGGTCCAGATGGTCCTAGCGGCCTTGCTAATGAAGGCGAACGTATCAAGGCTAAGTGGATGACCCAAGATGAAATCCGTCAACTGGCGGCTCAAGGTCTTATTAGGGATGCAAAGACTCTTATTTGTCTTTATGCCGCTCGGGTACTGTAATGACAAACAAACATAAAGAACCAACTTGTATTTGCGGATGCTGCTTTCCTTCTCCTCCCGGCTCTTTATGCGGAGGAATGAAAGAAGTAGAATCTAAAGATGATGGCTGGATTATAACCAAACCAATTCGCAATTGGTGGAAAAGCCGTCTTCGCCGTATTGATTGCGAATGTCTCTTGCCTCAGATTATTGATAAGGCAGATACAGTCTCAAATGCATTCAAGGCATGGGAAATCCATTGCAAGTCCTCCCCGCATTGGGAAGGACACGATGCGGAAGCAATCGAAAACTTTGGAATGTGCGCTGCTGTTGTTGGTGCATTGAAGTCAGGTAAGCCAACGATTCTTCACATGAAGATAGATCCAGAAGCGTGCTGAACTAGCCCAAGACTAAACTAAAGCCGATACAACCCAAGCCCTCGCTTGGGTTTTTTCTTTGCAAAATCTATGCGTGGAAGGTATGGCTATAGTTCAAAATTTGCCGATTAACAAACATAAAGGAGACCAGAAATGGCTGAATCTAAGAAACAAATAGAGTGGAATGAAAATCTTGAAAAAGTGAAGCAGTTTGCGAGCGCCAACAAGAAGTGGCCCTCCACAACTTCTAAGGATGAAACAGAAAAGAACCTTGGACAATGGTGGAGTAGGCAAAAGTACCTGCTTACTAATAATAAAGGCGAAGGTAAGGCAACCCTTTCTGATGAAAGAAAGGCCCTTGTAAGCGGAACTATTGAACTCTATTCTGAACTAGAAAGAGATGGAATCTGGGACAAGAAGTATGGAGTTATCGCTGATAAGATCAAGGCTGATGGAAAGTTGTGGAAGTATGCCACAGAAAATGAAGATGAACAGAAGAGCATCCGCTGGTGGAACCAACAGAAAACCTTTGCTCGCAAGTTCAAAGCAAATCCCACCGGGTCGTTCGGCGGAATGAATCAGCCTCGCTATGATAAGGTTGTCGCTTTGATGAGAGTTATGGGCGATAACATTGATGAGATAGTTGTTGATCAGGCCTCTCCTGTTCAACAGTAAAAATGTTTACCAGATTGCTTAGAATGTTGGATATATGGTTCCTTAAAAGTCTGTCTTTTGCAGATAGAAAAAGATGGATGAAGAGGTGGAGATATGGCAAAAATTACGCGCAACGAAGAAACTAATAAACAAATCACTACAATAGATGACCAACGCCGTAGACTTGGCATTGCTTCGCTTCATGGAAAAATCAAGTCCTGTATCCACCTTCTTAAGATGGCAGATGCAGTATGCGGAGAGGCGGCAGACTCCTATATTGACCCTGATAAATCAGAAGGCCACCTCTATTCCTGCCTTGAAGCTATACATACCGCTTTAGCCGAAGTGAAAGACCATGCTAATATCGGATCTGCCCTCTGCGAACAAATTGTAGGAGAGAAAATAGTACCGCCTCTTACTAACTTTGCTAATCAAATGATTAGATACAACGAAACTCCACAAAACTAGTATCCAGGACTAAACTTTCTTAATGTAACCAGTGGATATAGAAATTTTGATATTCACTACTCAGTGGAATTCATATTATGGATATTTATAGCAAAGCAATCGAATACTTCAAAGAAAATCCAAATCAAATATTAGAAGTTTGGGATGACCCTAAAAGCCATTTCTCTGGCGTTCTGTTCCAGGCAGTAACCCCCGATGGTTCTTGCCAACCTAATAACGAAGGAGATTATTGCGGAGATATCTGCGAAATACACTCCATCGAAGCGTCCGCATGGACAAGAGAACTAGAACAAGAAATCTTGGATGACTTCCGAATCCCTAAGATATACGCCAGCCACGGTTATAGACCTAAAATAACCGTTGATATGCTCGAAATCTTCGCTGAATGGCAAAGAAAAATAGATAAGGTCTTGGGTAGAAATCCAGAAAACTTTGAATATGAACAGTAATCTCTTCGGAGGATTACCTCTTGGCGAAATTTGCGCCATTACAGGGAAATCAACTTTCGATTTTAGACAAGTAAGACCAGTAGGTAAAGTTATGTCCGCTTTCAATACATCTTCGCCTCCGTCTCCGCTTGTTCGTAAGTCTGCTTTTTTTGAGGGAGTAGAACTTCCGCCAACATTCAGAATCAGAAAAGAAATGGCAGCGCCACTTAAGGTTCTCAAAGAACTTTGCGATTACCCTGTTCTTTATATGAACTACAGAGTAATTAACAACGAAGGAGCGATTGCTGTAACAATAAGCGATAAAAATCCTACAACTGATAATAAGGAAATGACGGCGAAGTATCCCGGAGATGCCATAGTTGTGGACCTATGCTTGTTCAACGATACAAGTGAAAAATACATCCATACAATAGACTACTGGGCAAATATGCTTTGCTCCGTCCTCACCTTTAGAGGACATGAAGTATTCCTGAATGGACACCTATATGTCCCTTACGAATAATAAACTATTGCCGCCATATAACCCTGACTTCGCGGATAAGTATATAAAAGCTTCTCCAGAAACATTTAGAAAAGAATATATGGGAGACTTTCTAACTAGCGGAAGACTAAAAGGCCCAGAAGTGGAATCATTTGACCGCAATGACAAGTCCGTTAAACACTCTCTCCTGGTTGAAGAAATCTTCGACAATGTTAGTATTTATCTTCATATAACAGTAGACCCCGATGGAGTTGATTCAACCAGACATTCAAGAGTAACAATTTCAAGTATCCCATTTACAGACCCAGAATGGGGAAATAGACTCCACCACATCTGTCTTGGAAGCGAGTTCCCAAAACTCATGGACGTTCAATCAAATGAAAAGAAGTCTTATGAGTTGCATAGAAAGCTTCTTATAGAACTTGCTTATATACTTACTCTTAGAGGTCATGAAGTCTTTACTTGCTTTGTTCGAAATCCTACACCTGATAACACGTTAGAATATACTCATTTCTCTGAAAAACTAAGAGAAGAAATATCAAATAAGAAAGAAAGGGAAACCATCAATGCTAGTTCTAGCAATACTTAAACTGATTTTTGGAGGACTACTGTTCCTTGGCGGTATCGCCATGTATACAACAAATGATTCAACATTCCTCAAGATAGTGGGGGCAATTTTCGGAGTATTCGGACTGGTTCTTATCCTTCCAATGTTCCTATCGTTTACCTTTTATGCAATCATTGTAGCTCTTATTGTTATTATTGCTTTGAGCGCTATCAAAATGTTTGGTAACTAATCATGTCTTCTTCTAATGGCGAAATATACCACAACTGTAGAGTTTTGTCTCCTGATGGCATAGAAATGTTTCGCTGCCATAGAAAGAAGTTTAATTGGTATATCAAAAAGGGACTCGCTGAACTCGTTGAAGGTAGAGAAGACACGATACGCCTCCTCTTCCAGCCTAACGGCCTCGGTTGGGCTGGCGAACATTACTTCCTGCAAGATAGAGATAATAAGTGCTGCTGCTGCGGAACCTCCCAAAACCTCACAAAACACCACGTTATCCCTTATTCTTATCGAAAGCATCTTCCTATTGAAATCAAAGAATCTAACTATTATGATGTACTGCCTCTTTGCGTAGAATGCCATAATAGATATGAAATTTTCGCGAGAGATAAAAAGAAAGAACTCGCAGAACGATATAATGCCCCTATCCAGGGAATCAATAATTTCACAACCTCAACAGGGCCATGCTTCGCAAAAACATTGTTGCAACATGGAAATGTTATACCTGATGGCCGCAAACAACAAATGCTCGAATATATCGAGAAAGAATTCGGGAAGAAAAACCTTACACCGAAAGACCTGAAAGAAATAGCAAGCCTAAAAGAAAAAGGTAAACAAAGATCGGATTATAAATCGCACGCTGAAATTGTGGTCTCTTCAATAGAATCCTACCAAAAATTCTTCAAAGAGTGGAGAGAACATTTTGTAACGCATATGCAGCCGAAGTGTCTTCCTAAGTGTTGGGAAATCGAAAGGGATTTACATGGACGAACAAGAAAAAATCAAAAACACTAAAATGGAAGCCTTCTTTCCAAAGATTTTTTGTGTATTGACTTGCCTCATTGGTTGCCTAGTATTGATAGCGGCTCCATTCTACGTCCCGCTGGTTAGTATCCTCAAGTTCGTTGGAACAATGGCTACCTCCGCTGTCCTCGCTCTCTTGTTCGGAATCGTTTCGGTTAGCGGGCTAAACTTTGCCGCCAAAGATGCAGAAAGGAAAGAATCTTCTCTCACCTTCTTGGCTATGCTCTACCTAACTTCGCTGAGTCTAGGTTTCGTTGCGCTGCTCAGCTTCTTGAGAATCCTCGTTTGGTCGTTCGATCATTTTTTCAATGTTCACATCAGCTGGTTCTTAGTTCCAGCGCAATAAAGGAGATGTTCATGGATAGTGAAACTTGTAGTTCAGGGTGCCCCGTTCGTAGTCCCCTCGTTCGTAGGGCGCTGCTTCTCGCAGTTGTCCTCTCGGTCATTGCCGGCGGATATTACTGGTATATCATGAATGATGCTTCCTCGGCTTCAACGCCCGCACGCCCGCAGGTGAATAAGGCCCCGAACCCGAACAGCCAGGCCCCGACCCCGACTTCAACTACCCTGCCTTGAAAGTAAGGTAATTCCTCTTGCTCAACCCTCTTCCTCGTCTTGGGGAAGAGGGTTTTCACATTAACTGTAACAGATTGCCATATATGAGCCTAGTATTGTAGAACCCCTCTCCGTCTCTGTAATCCTTGGGAAAGATGCAGGTATATATGCTCACAATAGGCGTTTCTAAATCCACTAATATTCGTAGACATAAAGACTATTATAACATTCTCTACAATGGAGAAACAAAACTACACCACTATGGCGCTCTTAGAAGTTTGTTCGAAATGCCTGAACGATGTAACCCGTCTTTTATCGCAATCGCTCGCTCGGGAAGTCATCTGGTTTGCGCAGCATCAGTCACTTTTAATGAAGAAAGAAGCTCTCATTCGCAATCAGGATTGATTGTCTCCCACCCTCCTATTGTTGATGGTAAATACTTCGCACCACTTTTCCCTAATGTAGAAGTTATGGGATTCACAAGACCTGAGTTTAGAAGAAAAGGATTCGCAACGAAAACCTTGTTCTCTTTACTCAAAAAAGCAAATATACCGAAAAACTATACAGTCTATGTATACTCGCAAGCAATGAAAAGAATGCTCGAAAAAATAGGCTTTACTAATGTTGTAAACCTCCACCAAACAACCCCGTAATGACAGCATTCCCTCGAAAAATTAGCCTCCACGAAATAGAACCGTTCGGAGTTCTTAAAGACCTCTATATGTTCGAAATTCGAAATATCGAATATGCGAATAAGGTTGAGTTTAGACTTTTTTCTGATAGATATGAATCAAAAGAAAGCGTTATCTCCAAACTGCTTAATGAACTTGATAAAAGAAACCTCTTCATAGACTCTATTTTTGTTGATTTGGTTGTTGTTATTGAATCTGATGAACCAATAGTTATTGGTAATATACGGACGCTCCCTAATGCCTCCGCTGAACAATGGTACATTGTGAATGTTTGCTCTCAACCGGAAGGAAATAATGAAGACTTACCATTCTAAAACACAGTTTCTAGCTAAATGCGCAGCCGTCGCTGTCCCCCTTGTGTCAGCCGTAACCCTCTTTATCTACTTGTCGATTAAAGGAAAGCCAGAACTCGGCGAAGAAACTGCAAGAGAAATAGCACTTCTTTACTTGTCGTTTTGCACTCTTATCTTCTGTATCATCACCCCAGTAGCGGCTAAAATAATCGTCCGCACCCCCGCCTGTAAGGAATAATGCTTGAAGAACTATATCGCAGTCAAAAACGAACTCTTCCGTAATGACTCCGAAAGAACTTGGGTCGCTACCTTCCAATCCGAAAATGACTGCCAGGCAGTCTGTAAAAGCCTCAACCAGAAAAACCCGCGCAAAGAAACTAGACAACTCCAAGAAGTTCAATCAGAAAAGTAAATATGCGATTCCTTGTTAACTTCATATTGGTCTCTTTTGACTTCTTCATCATTGTAATCGAAATCGCTGTATGCTTCTTCCAGCTTATGCTGGAAATCTCCCTCTTTTGTTTTGAAATCATTTCTGATATATTCTTCTCATTTATCGCCTTCACTGCCTATAGTATTAGACAACTCTTTAGGTAAGAAATATGACGCTCCATAAAATCATCCACATCCTGAGATTCGTTATGTACTTCGTTACATTGGTCTACTTCTCATACCAAACATACGAATCTGCTCAAAGAAAAGAAATTGGCCTTATGTTTTGCTCGGTTTTCCTTGCATCGCTATCGCTCCTCCTGATTATAGGATATCTTACTCCAAGATGTAGAATCTGCGAAAGACAAGACCCTCCCATCGGTCCCCCAACCTGAAGGATAAGATAATGTTCGCTAGATTCCTCGATGAAGAAGAAGCCCTTGAACAAGCCAGAATAATCGGAGAAAAATGGGGATACGGAAACTGTATCCAATACCTCCAATATGCCTGGGCTGACTCCCTTATCGAAAAATACCCCTCCGTCTCCCGCTCCACAGCAGCTATAAGCGCAGGGATAACTGACCCTGAAGAAATTGAAGCCTATGCCAAAGGATTCAATGTCCTCAAAAACCCGTCAACCAAAGGCCTCCAAAATGCCGCGCAAGAAAATAACGCTCAAACAAGTACAGTTAAACCTCAAAACGCTTAGAAGAAGATCTGACTCGGCAGAAGATGAATTCAAGAAAGAATTCCAAAGAATTAATGACTGGGTACAAATAGTTGGAACAGATGCCCTTGGAATAGATAATGACCTCTCTAACCTTATGAAAATGTACTACGCGGCAAATGTTCATAGAAACTTGGCAGACTTCGTTGAAAAAACGCAATATAGTGGAGTTCAAGATATGCACCCCTTCGCTTTTCCTGATAATGATACCGGCGCTCTTGGAATGAAATCGGGACAAACCTTGATAGATAATGAGGGTAATATCTGTACCGCTGATGAGTTCCTTACAGATGGAGAAGTCTTTGTCTCCTATCCAGATGGTTCCTATTCTACTCTCAAATGGACGCAAGTAAGACCGCCAACACCAGAAGAAATGGATAAGTTCAATGGACAAAACAAAAAATAAGGTCATATGGGCAAATAAATACGTCGATTATGATAAACTCTCTCCCTTAGAGAAAAAGGCTTTCGAAATCTGTAGTAAAATAACCTATGACCACGCCGGTATCCCTCCCTACATCGACGTAGTACAAGGCACCGAAGTCTGGGCGCAAGATGGAAATGACCTTAAAAAACAAGTCATTGAGATCCTGAAGGGAAAAGCAAAATGAAGTTCTTTGAATTCTCAAATACGTCCGGCGAAATCTTCCGAGCTAAGTTCACTACAAAACAAGAAAAACTCAAAGCTTATAAACGGATGTGGAACTATTATAATAATGATAATAGACTCCATCCTATCTTGGAGTTCCTTGACCTGGCAGAAGAACAAGAACTAAAACTCTATACTAAGGCTGAACAAGGTAATGTCTGGGCTATCCAGAGATGCTTGAGAATCATGTGGAGTAGAACTGACCTGTCTTCCTTCTATGGCAAAATTGTAACTATCAGATAGGATTGTAAGGCAATGAAAATCACACCACAACAAATGCAAGAACTTGACCAGGCAACAGCACGCTATGTTGACCTCATAACTCCTTCCCTCAAAAGACTTTATGATAACCTCATAGAGTCAGGAATACCCAAGGAAGTTGCAGCCCAAGCATTAGCAAGAGCAGCATCTGACCTGTTCATATCGTTCCTTGGTATTAAGAGAGAATAACAAAGTATGGATACCGTCCTAACAATTCTCAAGTTCATTGCTATTGGCGTTGGAGTCATCATCGCTATCCCTGTAGCCGTTGTTCTTCTTGGAATGGCTGTCGCAATACTCGGCGCTATCGTTGAAGCAGGCGTCTTCCTCTTCCTCTTCCTTGTTGCCGCTGCCGCTAGCTTCTTTAATGCTTTCTTCGAAACGTTCTTTACCCCAAAGAACCCCAAAACCTAAGAAAGTTTCGCGCATATGAAAAAAGCTTTCACCCTCATCGAAATTCTTGTTGTCGTTATTATCTTTGCCATCATTGTTCTAATCATAACCGCTGTTACTCCCTCGTCAAAAAGAAATACACCAAAACAACCAACAGTACCCGCAAACTTCACTGTACTCTCCAGAGAAGCTACAGGAGCAACCTGCTGCGAACCCTTCATCATTATTGTCAAAGATTTACAGACAGAGCAGGAATATATCATCATTGAGGACGGTAGCGGAGTCTCTATAACCCCAAGATTGCCAAAGAAAGAAGAACGATAATGTCAAAGCTTAGAAGAGGCTTCGTCGAGCCTCCTGAAATCCTCGTTATCCTCGCTATCATCTGCCTACTCATTGGTATCCTCATACCAGCAATAGGTAAAGCCAGAGAAGCTGTTCGAAGGAATGCCGCCGCACAACCCCAAAGCATCTCCCAAGAAGAAAAAGATAGACTGCAAAAAGATGGCGAACTATCTGCCAGAGAACGAGCTGAAATCGCTAGAAAACAAAATGAGGCAGACTCTAGAGAAAATGAACAATCCCTCCTTAACCGAATCCGACAAGAAGAACAAACTGAACTCCAAATCCAACAAGAATACGCTAGCCAACTCCAACCCCTTTCCTTTATAGTCTCTAACTGGCAACTCAATAGAAAAGAAAATCTTAAAGTATTCGTTCTCTATGATATCCAAAATAAACAGGAATATATCATTGTCCAAAATGTTTATAACCCCGAAGTTATGACCATTACCCCGAGAATCAAAAATGACCACTGATTATGCAACACTTAAAAAGTCCGTATCAGAACTCCAAACTATCATAGAAGAACATGAACGCTATAAACGAGCGCTCCTCATTATCTCTAGCCCAGTTCCAGCAGCCCTCTCTCCCCATGATATAGCGCTACATGCCCTCAAGGATTGGCCCTTCCCTGACCCGCCAAAACCCCAACCCAAACCTTGCCGTATCTGCGGAGACCCTGACTGTAAGAAAGATTAACATAATGAGAATGAATAATAAAAAAAGATGCACAACCTATACCTGGCAATGCCCTATCTGCCGTAAAACCTATTCGGAACTTGTATCCTATTGCCAGCCCTGCCATAAAGCCGAAATAGATGATCCATCCCTCCGATATGCCGCTAACCCAAACGCCCGAAATATACCATCCAAACCTAAGACTAAACTTCCCAAAAGACCCTGATACCCTATGCAAACACCCGTTCTCTCCAAAGTAGTCGTTTCTCCCCAATCAATCCAGTTTTTCGCGCAAAAGAAACTCGTCGCCAGTATCACCCCTACCTCCATCAACGCCCCAGCTTCTAAACACAATAAGAACCTGATACCCTACCCAAGACAATCTACTAGCCTCCAACTGTCCTCTAATATCCTCTCATTCTCCTCAACCTCCTATGCTGCCACTGATTCCTTCAATATCGCTATTGTACCTAATGACCTTAAAGAACAAGTTTCTATAGCTATCGCAAAGGAACCCTCCCCATGAAACCAATCAAAGATTATCTCAAAGACCCGCCCACAATGTTCCTCGTTGTTATCTCTATCTTCTTCCTCTGTACAATCATCAATCTTGCTATTAGTATCCTCCACCTCTTCATTAATCACTAATCCTTCAAAACCTTCGAAAACTTTATACTAGGAAATCTTACAGGAAAGTTTTATGAATATCAAAATGTATATCAAAAACCTGTTCAAGAAACTCTTTATTTCGGAGAACCCGTTCTATCCGTTCAAGGCGGCAATCGCTATCTTCTGTATCATCCTTCTTGTTGATTATTGTATCATGGGAAGTCTCAATGTCGTTGTCTTCTTTATGTCTGCTATGACCCTCGCTACAATGTTCCCAATCTGCTTGTATAATGAACGCCTGCTCCAAGAAAAACAACTCAGAGAAATACAAGCACAAAAAGAACATCTTGAACTCGAAAAATCTATCAAGTATTGTATGGAAATGAATAATGTCATTCGAGAAGAGAATAGTATAAAATCTCCTGACACTGAATCGAAATGTTCCACTGCGCAAGCCCAGATTGCAAGTAGAGAAGAAAGCGGTAGGTTTCCTGCTCCTAAAGGAAGATGGCCCACTGTTTACCGAGATTCTGACCTCTAAATGAGGTTTTTGTTGGTAAAGTTTATACTACTTCTACACTTTGCTACACTTTGCACCACATAACGACACTTTTCGTATCTATACCCGCTTCTCTCTTCCAGTAACTTTTCCCGCTTTCATCAAAATATAACACAGGAAATAATAGATGATTCCCCCAACTCTTTCTCCCCTCTTTGTTTATTCTTTCATCTATGTTGCAATGGGCGCTATTACAGCCTTTGGAGTTACCTCTCAAGATGAAGAATCTGCTCAGCCCGTTCCCTCTTGGACTTTCTTATTGAGCTTCTTCTTTTGGCCCGTCTTCATCTTTGTTTATTTCTTTCTAACTTTGCTTACAGCCGTCCATAAAGGGCTTGAGCTTGCTAATACGCTATGGATTCAAAAATCTTATGGTAAAACGTCTTTTTGGGCCATCCTCAAAGACCTTTCAAAGGACAAAAAATGAGAATACGCAGGGTACAAGTAGAATGGTCCACTGGTAAGGCGAACCTTGATCTTCGCAATGAAGCGGGTTTACCATTATCTCTTGTGGGGATTGTTGGGCCTAACGGCTCGGGTAAGAGTTTATTACAATTGCTAGCACTGCGCTGTTTCAAGAACAGCATGAGTCCTAACACTGTTTTCCTCGATTGGGATGATGTCTCTGGTAGCGTAGAGATGGAATATGGCGGGGCCATAGCAACAGCGATTGTTCATAATGGCAAGATAGTGCAAAACTTAGTATTTCCAAATATGACGGTAGACAAGATGAGGATGCAGGGAGGGGTACTTGGGTATACTCGTCATAGGTTCTCTTGGGAGTTAGCTCGTTGGGGAGAGAGCAACGAGATGGGGTTAGGGGAGAAGGGCATAACATCTATCCTTCATGATTTGTACAAGGGCGATATTAGGAATAGCGTGATATGGGTTGATGACTTTGCTATTGGCTTGGATAAAGAGAACTCTTCCAGGTTCCTGCAAACTTTGATAAAGAAGTGTTTAGAGAAGAGCAATCAGTTGATATTTAGTACAACTGGGAATGCTGGGGTAGGGGAGTCTGGGGTATCAGTTGAGTGTACAAGGTTCTTAGCTGATAAGGTTGATCTTGTATCTACTGTCTTGAAGAAGTTATGACTAGCACTGATTCCACTAAATTGGTTTCTTCTACAAAGGAAGAAATGGAGGAGATGCTTCCACTGCGCTGTTGTTCCACTGCGCCTCTGGGACTAAACTTTCTTTTGCGCGAAAAAACTGATTCCATCAAAACTTATAGTAACGGTCTTGATGTTCTTGGACATCTCGGAGGAACTGGTCCTTATCATCTCTGATTTTGAACTTAAGTCCGGCATTCAGTCGCAGTAGGTTTTCGGTCAAGCGAGAGACACGATTGGACCCATCTTGGAAGGGTTTGATACAGGCGATTCCGAGGGACGTAGTATAAATCTTACGTTCCAAGTTTTTCCAATCTGATTCTTCCATAAGTCTGGGGTTATCGAGTTGGTCTTTGATAGAGAGTACATAGGAGGAGTAATCTTGGAAGAGGCTGATGAGGAGAGGTTGGATTTGTTCTGGGGGAGGCATTTGGCGATGGCCCAGGGACTTTTCATGGATACGGTATTGACCGAGTTCATCTTTGGAGGGATAATCAATGGAGTTAATAAGTTCTTCTCCCTTTTTCCAAAAGTCATGAAGTAAGTTCTTATGAAGTTGTTTCAACCACGGGAACTGTGAATCGAAGTTCTTCATTGTTATAAGATTTGCTTTTGGGAACAGGTTTGGATTTTCAGCAAGTTGTATAACAAGGTGGATACATCTCATTTGACCTGATACGGCTGGATGCGCTCTACCCTGGAAGAGCAGGTTAGATTGGACTTCTTCTCGTTTCATGAAGATTCTTTCCATTTCATTAGAGTGGAGGATGAAGTCTATTTTTTCATCTTCTGTTACTTCCGGGAAGTAGCGTCTATCGAAGTCAGTGATTGGGATAAGTTCCATATTTGTTAATATCGGCCTTTCGTTGGGCGAAGTTTGGCAGGCACGATAGGGTAATCGTTATGAGTGTGGGGAAGGGGTTTGTTTGGCGTTGAAATTCTTTTGTGGAGCGCTTGCTGGTGGCTTTTCGGTTGCCTATAGTTCGTATGATGGGAGAGGTCGTTGGAGCTTTCGTTATGGCAAAAAGTCGTCAACTGTACCTTGATGTTGCTTCGCATGCGGAGATTCCTCTAGCAAACAGAAAAGAGGTTGTTTCAGGAAGGGGCGGGGAGCTTAGGGTTCCTCGCCGTTATCATTTGAAGGCGGACAAGCTTATTGCTTTGCGCAATCAGATGAAGGAATCTGGTCATTTCATATCTCCTTACGGGGCGAATCGTCTCTACACATTTATCATTGAGGCCTTATCCGAGTTAGGGACGAACAAGCCTCACGCATGCAATGTGGTATGGGAGAAGTTCAAGGAGGTAGCATCTCGTCCTGGGACGACGAAGGCAGGGAAGACGGCGTGGGAGCGTTTTTCTGAGCGTCCCAGTCGCAGCGCGACGACCGGGCTTGACGATTTTTCTCGGTTTCTTCAGAACCTTGAGGTACTTCAGAGGCTTGGGGGAGATCATCCTTACGGGTTCAAGCTATCGCAGGTGGGCGCTTGTATTGACATCTTGATGGACATTGAGACGGGGATGAAGGTACAGCTTCGGACTGGGATTACTGATGGCGAGCCTGTGAAGCCTGTTAACATGAGTCGTAAGAGGGTATATAAGAAGACGGTTGATTTCATTCCTGCTGGAACGTTGATTGATGCGGTCTTTTCTGATGACGAGGGGGCTTCAGAGGAGTCCGAGGACTAAACTTTTTTGGCGGAAAATTAGGCTATCCGTTCGCTCTCGCCATGAGCGGATTCTTTGGACCCCTAGGGAGTTTCTCTGGGGGTCTTTTCTAGACAGAGAGAGTTTTCAGGTAGCAACATATAGGAATCATTCGTATGGGACGGAAGAGCGTAACGGTTCCAAAGGATCAGGGCGCTGGGTTATCGAACGAGCAGCGGATTGGGGTATTACTTCAGCACACATGCGACAATGATAGCGTCTTCTATGCATTATGTCGGATGAGGCCAAATCTTGCTGCGATTGAGGACAACGAGACGCGCCGGCGGTATGCAAGGAATCATGGCGTTGAGTGTCCTGCATTTGACGCAATATTCCATCAACGGTTACTAGAGCAGATCCGCAAAGTCAAGTGCAAATACATGGAGGAAGTCAGGAAGGATGAGGTTCTGAAGCCTTCCAAGAACGACGATGGCTCGGCTGTGAAGGTTGCAGATATTGAGATTGCTGACATTCCGAGGTTTAGTCTGGGCATTCCGGCTTTGGACCAGATTTTGGGGAAGGATGACAAGACCGGCATATATGGGATGCCGAAGGGGTCTTGTCTTATTTTCGGCGCGGAAAGAGGAACTGGCAAAACCAGGCTATCAGTAGAGGTAGCATCTCATGTAGGAAGTCCTTGGCGTCACATCGACGCCAATGGCAATAACGGCGTTTTGTATATTCAGAACGAGGAGAAGCTTTCCGTCTTCAGGGCAAGGGCTGCGAGGTCTTGGACGGATGAGCATAATATTTGGGTTTCTTCTTCTGACAATCTACTTCAGCATCAGTTTCTGATTGACAAGCACAAACCGAAGCTTGTGATTATTGATTCGATGCAGGATACGGTTCAGGCTCGTTATACTGGCGGCTTGATCAATATGTTAACTACCTATAAAGCGATAGCAGAGGATACTGGTATTTCTTTCTGGTTGATTTCTCACCTGACGGTAAAGGGGACCATCAAGGGAGGGAGTTATCCTGGGCACAAAGTGGACATCGAGTTGATTGCAGTTCGGAACAAGGAGGACAAGGGGTTATTTGATGTATCTTGTCCTGTGAAGAACAGGTACGGGGCTACGAACATTGTATCTACCTTTAGGCATACTGACTCTGGGGTTCGGTTTGTAGCGATGAGAGAGACCTGAGTTTGGTTCTAGTTTGGGATTTTATATGAACAGCCTCCGAATAGGGGGCTGTTTTCTTTCTAACTTTATGTTGCCGACTAAACTTTTGCGCGAAAAAATAAGGTTGTCGGATAGAATAGGATAAGAAGGGGTAGTCTAGCGGGCTAAACTTTCTTAGGAAAAAAGAAACTTATCAGAAAGATGGACAGACGTAAAGATGCTGGCTAAACTTTCTGAGGCGAAAAGAAAGAATGTCAAAGTCGAGCGAAATGTAAGTAGCAATAACTTTGACGGACGAATCCTTCTAAAGGAGAAAGCAAATGGCGACTGAGCAGAACGGCGTAGCGGTAGCGGATGAGCAGGTGCAGTCGGTGGCGGCGGCTTTGGCGCAGTCCACGGAGTCGGCGGGGGCGGTTGCCCAGCCGGTGGTTGCGGAGGCGGTTGCCCCGGCGCAGACGGATGCGGGGCAGTTGGACGCGCTGCGGGCGCTGTTCGCATCGCTCGATGAGCAGCGGGACTCGTTGATGGAGCAGATTCGGGCGGCTGGCGGGACCACGGGGCGTCGGGGTCGTCCGAAGGGTTCCAAGAACCGCAAGCCCTCGAAGGCCAAGGCGAAGCCGAAGGCCAAGGCTGGCAAGCGGGGTCGTCCGGCTGGCTCGAAGAACAAGGCTCCTCGCGCCTCGAAGCGTGCGAGCAACGAGACTTCGCTGATTGTCTCGGTTGCTCAGGCTCTCAGCAATGCGAAAGAGCCGATGAACAACACGCAGATTTGCGAAGCGGTGGAGGCTGCGGGCTATCAGACGAAGGCCGGCTCCTTCAAGACGATGGTGGCGCAGTCGCTCGTCAAGCTCAACGGTCTGCGGGTTGGCAACAGCCACGTTGTGAACCGTCCCTCGCATGGTCACTACGTCGCTGGCAGCGGCATGGCGGCGTACCTCGCCGACCCCTCGAAGGCCGTTGTCATCGAGGAGTAATCAGTTCGGGTCTCGGAAGGGCAAGCCCCCTCTCTTCATGGGAGGGGGTTTTATTTTTGCAGAAAATCCTAGGACTAAACTTTCCCAAAGGATATGGAAAGCATAAGATTCACGATACGGAGATAAAACAGATGGCTAACGTCACGATTCCCAAGTCCTTTTTCATCAAAGAGCGCCGCATGTATTCTCACTGGCGCTTTGCCTTCTGGCGCGAACTTTTCCAGAACTCAACAGACGCAGGGGCATCCGAGATCAAGGTTGAACTCGTTCAAAAAGAAAACGGGGTCATTGGCGTTTCATTTGACGACAATGGAACTGGGATGACCAGGGAGGTTTTGGAGAACGTCTACTTCAAGCTTGGAGAGACCACCAAGAACTCTGGGTCAACGGTTGGCGGATTTGGACGCGCTCGTATCCTGACCTGTTTCTCAATGAAGAACTATACCATTCATACCCTGAACAATCTGGTTCAAGGGGATGGCGGCAGCTACGATATTGCTGAGGTTGACCCTCGCGAGGGCTGTCTCGTACAGGTTGAGATGGAAGACGAGAGTTTTGGCTCTTTGCATGATGCTCTTCAGCAGTATCTTTCTCAGAGTCAGATGCCTTGCGATGTGTACGTCAACGGCAGTCGTTGGAGGAGCTGGCTTTATCGCCGTCAGCTTACTCGTCAGCTCGAACTGAACGGAGTTCCTTTTGCGAGCATGTACGTCAACAAGAGCGGATCATCCGGTCTTCTTGTTGTTCGCGTCAACGGTACGGTGATGTACAGCCAGTCAACGTCGGCGAAGGCTCAGGTTATCATTGAGGTTGACTCCTCGATGAGTCGCGAGGTTTTGACGGCAAACCGCGATGGAATGCATTCTCAGTACAGCGCCGTCATGAGCAGCTTTGTTGAGGAGCTATCCGTTGATACGGTCTCAGCGTTGAAGCCTCGTTTCAAGAGGAAGGACGCAACGATTCGCGGTCGCGGTCTTATCTACTCAGTTCCGAACTCTAAGAAGAGGGAGGAGTCTCTCAAGAAGATCGAAAAGATCGCTTCTGAGTATGGAGTTCCTCAGTTGTCAGCAGCTCGTTTGAGCGGCGGAATTTCAGTTCATTCTGAGGGCATTACTGAGGTTCTGAAGACGGCGGACCTTCTTGGTCGTACCAAGGAAGTTGTCACGATGGCTCGCATTTCCGAGGTAATCGGAGGAGAATCTGGCGACATTTTCACGAAGAAGACGCAAGACCGTCTTTTCGCTCCGGTTGCTCCTCAGGTTGGAGAGCCTTTCGTCAATGATCTTCCTGACATCTTTATTGTTGATGAATCAGAGAATCCTCTGGTTCGCAAGGTGATTGACGCATACAACCCTGAAGGCTGGGTTGTCATGGCAAATGGGGACAAGACCTTCAACAAGGGCAGCAAGCATTATAAGTTGTTGATGTTGTGGAAGATTGCTTGTCAATATGCGATTGACGCAATGATGGTTGCCCATCCTGAGATTTCTCAGGTGGCCTGGGGTCTTGGCTGGGTTTTCTGCGACAGTTCAGAAGCTCGTCATATGGCGATTCGGGGCGGGTCAGTTCTTCTGATCAACCCGGTTGACAAGAATGGCAAGATGAAGTATGGGGTTCGCGATCAGCAGGACCACAAGAAGATGATGGCGTTGGCGAAGCATGAGGTTGCGCATACTGCTTTTTTATACCACAATGAGGAGTATGCAAACATGCTGACCGACATTGATGAGAACTACGACGAGAGAGAAGTCTACAGAAAAATGAGGGAGTTCCTCGACGGCTCTGACGACTAAACTTTTTCTTGGCTTTTCAAGAAAAGGCTTGCGTTCTCGGCCCATGAATCTATCAATATATGACCAACAGAAAGAGTAGGGTATTGTTATGGGTCTATTCGGCAGCAAAGAAGAGGAACTTCTCAGTTCTCTTTCCGAGCAGATTGCCGAACGGGTCCAAGCGTCGAACTCTTCTGTCAAGCCCTTACTAAAACGGTTTGTATATTCTCGCGCAAAACAGAATATACTCGCCCTTCATCCGAACTGGACGAATAAAGGGGTCTTGGGGCCTGATTCTCTTGACCATCTTGCCGAACAAGGCGTTATCATTGATTTGAGCTATTTCCCCAAAAAGGTCATGGACGAGTTTTTGGCTGCGATGGAACGAGAAATCATTCGTAAGAAGGAACCAATCGTTGAGATTGTTGTCGAAAAGCCTGCTGAAGTTGTCTTCAACGAGATTGATAAAAAGATTGGACCTGGCGGACAGACTGTTTTGATGATGGCGGCTGGCAGAGGAGACTACGATGAGGTCGTCCGCTTGGTCGAGGTCGAGAAAGCAAGGGTTGATGTGGTTGATAACAAGGGCATGACGGCGGCTGTGCGGGCGCAGCGTCTTGGTCATGCGAGAGTCGCTCAGTATTTGATGCAAATCAGAACGATTACCTAACAGAAAAAAATGATTACGAATCACAAGTTTGGCTTTACTGGCTAAACTTTCGAACGTATCCTTTAAGGTATGAAAGTAGCCATGCCCAACGAAACGGAAAGTCAAAGTGTTCTTTGTTACCTGACTGATTGGCAGGAAAGGCCTTCAGAGGGGCCGAAGAGCAAGACGGACACCTTACGTTTCAGGTTTGGGATTTCTGTATCTCCGAACCAGTGGATGCTGACGGAGTTTAGGGATGCTCTTGCGTTGCATCGAACCTATGCTTCGAACTTTTCGGACCTGACGCCGACTTTCAAGACGATTGCTGGGATTAGGGCTTTTGATGGTATCAAGAAGGTTCAAGAGGCATTGGAGGCGGTAGCAAAAATCAATCCAAACTTGAAGCCTTTGCCAACAAAAGACGATATTGAGTTGGCATTGGATTTCGCCAACCAAGTAGATTCTTTCTATCAAACGGATTTTGCAATCCATGATAATGTACGAGAGAGGTACTTTGGGGCTGGCGGGGAAGAAGACGACGAATGAAGACTGCAAAGCTTGTCAAGACAATTGAGATTAATCATCCCGAATATCCTGGGACGGTTATTAGTTTGAATATTTACGAGGTTGAAGGCGGCTATGTAGGCGTAGACTCTTCTTTTACGGATGAGGTTGCGAACTACATTGCGAATCCTTACGCCGAGTGTCAGTTGGTTAAGCTTCCTGATCCGATTGGGAATGATGAAGAGATTGACCCTCCTCTGGAGGAGGATGAACTCGTTGGGTTCTTGCGCATTTTGACTGCATTTGACTCAACGATTCAACTTTTGCCAGTTGAGCAGCAAGAGATCATTATGAACGGTTTGGCGAAGAGGTCTGGTTTGGCTCGCGACCGTTTGAGCGTGTTGCTCGGGTTGGCTCGTCAGGAAGTTGATTCTGCTGCTTTGTTCCAGTTTGTACAGGCCTTGAAGCCCGAAAGCGAAAATGGGGATTGATAATCTCATAATCATTGGCGACATTCATGGGAAATGGCCCATGCTGAAGAATGTCTGCGACAAGTACAAGGACAAGACTGTTCTTGGGCTTGGAGATGTCGGTCTGGGCTTTTTTGGGAGCAGAGAGCCGAAGCTTCCTGAGAACTTTCGTTTTTTCCGCGGAAATCATGATAACCCCGCCGTCTGCAAGGCTCACCCTCAGTACACCGTTGATTACGGAATGTGGGAGGGCGTCTACATTCTCGCCGGCGCTGACTCCATTGACAAGAAATGGAGAACTGAAGGTAGGGATTGGTGGCCTGATGAGCAGTTGAGCCGTGAGAACATGGAGTTAGCTTTGGAGGACTATGCCAAGGCAAAGCCCGACATTTTGATTTGCCATGAGGCTCCCTTCAGGATTCACGAGATTGCTCGGGCGGCTTCAGTTACGCATGACCGCAACAACGAGGGCTGGGGCGGCGCAAAGGGCAACTCCACCGCCTTTTTGTTGGATTCGATGATTCAGGCTCATATGCCGAAGATGTTGGTACATGGGCATTGGCATAACCCGTTGATTTACAAGCATTGGGGCTGTGTTTTCATCTCTTTGGCGGAACTTGAGGCGTTGGATTTGGCTGAGGCTGCAAAATTCTTTCGTGTTTTTTGAAGGAGTTCTTGACATCTAGCCGAAAGAGGTATAGAGTGACCATTATGAAGAATGCATCCTTGTTATCCTTGAGCCTACTACTCCTCAGTTGAGGGGCAGAAGTCTCATTGCTTGCAAGGCAAGTTGTGACCCTGCTCCTCCCCAAAGAGAAGTAGGGTTTTTTGTTTTGGCAAGTAAATATTCGCTCGTGTATCCCAACTGGCAGAGGAGCAATCCTGAGAAGGTTGTTGTTGGTGGTTCGAATCCACTCATGAGCATTTGTAGCGGCTATGGCGGAACTGGCAGACGCAACAGCTTGAGGTGCTGTCTCTCGAAAGGGAATGGAGGTTCAAATCCTCTTAGCCGCATTTGACAATTAGGCCCTGTGGCGTAACGGCAGCCGCGCCAGACTTAGGATCTGGTCCCGTAAGGGGTGGAGGTTCAAATCCTCTCAGGGTCATTTGGAAAAAGCAGGCCCCTGTGGCGAAACGGCAGACGCGGCAGATTCAAAATCTGCTTCCCGCAAGGGAGTGGAGGTTCAAGTCCTCTCAGGGGCATTTAGAGAGCATGTGGCGAAACGGCAAACGCGCCAAGCTCAGAACTTGGTTCTCTGGAGGTTCGAATCCTCTCATGCTCATTCCGCAGGCTAAACTTTGGCCCCGTAGCACAATTGGCAGATGCACTCGATTTAAGGTCGAAGGGTTGAGAGTTCGAATCTCTCTGGGGCTATTCTGATGGCATTAGTTGTTTGTTCAAATCCTCTTGGTCGGGCGCTCAAGTCTTCTCTTGTAGAGAAAGCAACAGAGCTGGCACGAAAGGATATTGCTCACGCAATAGTTTGCGATTGGATTAGCATTTACAGAGCATGCTTTGACATGAATGAGCCAGACATTGACTGGGATATGTGGACAAAGTATGTGAATGAGTTGGAATCTTCTTTATTAACTTTCATTGACAGAGGAGAGATTGCCAAACGAAGAATTTTGTTTTCTTCGATTATTAGACCCCGTGGCGGAACCGGCAGACGCAACGGACTTAAAATCCGTAGACCTTCAAAAGTCATGGGGGTTCAAGTCCCCCCGGGGCCATTAGACTAAACTTTTTGCCAAGTAGTGATACGCTGTAGGGACAGCCTTTTTCTAGTCGATGTAACACTGCGCGGCAGATAAAAAGCTCACTACTCGTTTGGTAGGCGAATATCATCAGTTGACTTGATGGTTGAAAAGGAGAGCTAGCGGGTCAAAAACCCGCCTGCCGCTTTAGAATGAAGCTTTATCCTCGTCACAGGAAGGTTCTTTCCGCCGTCAACGGGTATAGCGATCTCAATTATGTCTGTCAAAGAACAGGCGTTCAATCCGTAATTCAGGTTGCAAAAGAGTTAGAAAAGGCCGGTCTTATTCGTGTCAGGAAAAGAGGCTATATGAAACGGCGCTCTTATTCCTATTCACTCGTTAAGACCAAAGGGGCCTACGAAAGAACCGCTGCTGGTCATAAGATTGTGGGGAAACATGCTTGGTAACACTACGCCGGATTTGGACTCTCAGGGTCGTGACCGGAACGACTATGCTCGCTGCAAGATGTGTAACGCTTCTGCGCTGGACAAGGAAGTTCATCTTGAGCCGAGCAGGTCTGCTCTTATCTTTGGTCCGTTCCCTGGGATGAGGGTTCCGATGGAACATCGCTGCACTGATTGCGAGCAAAAGGTCTGCGACGGTATTAACAAAACATTGGAAGCGATGAAAAGATGAGAATCATGTTCTTAGATGACATGAAGAGCAGGCGAGACGCTTTCAAGCAAAATGCTATTGGTCACATTGTTGACTTTGCCTCCACTGCGCAGGAGGCGATTGCTTTTTTGCGCGCAAATAAATACGACGCCATCTACCTCGACCATGACCTAGAGGCTGAGCATTATCAAACCAACGAGGAGTACCACGAAGACGGTAGTTTCGTTGCTCGCAATTTGGTTGATATGAATCAGCATCATGGAGTCATTGTCGTTGTTCATAGTCTCAACCCGAGCGGAAGATTGAATATTAGAAGCATTCTTAAGGAAAGCTTTGATGTTTGGCTTCCAGAGAACTTCAGGGGCATTAGCGAGCTTTGGAAGATTGAAGTGAATGTTATTATTGGAGCAATCAAGAAATATAACAAACAGTCAAAGGACTAAACTTTTTTCTCCTTGAAATAGGTACTTGTCGATATACTGGTCGATAATGCCTAAAGGAGGGCGTCATGACTGTTAATGAATTTCTTGACATTGTGCAGGTCGGATATGTCGTTCAAATAGTCTGGAACGGGCCTTTGTTTGACCCTGATTTGATTGTCAAACCTGGTGAAAAAACAGTCGGCCTTAGTAAGGTGTATACTTGCGGATTTGTTGCATACACTGAACCGGGCGGATCTTTCATTTCTATTGGAATAGATGCAATGTATGAAGCTGAAGGAACTTCTCCTAGCTTTAGAAGTATTGTAACTATTCCTGTTTCTTCTATTGAGAGCGCAGAGATTTATGGCGCAATTGTGAAATAAAAGAAGGAATTCAGGAAGCGTAATCGGTATGAGTGTAAAATCGGTTCACAATTCTGTGAGATTCATTCTTGACTTTTGCGGAAATAGCCGATAGAGTATGGCGGAGTAGTACAGAAATGAACAACAAGATAGTACATCAGGTGATTTGGCATGTCATTACCTTCAGGGGTAAGGGCTGTTGACTACTTGATGTATGTTGACGGATTCTCGAACCCCTGAGCAAAAGTGCTTAGGGGTTTTTTGTTTGGTTCTTTGACAAGTGAATAGTTAGCATTTTACGCCGTTGGTCTAGTGGCTGGGCCTTGGATTCCAAATCCAACGACGCGGGTTCGATTCCCCCACGGCGTGTTCATCCGCCGTTAGCTCAACTGGTAGAGTTCTGGATTCCAAATCCAGCGGTTGCGGGTTCGATTCCCCCACGGCGGGCTTGCTGGCTAAACTTTTCTTGTGATTTCACAAAATAATGAGAAAGGTCTAGTCGATAAGACCTATAGTTTCTTTCCTTTCTTTTTGGAGATTTTCAATGTCTGATACCAAGTCTTCTCGTCCTCGTCGTCCTCTTCAGAAGCCTGTTTTCATTATTCAGGATTTCGATCCTTCGAATCCCGAACACATGAAGGGCAATGTTCCGATTATCCTGAACAAGGCTTTGGCCTTGGAACTCGTCAAGTTCATCAGGGAAAGCGAACTTGGACCGAACGAAGGACATATTTACGCCATGCAGGGACGCTTGGGGCGTTGGTACAAGAACCGTATCGAACATATCAGGAAGTTGAAGGCTGAAGAGGCCAAAACTGCGCTTCCTGAAGAAGTTCATGATGAGATTCATGAAGAGTCTCATGAGAACCCGGTTCAAGGCTGAGCAGTTATTTGGGCGCATACGTCAGCGGCTAGACGGCTTCCTTTACACGGAAGAGGGCGGGGGTTCAAATCCCTCTGCGCTCATTTCCCTATGTGGGATTTGATGGTGGCTATAGTTCAAAGGCTAGAATACCTGGTTGTGAGCCAGGGGGTACGGTTTCGAGATCCGTTAGCCACCCTTTGATTTGTTTAGGACTGTAGCTCAGAGGCAGAGCATTCCCTTGATAAGGGAGGGGTCGGGATTTCAATATTCCCCAGTCCTATTTTCCCCGGATAGTGTCCTGAGTTGGCTAAGGGGCCGCCTGATAAGCGGTGCATACTCCACAAGAGTATATGTAGGTTCGAGTCCTATCTATCCGATTATAATCTTATGGGCGTCTGGCGCAATTGGCTAGCGCGCTTCTTTGACGTAGAAGAGGTTCCGGGTTCGAGTCCCGGGATGCCCACTTCAGACTAAACTTTTTGGGGAGAATATTAAGACATGCGTAAGGACATGAAAAAGGTCGTTACTGAGAAGGGCGCTGTCGGAGGCGTCGGCAATTTCATGATCCGCCGCAATCGTCGTCAGGTTAAGAAGGCCTGCTTGGACGGTAACGAAGACGTTGATTCTCTCAACTTCCACGGAATCAGGAAGGTTCACACCTCCAGCCCCTGTTCTTGGGATAACCTCAAGTCATCGGGGTGCAACTCGAATGTCATCCGTCGTTACCTCAAGTCCCGTGTTGGCCAGGTGTGGAACGATGTCTACAGCGACATGAGCAAAAACCTGGACCGTAAGGCTCTCGATAATGTCAACTGGATGGTCGAAACCAAGACTTTCTTTGAGAATGGCAAGATTTGGGTCGCCGGCATCCCTCCCACTGTCCTTGGTTTGTCGTACCATCGCGATGAGTTCTATGTTGACCCGAGGGACGGGACACTGCGCTGCATGCCGCAGGCCGCAGGCTCCTGGCGGTAAGCATTACGCCGCTCGTCGCATGGAGATGATGGACAGGTTCCGCTACATTGATTCAAAGAAACCTCTCGTTCAGTACCACTGCATCAATGGTATTTGGTACGAGATCAAGCTCCGCGAGGCTTCTGCTTCCGAGAAGAAGGAGAAGTCCTTCGGCGAGTACCGTCGCAACTACAATCGTGCGACTTTCATGCTTGAGACGGAGTGGTGCAGGATTTACAACAACGCCATTGTTGACCAGCTTGTTGAAAACCACAGGGAAGCTCTCGTTTTCGAACGTGATAATGTTTGGGAGCTTTGCGTTTCACTGTTTCGCGGTCATTACTTACCCATCTCGAAGAGGCAGATTTCCTCGAAGGAGATTCGTCTCGTTAAGGAGTTGATGGAAGAGAGAGACAAGGAGTGAAGTCTGTAGGACTAAACTTCTGTAAGTCGAAAAATGTTTGAGGGATGCGTGTTGCCGAACGGTTTAGGCTCTCGACTCATAATCGAGGCAATGTGGGTTCAAGTCCCACCCATCCCATTTGTTAGGCTCTTAGCTCAGCGGTAGAGCAGGAAACTCATAATTTCTTGGTCGCCGGTTCGAATCCGGCAGAGCCTATTTTATGCCGAAAGCAAAAATCAGAGACCCCTGGAATGTTGTTGAAGAAACAATAACCAGAGCTGTTCGAAGAGCCTGGGAACGACGCTTGTACAAGCATGTCGAATGTCCCATCAAAGATGATGCTGAAGTTCAACGTATTATCGACACTGTTTCTGATGAAGTTCTAGTTCAGATCATGGAAACCATCAGCTTTGAGGATTAATAATGAAGCTTACGCAAATTGAACAAGGTCAAACGGTAAAATACAAAGGCTCCAACTACGTTGTTATGTTGACCTGGGGAAATCGCGCCATTCTTTCTCCTATTGTAGGAGATCAGCGTATCGAGGTTGATGTAGGAGAGATTTCTGGACTTGTTCGGGTTTCTCCTGCTCAGCAGTTTGTTTTGGATTCGCAGGCTAAACTTCCGCAGCAGTCCTAGGGGATATGGCACAACTCTCCCCCAATCCCCATCAGCCCACTGAACCGAATGTCAGCTTTGAGGATTTTTCCCTAGAGGGGATGCGTCGGGCTGACAAGTACGTTCAAGATTTGATTGACAAGATGCAGCAGAAGGATCCGGACGATCCGAACTGCGACATTCGGGGAGTGATTCTTTCATTCCCTCGGGGCGATGGTGCTGCTTACTACATTGTCAGCAAAGTCCGCCCACTGACTGTCGAGCATATTCCTGTCTGCGATGCATGGCGGGCCTATCCGGAAGATCTTGTTTTGAGGGGCATCAACAAGGCCTACATCATGGACATCCTCCGCATGGAGAAGAGGATGCGGGGAGCGTTAGGCGTCCGTCAGCGCGGCTGGGCACCCGGCAACTAAACTTTCTGCGCGCAAAAAAGAGGCATGGCAAAGACCAAGAAAACCTCGAAGCGCTTCTATTTGATGTATGTTTGCGGAGGGACTGATCCGATGGTACTCGGTCGCTCTCACAAGGACTATGATGGCGTTTTGAGGGCGGCTCGAAAGTTTGTCAGGGGAGATGATTACAAAGAGGGCGAGGACGGTGTTTTTTACCTCGTTACTACCAGCAGAACCGTGAGAGCTGGTTCATTCGACAGTTCAGAACTTGAGGATTAAGTCATGGGTATGGTAAGCAAAGAACTGATGGAAGGCATGGAAGTCAACGTTTCCGCTCCCGAAGAGGGCGATTCTCATCCCGGTCCTTTTGTGGGACTGGTTGCTGGTATTCAGGAAGATACCATTCTGGTCAAGGATCAGGATGGAAACGTGTTTGAAATGGGCAAGGCGAGGGTCAAGCCGATTTCTGAGGACTAAACTTTCCGCGCAAAAACGGAAGGTATCTCAAAGGGAACAAAGAAGTGAAGGATAACAGCTTTTGGATTGTGGTTGAAGAGGGGAAGTCACTAGCGAGCGGAATTCGTTGTGACGGCGGAAAGTCGGAAGCCAAGAACCTCCGAAAAGAGATGGAACAGCAGGGCGGCAAATGGAAGGCCCTGAAGACGACGAAGAAAGAGATTGTTTCCTCGAACGCTTGAGCTTGAAAAGGTGAAACGAACGAGGATACAATGAAGAGCATGTTCCTTGGGCCTTTCGATGGCAGCCTGCAAGGGACAACCCACTGCGACGGAAACGACGTAATGGGTGTTTGACGGTTTCTTTGATAAGTGAATATGGTAAGCGGTGGCTGAAAACCTAATGTCTATCTCCAGACATAAGGCACTGAGTTTATGGTGACTCAGGTACGAGTAAGCCATTTTGGTGTAGTGCAGAAGGAAAACGGGTATCCGGCAAAGGCCATAGGAAAACCGTTGGGGCGCTAAAATCTCGACTGGCCATACTAACAATGACCAGGGGAGCGGGATTGCAGGTAACCATTCCTGCCTCGGAGAGACCTGATTCGAAGCGGGTTTCATTGATGAGTCGCATAATAACATCAGGATGGACGAAAATTCAGAGGCTAGTAACCTCTGCCGCTTACCATGTTCACTTTTCAATGGAGGTTTTATGTGGTACAAAGTAGAACACAATCCACCGGATGATGACAACAGCGGTAGCGATTCGAATTGCCCTTGCGGTGATTCTGATTGCGACGGCGGCGGTAGCGATGGCGATTACGATTGAACCAATAGGGTCGTGTCGAACTTCTCCGTAGTAAGTTGACATGCTCCTAGCCGATGCAAGCGGCGAAGATTATGACGGAGCGTTGGGCTACGACTGAGCGGTAGCAGCGAATCCACTGTGCGGTGCAAGCCGAAGTTCAGCGGCAATCAACTCCTGCAAGAGTTGGATTGCATTTACAGATTGCGGAGTAGAGGAGTCTGGCCGTCCTCGTCTGGCTCATAACCAGGAAATCGCAGGTTCAAATCCTGCCTCCGCTATTCAAGGATTGGTCGCCTTGTAAATCAACAGACCTATTCTGTGTACTTAGGGTCGCTCCCTCGGGAAAGAATAACGCCCAAAGCCTAAATGGTGAGGCACTCGGCTTTCATCCGAGGTATCTAAGGTTCGAATCCTTAGTGGGATGTTCCGTTCGAGTAGGTAGAACTTCTTAGAGATGGAGTAGGTCTAGTAAAACCTGAAAAGGTCGAAAAACCGTAGATAACTTTTCTGAGAAAGCCCTCACTGAGGGAAAATCCTATCTAGAGCGCCATCTAGATCGGTGTCAAGAACCACCGAGAGGCGCAGTTGAGATGTTGGGTGAAACTCCCTTCATTCTCGCTTTCAGTAGACCCACGTTGGTATGAGGCTCGCCTCGGCAAGACCTGCACCCAACCTCTGGGAGAGCAAGAACTGAACCGTATACTCGATGCATGCCCGGGGTTTAAAACGGTTCTCTACTGGATTTCGCCGTCAGAGCTACCGCAAGGAAAACTCTGGCGGCGTTTTCTTTTGTAGGCAGGCTAAACTTTTAGCCGATATGAGGGGGACTTATCCAGACCTTTTCCCTGTCTGGCTAAACTTTCGTACCAAAAAGGGATACTGTCTTACCCAAATCCTCTACCTTGTCGGAACGAGTAGGTTTGGGTACTTTAGTAGGAGTCCTCAACATGAAGTTCTTTGCATCTCTTCTTGCGTTAGTCTGTGCTGTGGTAGCGTTTGCCCAGCCCATTCCACCGAAGGCTACGGCTGGTCCTGCGGTGGCTTCTCTCGATGATGTCGTCATTGACGAAGGCCCTCTGGTTTATTACCCGGCTCGCGACCCCCTCGCCTATATGGGGCAGGCGTGCTACGACCAGATGGAGCTGACCTGTTTCGGCGTTCAGACCAATCAGACCGTTTGGAACCTCGACCTCAGTTCTCCGCCCACTGGCAACTACGCAAGCGGGCTGACTCGCAGCAACCTTCCGTTCAATGTGCAGTTCTCCGTCTTCATCGTTCGTGATGTGGATGACCCTTCTTTGGACCGTATGGGTACTTGGTATGGCGTCATCAGCGGCGATAACGGGAGTTTTCACTGCGGAGGTTACTACTTCGAGCTTGGAGGCTTTGCGTCTATTGTCCCTCTTTATGCTCGCAGCGAGCAGGCGGAGATGTTCTCGATTCACGAGAATCTTTTGAGCTTGAGCGACGGCGGCGGCTACGATGGTCGCCAATGGAACTGCGCTCTTGACGAAACTGCATTGTTCCAGGCGCAGCAGAACTACATCAACGCCACCGCATGTGCGGATGCCCATTTCAATCGCTACATGGGCATCGCCCTCTCTTGTACGGCGATTGGAGTCGGCTCTTGCTGGATTTCGTTCGGAGCCGGCTGTATCGGCGCGCTCATCTGCGATGGAGTCATTCTCATCAAGGATATCTTCTGGCAGCGCGAGTTCATGGGCGAGCAGAACCGCGCTCGGTCATGCCTCTGCCTTGAGTCCAACTGGCGCACGGCTCACCCCGGACAGCCGATTCCGAACTCGTCTTGCGGCGATTTCCATTGTCCTGACTCTCCCGGAGTTGATATCCCCAAGCTCGACTAAACTTTCTTTGGAAGTTTATTTTCTCAAAGGAAGAATCAATGACAACGCTTCAAATTTCCATCTCCCTCATGCTCTTGCTCCTTGTCTCGCTCTTTATTCGGGCGAAGCGTAAGGGCATGAAAATGGACGGTCGGACGGTTGGACTTGGAATCCTCTTGGGTATTGGGTTGGCTTTCGGCCTTCCGCTCTTGTTCAACCTGCTTTCGTAATCCATCCTGTCCATCTTAGACTCCCCATCCCTACTCGCTGTACGGGGTGGGGAGTTTTTCTTTTTGCAGGCTAAACTTTGCTGGGCGAAATGCAAAGAGTCAGAAGCAGAGGAGTATCTGCCTGACAAGGTTCATAAGATGGAGAAAGCAAATGTCTGACACCGCGACGAAGAAGGAGAAGAAGGCCAAGGCGAAGAAGCCCGTTGAGGCAACTCCGACTGCGGCTCCCGTTGAGGCTCCGCAGGACACTGCGCCGGTTCTGGAGGCGAAGGTTGATGCGGTCCCCGAGGCGAAGCCCGAGGACGCGAAGACCGATTCGGCGAAGCGCAAGAAGAAGAACACGACCGTTGCGGTCATCGACCCCTCGAACCCCGAGAGCGTGACACAGTTCCTCAGCGAGTTCCTCGCTCAGTCGGCTGCTCAGCCTCCGACGAAGGGCTACGACCAGCACGTGAACCGCGAGGGCTTCGTCCATGCGGGGACGGCTCAGCGGCTCAGCAACGGCGGCATCTCGAACATGCTGGCGGTTCAGTTCGACATCCTGGCTCGTCGTTCGCTCGATGGCGACAAGGCTGCTGGCGAGTTCTATGACGCCATGCTGAACTTCGCCACGAGCCGGCGCGACCAGCTCAAGGCCGAGCGCAAGGCGAAGATTCTCGCCGAGGCGGAGGCCATTCGCGCTGAGGAGGCTGCGAAGGCGAACGCCTAACGAACTCTCTCTCCTCCATGACCCCCTGGCGCAAAAGCGTAGGGGGTCTTTCTTTTGCTGGCTAAACTTTTTGCGCAAGGGGAAAGAGAAGAACGGCCAACAACCCAACAGACAGAAGGGAAGTTGGATTGCAAGACTAAACTTTCTTGCAAAAAACGGTTAGTATCAGATGAGAGCCGAAACAGAAGTAGGCTTTCCAAACAAGGCCCAAATAAAGGGCAGTTCAAGAAAGAGGAATGAATCATGAGCGAAGCAACCAAGAAGACCCGCGCCTCCCGCAACAACCACATCGCGACGAAGGACAACGCCATCACCGATGCGAAGTCGGCGCAGTTGTTCGTTGAGTCCGCTCGTCACGCCACGGCTGGCGACAAGCCCTCCACGATGTTCAACGGTTCGGGTTTCGTCACCCCCTCCGCCCTCGATGGCCAGGACGCCGAGAACCTCGTTCGGATGGGCGCGACCATCAACGACGCTCTGGCTCGCATGGTTTCGCAGAACGCCGAGCAACGCGATATCGCCGAGCTCGGCCTCCGCATCCTCGCTCAGCACGCTGCCGACGCCAGCGAGATTCAGCGGCAGGCTCGTCGCGCCGCCGTCCTCGCCGAAGCCGAGCGCATCCGCGCCGAAGACGCAACGGCGAACGCCTAATCAGCCAATCCAAGAGAGCCGTCCGAAAGGGCGGCTTTTTTATTTGACAGGCTAAACTTATTTGGGAGCAATGGAATCTATGACAACGCCCAAAGAACAATGCTCTGACCCCTTTTGTCGTTGCCATGATAAGTTTACTGGTCCGGGCTGCTGCGGAGACTGCAAAATGCTCCCCATCGTTCAAGTAACTCTTGGGCTTGCTCTCGCCGACCATACTTGGATTGAGCGGGTTGTCGAGTTCGAGTGCGACCCTGAGTTTGACGATGACGATTCGTTTGACTTGCAGGAAACTGCTGCTAATCATTTGATGTCCAAGAATCAGGAAGAAATGGACAAGTTGGCTCCATCTGGCTGGTTCTTAATCGCCTGGCAATGGAAGGAATAACATGCCTACTCCGATTACCGTCCCTGTTCTCGATGACGCCGAGAAGTGGTTGCGCGAGAATTTCCATGATCTGATGACCGACACGGTTTGTACGGTTCTCCCGGACCACAAGGTAGACCTTGATGGGAAGACTCGTTGGACTGATTCTGAGGATGGCTCAGAGAAAATCCTTGAAATGAAGGATTATGTCAACGGAATGTCTCTTCTCTTCAACCAAATCGGTCGCAAGTGGGTTGATGAGAATGGGAATCAGCGCGGGTTGTTTGTCGGCTGCATTACGAACCCTGCTGACTTGATTGACCCCGGCAATTGGGACGCAGAGGTTGTTGATGCCTTTTTCCAACTCTGCTATTATGGAGAGGTTATCTACGGATGATTAATCCGTTCAAGTTCCTCTGTTGTTGGTTCCGAGGTAAACATTCCTTCCGCTTTACATGCCGTCATCGTTGCGCATATTGCGGTAGGGATTTTGGTCAATGGGCAAGCAAATAGGGTGCTATATGCTTTCCAGATATGAAAAAGCGCAAATGGAAGAAGAATTGGCGGAATTGACCCGAGAGTTGAACTCTTTAAGTTCTCCATCGGGTAGGATTGAAAACCGCTGTAATAAATGCAGAGCAACCCTCACATATGACAATCAAGGAGAACTATGTGATGGACTCTGCAAAAGCTGCGAGAGTTCTTATAACATTGAGCGGATTGTAGAAGCGGGAAGAGAGGCGGGAGTTTACCCCTCTGACATTCGTAAAGACATTAATGAGAAGTATCCTCCCATCGTTTTGCTTCTTTGTCCTTATTGCGACAACGCTTGTTATCCAGAAGAATATGAACAAGGAGGGCATAGCGGATGTATTCGCGATAACGAAGGAACCAAAGAAAGAATACAGAGAAGAATTGATAGGATCAATCATCTTCTAAACGAAGACCGCGAAGAAGCTTTGAAAAACTATCGTGAGGAATTAAACTCATGAATATGACATGGCGGCAACTCTTAGAGATTTTGTCCCAAATGCCTAACGAGCGTTTGGATGACAACGTAACCGTCTTCGTTTGCGGCGAGTTTTTCCCAGTGCTGAGCATAGGTAAGGTTGAGAACGACCAAGACGAAGAGGGCGGCGGAGTCTTGGACGACGGCCATTCCTATCTCATCGTTAACGACTAAACTTTCTGCGCGGATAAAAGAAGTATGAACAGCAACCTTGCCCAAGAGATTCTCCAAGACGCAGCTCGTCGCCTCGATGACAAGGGAGAAGGAGATGACTTTTCTCTTGAACAATGCGATGCGATTGCGAACGCTGTCAGTAAGGTTATGGAGGGCAAGGTCGTTGCTCGTTCTGCTGACCTTGACGGCATCTATAATGCGCTTGAGTACGCTTGCTCCTTCATCAAGGCTGGTCGTAAGGAGATGGACTCGACGGCTCGGGACCAGCTTTTGGTTGCGATGGAGCAAATCCGTCGCTATTCGAGGGGCGAACCCGAAGAGGGCGGCGAGGTTGTCCAAGACTCTTCGATCACATTCAAAGTTGATGATGTGCCGATTCGGGTTGGTAACGACATGAGGGTGGAGGCTTCTCTCCCTGACGGCGCAATGCTCGTTGTTGTTCTGACGCACGAAGGCATCATCATGGACTTTTGGCCCGAGGACGCAGACGAGCCTGCGGCTACTTCTTCGATGATGTACGATGAGCAGGCTGTGGAGATGACAGAAGGACTATAAAATGATCTACATTGAAAAAGAGCAAGCTTCTCAGACTTCTGAGGGAGACTTTACCCTTCCCTGGTGGGTTGCGAGATTTCCGGTCAATACATGGCCCGAAAAGGTGGACTTTGATGGGTTCATCTATCGCATGGACCAGTTCAGAAGGGACAGCGTTGGAGAGGTTCTGTCTGTCACATACATTTGCGGAGACAAGAAGCTTGTTGTTACAAGTTAGGACAGACTAAACTTTTTGAGCAGCATTGGACAAAGCAATGAGCGAGAAAATCAAAAAGGTTCTCTTGACGGATGAGGAGCGGCGGATTAAAGTTGAGGAGGCTATCCGCTTTTTTCAGTCAAGCAAGAAGACTGAACAAGACCTCTATAACCTCATCAGTAATCTTACAGCAATCTACAACGATAGCGTCCCGGGCGGTCGAGAGATGGATTTTATCTTGAGTTGGGTTGCGAGTTTCCCTGACAACTAAACTTTTAGACTTGGTAGCTCAGTTGGTAGAGCAGCGGCCTTGAAGACGTAGCTCAGCGGTAGAGCAGTGGACTTTTAATCCATTGGCCGAGGGTTCAAATCCCTCCGTCTTCATTAAAAAGAAGGATTCTTATATAGACCGACAGAATACATTTCTGGAGGTGTATATGAATCCAAAAGGAAAAGGCGAAAAAGCTCAGTTGATAGTAATGGGAGAGTTTGCGAAACTTGACATTCCGGTTTTGGTTCCGCTAAGCGATAACCTACCATTTGACTTTGTTGCCGTAATAAACGGTAATCTCAAAAAGGTGCAGGTCAAGTCAAGCGAAGGCGTTCAGAGAACAGGATCAAGAGAATTCAAACTTCGCAAGACAAACTGGTACAAAAAGACTCACAAGGGATATACAGAGCAAGACTGCGACCTAATAATCTGCTACGATCACGAAACGAATGATCTGTATGTCCTAAAACCTGAGCATTTTATTGGCGCAAAAAGTTTTGCCATCAGGAAAGAAAAGGCTAAAAACGGTCAAACCAAAGGACTAAACTTTCACGAGGATTTTGTTCTCACGAAGGAAAGGTTAGAGCAGGTATGAAGAAGATTGTTCTTTTTGTTTTTTCTTTTCTTTGCCTTACTAATGCAGGGTGTCATTATCCAACCGTTGCAGAGCAATGGGAGAATGATCCTCGAATGAAAGAGGCCGCAGAAAAAGCAAAGCAAGAACAATCTCAGTGGGAAAAAGAAAGAATTGAAAGAGAAGACGGTTTTGCGAAGTTCCAAGCGCAAATGGATAAACTTCGAGAAGCTGAAAAAAAGAGACAAGAGATCGACAATAGGAAAATCTCTCGTAAAGCAATCAAAGCAATTGATCTTTACATTGCTTTTCTGGAAAAGCACGAAAACCCGACAGATGATGAGGTTTACATTTCGCCGGAATGTCTCACTTGGTGGGGACAAGTAAAAAAAGGCATGAGCGAAGAGCGATTGCTTGCAGAAATCAATTATTATCGAGAACTTCATTCTTTTATTGAAAGTGGAGTTGATGAGAATTGTTTTCTTGCTCATATGGAATACCTCCGCCTCACTTTGGGGTATCTCGATTCAAGCAAAGTTACGGTGCAGGGGTATTTCAGAAAAGACGGAACATATGTTAGTCCTCATTTTAGATCACGACCAAAGTAAGCCGTTGGTCGCGGGTTCGAGTCCCGCCCGGGTCATTTATGAACAACGATAAAGTTGAGCAGATTTTCGCGGAAGAGGTAGAAGACATCTGCAAGCAACTGCGCGAAAAGCTCAAAGGTCGTCGTTCAAAGTCTTCTCATGGAGTCATTCATATTACCATCAATCCTTTTGGAGGAGAGGAGATATGGAACTTCGGAGAGCCGAATATCCATACAACGAGAATTGATGTTCAAATTGGAGGAATGAGTCGCCGAGAAGAAGTTGGCTCCTTCAAAAATATGGATGAGGCTTTTTCTGCGATAAAAAAAGTTGCGCAGATAATTGGTCTTATCTGAAGACTAAACTTTTTACGGAAGGTTGAAGGCTATGGACCTCAAGCAACTGATTTTCGAGAAGGATGGCAGCCGGATGACCGTCTCAAGGACGGAGGGCGGCTTCTTGTTTGAGACGAGCAAGAGCAAGTTCATCCGCAGGCATGGCGAATCAATCGAGTTCCTCACGAGTTCGGCTTGCGAGAGCGACCCTGATTTCGCCACAGCATCAGAGCAGTTGAAGAACTCTCATCGGGGGATTCTGAATACGGCTTATGCTGGTATGTTGAACATGCTGTCATGAAAAAGCGCAAGACTAAACTTCCGAAGAAGAAGGGGAAGAGTATGGATACTTCTCTTGTTAAAGTCTCAAGGCCTACCCCTCCGCCCGGAGCCGTTGCAGTCTATGACGATTCCGCTCGGTACAAGTTCGGGTTTGGCGTTGCCTCGCAGAGCAGCGGGCGCATCTACAAGATTTCGTTTGATGCGGCTCCTGGCTGTCTGTATTGGAAATGCTCTTGTCCGGGCTGCATCTCTCATGGAGACTGCAAGCATCTGAGGGCTTGCGGCTTGAAGGGGAAGAACGGCGGCAAGCAGATTGATTTCGCCAAGAAGCATGGGTTCCTTCGCTGACTAAACTTCCGCTCCCAAAATGTGGAGCATGATTACCATTCCTATTGAAGATGTGGAAGGTCTGGTTCGGGCAGTTGAAGACTTCTTTGGCCCTGATATCTTTGTTCACTCATCCGAGACAGAAACAAAGACGGCCAACCTCCACAAGTATGGGAAGGCTATCAAAGACATTCTTGACAAGAAGCGCAACGCAGAAGCCGAGGCCAAGCGCATCTACGAAACAATTGAGGCTCTTCCCACTGCTGACCGTCTGGCCGAGATGAATGGGCTGCAAGAGTTCCTTGACGACACCTGCCATGACCTTGCCTCAAATGAGGGGTCTGACATCAACAATGAGGGCATCGAGGCTCAGATTGCTTTTGTCATTGAGGAATTAGGCATGGAAGAGGCAAAGCGCCAGTTGAACGTTTGGTTTGATGGACGCTTGGAGTTCTAAAAATGGAAAAGAAGGCAACGAAGGCTCAGAAGGCCAACAAGCGGCTTCGTCAGCATAATTCCATTGAAGGAATCGCTTTTCGGCAAGGCTGGGACGCTTCTTCTGAACTTGGATTTTGTCGGGATTTCATTCTGAGCGACTCCAAGCGTGGCGATGCGTTTATCCGCTTCTTGCGGAACAAGGCAAAAAAGGAAAATGAAATATGAACAAGCCCTTCATTGTTATTAACGTTGTTGATGGCAACGTTGCGGTTGTTTATATGAGGGATTCTGAAGAGGCAGCTCTCGAACTTGCCGTTTCGATGGCGCAAGAGCAGTGCAACGAGCCTGAAGAGGACATTCGGCAGCAGTTGATGGAGAACTGGCTTTTCGTTCCTCCGAACGAAGACTTCAATGTTTGTATCCAGCAGCCCAAAGACTAAACTTTCTGCGCGAAGAAAGAAAGTATGCCGAGGAAGTTAACCAAGCCCCGTCCCAACGTCTTTGCGAAGGACTACGCTCCTTACGGAACGACCACGCAGAGAGGAAACCCCGATGACTGGCGCAAAGCCTATGAACATCGCATGATGGGCGAGGAGGAGGCGGTTGCGGTACTCGACAAGGACAACCCGTACACTGTTTTGGGCTTGTCGCAGGGCGCAGACAAGGATGCTGTCAAGAGGGCGTTCCGCGCCTACTCGATGAAGTGGCATCCTGACGTTTGCAAGGAACCCAACGCAGCCGAGATGTTCAAGAAGGGTCATGCGGCTTATTCTTTACTGATGGGGAAATAACATGACAGAAGCCAAGCAAAAGCCCGACCGGGTTATCCGGGTCACCAAGAAGACCTTGAAGTTCTGGCGCGAAAATCTGGCTCGCAAGAGTTGGAACCCCGAGTACCCCGCTGGCGAGGTAATCCAAGAGGTTGCCAAGACTTTTGGAGTCGCAGGAACGAGGTACGAGGTTGCGCTGAAGTTGGTCAACTCCGAGCCGGACCGGGCAAGAGAGGCTGGCGGCGGACTCGGAGAACCGTCTGGCGGGCCATACCTCGATGCGATTTTGTTCGCCGATGGTTCGGAGCAATGCGTTCTGCCTCCCGAGCGCGAGCAGCTTGACGGCGAGTACGTTTTCCGCGATTCGGTTGAGAACCGCGACATCCGGGTTCTGGTCAAAGGTCCGGATGTGAAGAAGCATGTGCTTCACAGGGATGGATGGAAGACCGAGTGGTGGATGGAGGATGGAGAGGTTTGCGTTAGCGTCTATCGCAAGGAGTTCTCTCCTTCTGGTCCCTTCTATAGCGATAAGCCCTGCCTTGAGTGGAGTTTCCCAAAGGTTCCGGGCAACAACATCTTGGGCAATGCGGCTATCTACCTTGACCAAGCGATTCTGTACGCCAAGAATCCTCCAAACTAAACTTTTTCCGCGCAAAGAAAAGTCAGAAAGGAACTCAAAATGCCCGCCAAGACAACCAAGAAGACGACCAAGAAGGCAACCAAGAAATCCGCCAAGAAGACCAAGAAGGCCGCTCCTCCGCAGGAGAACTTCGGCAAGGTCTATATCAGCGCAGAGCAGGCTGGCAAGTTGGACGGCAGCGGAGATGGGATGGGCGAGAGTTTTTGGGTTGTCCTTCTGGACGAGAAGAACACCGCCGAAGTGCGCAACAACTGCATGTGCGGTCTTTGCGTCGGCGATGTGATTGAGTTCAAGGAATACGTCGAAGACGACGGAATCCATCATCCGAGGGAGTTCGTGAAGGTCATCAAGCGCGTTGCGGAAGCCTTTGGCCTTTACTACACCTTCCCCGGTCTCAAGGGGAAGACTTCGGGCGATAAGTTCCCCGAGGACTGCCAAAAGCATCTGCATATGCTCAACGAGCATAACATCAAGTTCGAGGGGATGGTTCCTGGTCTCGCGAGCGTTTCCAAACCCGTCGAAATGAGCGATGAAAAGTTCTTCGCTCTCCTTAACAGCGGCCCCATGACCTTCTCGACCTCCAAGATTGAGGACTAAACTTCCCCTACCGCTTTCCAACACAAAAGGAGAACCCAATGCCCGTACAGACGACTATTCTTGATATCGTGGAGGTTTTGCTTCCTGTCGTTTCTACCTGCTCCCATCAAACAGGGAACATCAACATCATCTTTATCCCGATTGCGGATGAGAATTGTTTTATTGCGAACTGGGGAAGCGGCTCCGAAGACGAGGATGTGGATTCTTGCATCGAGTGCGAGACTTTGGGAGAGTTGGGCGATGCCCTGCCCTTCTTCTTCATCCCTGCCATCTGCAAACCCAATTCGGATGATGATAGGGAGATTGTCGTTGTCTTGAAGATGGATGTTTCTGTCATCGAGACCCTGACCAATCTCGTCAACAACTATGCGGAGGAGAAGCTTTCCCCGAAGGAGCTTCGCGTCTATCCAGCGCATGAGGAGATGTGCAACAAACTTGCTGACAATTTCCATGTTTTTGTCCAGCAAGGAAATGACGGGGACTTTTTTGACGACGATTGGACGTTCGATAAGCCCCGCTTCGTTGAGCGCAATAAGGCTGTAGTGGTTGGATACAACGGAGTTCATCTGTCCGCTGATATCTCAACAGTCGGCGACAATGAGCAAGAAATCTGTTCGGTTGAAACCATTTGGCTCAGTAAGAACGACCTTGCTGCACTGAATAGTTGGCTGACGAATCGGACAGAGCCAAGCCAGAGGTAACACCGCGCCGGCTAAACTTCCTGAGAGGAAAGAACAAGCATGGAAAGCAACGTCACAACTTATTCTCGGGAAAGTTTCATCAAGTTGCTGAGCGACCCCAGCAAGGTTGACGCTTTCATGGCTTTGTTCAACTCTGCCGCCCTCATCGTTGGCGACTTCGATGACTATGGCGAGGTTTTGCAGAGCAACGAAGCAGGCATGTACGACGAAACAACCAACATTGAAAAGCTGCGCGGAGCTATCAACCTCATTAGCCCCGGCATGGTTCCCGAGGGGGATTATCTTCCCCATTTGACAGAGCAGCAGCAGAAGCGGCTCGAAGAGGTTGCGGCTGAGGTTGTTGCGATTGGCGATGGTGTGGAAACCAAGCCTATAGAAGATGCTGCTTCTGAGGTTGAAACCATGACCCCGAGGGAACGGCTCGAAGCCACGGGCTATTGGGCAAGTACCGAGGACCGTCAAAGGAGCTTGCGGAAGCGGTTAGGATTCGACCCTGAAAATGGGGAAGAGTTCAAGGACTAAACTTTCTTCTCATCTTTTATAAGCAAGGAGATATTCAATGTCCGAACTCATCAAGCCCCATGTCCTGACCGAAGCCGAAGCTTTGAAGCGCATCAGAGATGCTATTGATAGCATGGACCTTGATGACCTTGCTTGTCTCGTCAGCGACGTTTGTGACACTGATGGACCTGTCGTTGTTGTCCATGACGGCTGCGAGGCCACGACCGCCGAGGAACTCGGAGCGGACGACACAATTCCCGTTTCTGCTGTCTACGAGAACGGCGAGAATGTCGGCGATTTGGCCGAGGATGGAACCATCTACGGCGATGATGCGGAGGATGACGCGGACGAGGCCAAGAATCAGTCCGACAAGTCTTTCGGCGGGATGGATGACGACTAAACTTTCCTCGCGCAAAGGAATCGCATGAAGGCTACAAGGTTCAAACTCGAAGGGAAAAGGCATGAGGCCCTTCGGTTCATCAATCGGCAAGAGGGTTTCGAGCTTCTCATGTCCTGCGAGTGCGTTTTGGTTAATGGGGATTTGCTTGAAGATGGGTTTTATCCCTTCAAGAACGACAGTCAGACTCTTGTTGTTGCGATTCCCGAGCTTGGGAATAGCAGCAGCAAGGAAAACGAGAACATCCACGAATGGGTGGACAGTTTCGTAGATGGTTTGATGGAAGCGGTCGGGAAGATGAAGGCGGACGAGTTTGAGGCTGCTTCTTTGGAGGGCATGAAGGGTTACAGTAGGATTGCTCGCTTCCATTGGTATTGACGAACTAGCGCGATCGGATGTCGGACCCTAGACTCCCGTGCGGCGATACGGCACGAACAAAATGGGGTAGGTGTTGCGGTTGCAGTTGCTTCCCCTTTCAGCCTTAAATGCGGAATCGGCAACGGGACAGAGGAGGGTTTGCAAGCCCTTCTCTGTTCGTTTAAGACTAAACTTCTTGCGCAAAGGAGTGTTGATGTGCCAAAGTCAAATTCCCAAAAGAGGAAACTACCTCCGCTGAAAGAGGGAGACCTGGTCATCACTGTTTCTCTTGAGTTCCCTAACCATGAACGAGGCGGAGTTCCTCGCAAGTTTGATTTGGTTTGCGACCCCGAGACAATGACCGTTCAGTTGGAAGAGGACTTGGTTGAACTTACTGAACCGTTCGACCCCAACGAAGACCCCGACAGTTCTGCTTTGGAGGTTTGCAAAGCCATCGAAGACGAAGGCATCTCCATGAAGGGGATGCGCCACCATATTGCTGCACTGCTTACGGCGGTCATTGAAGCGACTCCGTAAGACTAAACTTCCAGAGAAAGGAACACTGTTATGGCAAAGAAGAAAGCAAAGAAGAAAGCGAAGAAGGTTGTTGCTGACCCCAAGTTCCAGGTTTGGGCGTACTACAGCCATCCGCAAGGGATTGACTGGGACAAGGATGACGAGATCCGTAAGGCCGCCGGCAAGGAGGACTTCGGTTCTGGTTTCGGTATGCACGGCGGGCTGCGCGACCTTTCTTTCTTCGCGCAAAACATGGCTCATGCGCTGCGCATGAAGGACCGCATCCTCAAGCTTCGCTGCGTCGTTCGCGTCGAGGTATCCGAGGACGAGAAGGGCGGCAATACGGTCTTTACCAAGAAGAACAAGAAGGGGAAGTGGCAAAGCTACGGTTGAATGGGTAAAGTAGGGGAAACCCTCTCTGGCTAAACTTTGACCATTGAGCCAAAGGATGTTCAGAACTCAAGAACCACTCTAAGGAGCGAGTCAAGTGAGCAAGAAGACCCCTATCAAAGGCAAAAAAGTTGGGAAGACGGTGACTTTCCAAGCCAAGCCGAAGGTTGACCCCTTGACTAAACTTCCTGCGCAAAAGAAGAAGATGCCGACATAGTTTATCCTGGTTAGAACAGCAATGTTTGACTCAAGTAGGAGCTAGCGCAGTTCTGAAAAGTAGTCAAACCGAGCCTTGGCGCAAAGGCGGGAAAATTGAAAGAAGGAGGTTCGATCCCTCCTGTCGGCACCACCGATAACAACCCCCGAAATGGGGGTTTTCTTTTGCGATCATCCGTCTAATCGTTATGAGTGAAGAAGATCTACACAACCGCCAAGATCACCTCGTAGATCACCTCGCACATTTGGCACACAATGACCCACATTCTTAAGCTAACAAGCCACGCGATGTCCGGAGCTGCCACGCGATGTCCGGATGCCCAGGGCAAAAAGCCCAGGACTCGGAGGAGCCTCTCTTCAGTTCTGAGGCGGAGCCGCTCCGAACTGAGAGTTCCGTTAGGATTTTGGTATCTACAGTACGAGACTCCTCGCTGGCTAAACTTTCTTTGGAGCAGTTTTGGGTATGAGCGTACAAAGACATTGTTCAATCTACCTCGCCAAGAACGGCAAATGGTACATGGAGCTTGGCGACCAAGAATATGACCGCCAAGACGATTCAACGACGTATGGACCCTTTGCCTCAAAGGAGAGGGTCTATGATGAGCTGAGGTTCCATGCGAACCCCGGCGGAAGTTTCCAAGACGACAGCGGAACTCGTGAAGTTCCTACCGTTTCTCCCAATGGCAGGCCAATCCAAAAACCAAGAGGATAACATGAGCAACAAAAACTGGAACAACAGTCACATTCAGTTCGCCCGCCTCATCGCTGAGATTGAAGCGAACGGAGGCTTTACGAACAGTTTGATGGACGACCTTTGCTCCTCGATGGACTTGGAGAGGATGGACGTTTGCGGCCTCATCAATCGGGCGCAGAGCGAGTGGGACGAAATCAAGGCTCAGATTCCCAAGACGATTCCCAAGAAGAAGTGAACCGTCCTCGAAAGATGACGACTAAACTTATCTGATGGCTCTACTACAGAGCAAGGTTTACTTGTCGTTATTGTTCCAAAGGAGGTGCCTTATGTAACCCTAACTATGGTTTGTTTGCAGGACTAAACTTCCTGAGAAAGATTTAGAGACATGGAAAACTTCTTGTTTGGTTTCGAGCTTGAGACAGTTAGCCCCTTCGATAAGAGGCACTTGTCTTCTGTTCTTAATCAAAGAGGAATCAAGACCGTCGTTTCCGAGGATCTTCATTACAGAGAAAAGAACGCTTACCTGGTTGATGGGTCATACTCGCTTGTCGATGATGGCAGCATCAAGCCTGATGGGTTAAAGTTTGGTGTTGAGTTTAGGAGTTGCATCTTTGCGCTCCACTGTCTCGACATGCACAAGCCTCTGGTTTGATCGCCACAACCAAGAGACCGGCGTTCTTATGACGAAGGAAACGAAAAACCCTTGGGCTGAGATGGACAAGGGGCGCGAAAAGAAAAGCTACGCCTTCCTGGCGGAACGGTTGGACGGGTACTTGAAGGCCCCGTGACTAAACTTCCGTCGCAGAACAAGAAAGCAACAAGGAGTATCAACCATGATTGATTTCATCGCTCACAACTGGCATTGGTTCGGTTTCACGACCTTCGGAATTCTCATTCTCTGCGTCATCAACTTCATCGTAGCGGCTCGCTACTCGATGAGAATGGACCGCCAGGTCTTCGTCTACTCCATCGGTGTCCACCTGTTCCTCGGCCTTCTGTTCCTTCTCTCGGCGATTCCTTTCTCCATCGGCGCAATCATCGCCATCATCAAGTACGTTCAGGCTCAGTAACACTGCGCAGGACTAAACTTTCAGCGCAAAGAGAACTGACATGAGCAAGGGCATACGAATCAAGAGCGAGAACTTCTCGGCAATCTCTGATGCCCTTGAAAAGTCAGGAATTGATTGGTCGGTTTGGAACGCAGAGGCCATGATGGACCCTAACTACAGCGGTCCCATCGACCTTGAGTGTCACGACAATCATCGTTTCGGAGAATTTTCTCGCATCGTCCGTAGTGTCGAAAAAAGGAGTCAGTAATGGACCGCATTTTCGCAGGTATCGCCATTGGCATCGCCGGTTTCTTCGCTATCATCGCCCTCGCCTTCTGTATCGCTCTCCTCGCTGCCATCCCGCTGTATTTCCTCTGGAACGCCTTCGCTCCGACGTACTTCCCGTTCCTCCCCGCGCCCTGGCTCGCCATCCCCTTCTGGCACGTTGTCTGTCTGACATGGCTGCTCAGTATCGTCCGCGGCATCATCATGCCGAGCGCAGTCGCAAACGCAACGGCCAAGAACGACTAAACCTCGTCGTCATGTCCTTGAGCGAGGCCCTGAGCAATCGGGGCCTTTCTCTTGTGACTAAACTTTTCGCGCAAAGGAAAGTTGTATGGCAACTGAACTGAAAATCGACAGAGAGAAAGCCAAGTCCGTTTACAGCGGCAAGGATGGCGCATGCTGCTGCGGTTGCAGCGGAACCCATTACTACGCCTCCAAGCACCGCGAAGAGGCCGGGAAGAGTCGTGGTTACAATGTTGAGGACAAGGAAATCAACGACAAGCAAGTAACTCGCATCATCAACAAGATCGAGAAACTCGCAGCGGCAGGCGTCCAGATCGATACTGTTCCCGATGTCTACTTCTCCGCTGTTGAGGGCAAGCGGCTTTACATTGTTTATTACAACTAAACTTTCCAATCAGAAGGGAAAGACATGAAGAACGTAAGATTCCTTACAAGGGATGAGATTCTCGAAACCGATGGCGGACGAGAAGGAACTCTGAGCGAGAACTACGCCACCGTTCGCAAGGCGGTCGAGAAACTCCCCGGATTTGACCAGGGCTTCTTCATCAATCCCAAGAGCGGCGGCGAAGATGCCGACTTCCCCGATGATGATGAGAAGGTCGATGTTACCTTCGGTCTGAAAGATGAGGAAACGGGCGAGGTTCTCATTGTTTGGAACTATAAGAGCGGTCCCGCTTACAACCCCAGAGATAACCTGACACTGGATGACATTTCCGAGTTCTCCATCGGATATGGAGGCGATAAAAAGAAACCGTCCACTGCGCTGCTCTCCGCTCTGATGGAGGCTTGCGATATCGCCAAGCATTGAGGACTAAACTTCCTGCGCCCGTTTGTAAGGTATGAACGTCAACGATACCATCCACCGCCGCTGCCAAGATTGCGGAGAAACCTTTGAGGTTATCGACCCCGATTGCAAGGCGGAGGTTCGCTGCATTTCTTGTCAGGTGCAGTTCCGTATCACCGGCAAGACGGCTCTTGAGCGGTACGCCGAGGCTCTCGCCGAATCAATGAGCCAAGCCCTCCCCGCAAAGGAGAAGGTGTCATGCTGATTTCAGCCATCGAAGTTCAAGAGGCAAGGCAACGGCTCATCGCCAAGTACGGACAAGCCTATGGCCTACGGCGCGGCTGGTTGCCTCCAGAAGAAGCCGAGAAGCTGAAGGTCAAACTGAAGGTCACTCGCAAGGAGGGCGTTCTGGGGCAGTTCTGTCAGCTCTGGCAAGGCAACGTGTTGGTGGTCGAGTCTTACATCTTCCCGACCCCAAGAGGAGAGTTCAAGAACGTAAGGGAGTTCATCGAGGCGAAGAAGAAGGAGTGGGAGATTGTCAACCTTCCCACCGAGAACGACCCTCGGTATTACGTTCGCTTGCTCGCTGTTTATCAGTCAATAGGAACGATGTCGATGGGTTGTGTTGTCGAGGGAGGCAAGAGCGTCGATTGCTACACCGTTGACGATTTGATTGCGGTTGGCTTTGCCGACTAAACTTCCTGCGCAAGGAAAGTAGCTATGAACAATAGCAAACACCGCCAGACTCTCAGCAAGGCAGCTCTCATCGGTCGGCTCAACGGCATCATCGCCCGCATGGACCGTAACCGCGATGCTTACTTGTGTTCCCACAAGAAGACAAGGGACGCTGACACTGGAAAGCTCCCCGCCGAACTGCTCGCCACTGATTTCGCAGCGGCCCAGGCTGAGCTTGAGGCGTTGCACCGCGAGGTCAACACTGATATGGTCGAGGGGTCAACTCTCGAAGGGCAGTACGATAAGAGCCTTGTGGAGACAACCATCGCGACGGTCTTGGGCAAGGTTCAGCAGCAGTTTGGGCATCAGCCGAACATCCTCGCTACCCTTCAGATGTTCGCGATGCTCCTTCAGTCCGAACTGTGCCTCAACGCTCATTTCCTCTTTCTCAAGACGGACGCCAATGTGGAGGACCGCATCAACCATCCGAACCTCTACGGTCTTGACGGAAACCCCAAGCGTTGACTAAACTTTCAGCGCAAGGTAGAATGGTATGAGGTAATGCGGGTCTAACCCCGCTAGAGGATGCGTCCTCTATAGTATAAGCCGAAAGGCCAGAGAAATACCGCCTCTAGGGATTGGAACCCCTCTAAGAAATCCCCTCGTCGGTAGGTAGCCGAACAGCCGAACCCGAGCGGCAATCGGGAGTGTATCGCGCCGACCCTAAACAAGTCGGCTTATTTCTTTAATCCCTCTTGTTTCCGTTTGCGGAAACTCGCCGAGTTTAGGAAACTCACCCATAACCATTACCAGACGCCAACATAATCGTTATGAGTGAAATAGTGTTCCAACGGGTTTCAGTGTCCGGATCCCGGATCCGGGTGACCAGTCTCAGGTCAACCGGGTGTCCGGGTGTCGTAGCCAGAAATTTCTGCGCAGAAACAAACTCCGAACAACCCCAACAGACTAAACTTTCCAATAATCCAAACAGACCAAAGCCTCAACAATCCCAACAGACTAAACTTTCCTCGCAATTTTGCAGAGTACCCAATAGGAGAAACCCATGAAACTCATCAGCCGCAAAGAACTCATCGAACGCCTTTACAATCAGACGACTCAGACCATCGTTTCGATGGTTTGCGTTACCGAGCCTGACATGAGGGCGAAGGCAATCATCGAAGCCGTCGATATCGCCGTCCCCCAACCGAACCCCTACCGCATCGGCAAGGGCAAGGCAGCGGTTTCGACCATCAGCAAGGTCTTAAAGGTCAACGGCAAGATTAACGACCGCTACGAGCGCGTCGTTACCAACAAGGCCAAGCGCATGATTATCGCCGAGCGCGAGGCCGCGAACCTTGCTCCGCTCTCGCCCGAGCAACTCGATGCAGCAGCGGCGGCGGTCCCCGACTTTGGGGAATCTTGGCATACGCCGATTCTCGATGCCGAGGGCAAGCCGACTTGTCTCAGCGTCAACCGCAAGACGCCCGAGAACGGCAAGGTTTATATTCGGTTCATCTTCAAGGCGAAGGGCGAAGCCGAATACGTCAACAACGACAACGGCGCAACCGAACCGAGCGAGAACGTCTACCCATTCCTCTCTCCCTCATCCGACTACAGCAATCAGAATCTCGCCGAGGGCGATGAAGTCCGTTTCGTCGTCTATGACGTTGCCAATATCGCCGAAATCGCGCTTGGCGGCGAACGGCTCCGCATCCTCGATACCCTCGCCGAACAGTCCGAGGGCATGAGGAATAAGGTTTGGGCAATCGCCGAGGAATACTTGGAGGGCGAACGGAGCATGAGCAAGGTCGGCAACTAACGCCGGCTAAACTTTCCCCAACCCTCAACCCCAATCGTTTGTCTCCATTGGGGACCGAACGCCAGCCTTACAAGGTTGGCGTTTGGTCATTGCAAACACTGAATCATTATGAGTGAAATAGAACAGCCGAGCAAACATTAGCCGACTAAACTTTCAGCGCAGAATTGAGAAGTAACGAAAGGAACCCCATGAACAGCCGCAACCATAACGATGACAGCCTTAACGGTCATGGCTTTTTCGAGCATGACATTCCTTTTGGACAGCCCGAACTCCAGCCCGACAAGGCTACGGCGGTCATCGTCAAGGACAGGCCGAAGGACGAAACGAAGGGGCAGCGTCCGCATGTCGTTCTCGTTTGGAATGACCAAGAACATTCGGAATTGTTCGTCATCGGCGTTCTCATGGAAGTCTGCAAGATGAATTTGCAGCAAGCCATCCAAACGACCATGAAGATTCATGCCGAAGGCAAGGCGGCGGTCATCGGCGGATTGTTGGAGTATTGCGAGTTAAAGAGGGACCAGATTGCAACCTTCCGCGATGCCCTTGTCATCTCGATGGGAGGCCCCAACGTCCCCCTCAACGTTACGGTCGCGGAGGCATGAGGCGCAGCGGACTAAACTTCCGCTAGAAGGTACTTTCATGGGCGGGGTATTGAAGCGGCTCTCGGCGAGGCCGCTCTACCCCTTTAAGCCAACCGAATCGTTATGAGTGTAACGCCATCGCCGACCCCTCCAAACTAAACTTCCGTCAGCAAAGTTATAATCATGGCAGCAGAACCAATCAACACGAAGCAGCCAGGCGATTGCGGATACGTCTTTTTCTTCCGCGGCAAGGAAATCGCCCTCTACGCTCCGAGCTTGGCAGCGGCAAAGGACAAGGCCGTGACGCATTTCAAGGCCCCCAAGAGCCAACGGCATATGGTTCATGGAGGTATCGCAGAGGACAAGGACGGCAAGGAAATCGTCCATACAGCAGACTAAACTTCTAACTTTGTAATTCTCCGCGCATGGTTGTTTGTCTCGCCGACTAAACTTTCAGCGCAGAATTGCAGAGAGTTAGAACAGCCCAAACCCAATGAAAGGACAGACAAATGGCAAAGCTCGCTCTCCTCAACCTCGCCGCCTTCGAACTCGCCCGCCGTCGCATCGCCGAACGGAACATTACCCTTCCGAACGATGAACAGATCATGGCTGGCAACTACAGCGTTCGCGTTTTCAACAGCCCCCGGCACAGCGATATCTACGTCATGCAACTTCTCTCCACCTTGTTCCGTACCCAACCGAACAAGGCGGCGGAAATCGCCCTCAAGATCCACGACAGCGGCGATGAGGGAGTTACAATCTTCACCGGCAGCCGCGATAACTGCCGCAACCTCATGCGGGCGTTGGCGGCTTGGGGCGGCGATGCCGCCGCAAACCTCGCCCTCCGCATCGACAATGACAAGGGACTGTACGCCGAAATGACCGACAACCGCAGCGGCGAAATCGTACAGCGCAGCGGCGATGAGGATGAAGGGGCCGACGATGCCGCTCCCCAACTCGCCCCCGCCGTCGCTCCGCCCGTTCGCCCGCTCGATGCGGTTTTCGCTCGGCTTCTCGGCAACTAAACTTTCCTCGCCAAAGGAAAGTAGTAAAGGACAGGCAAGGGACTCTGCCTCCGAGACTCGTTCTCGGAGGGGCGTTCAGAGGACAGCGGACGGGAAGTAACGCGCCCGAGCCGCACTTGCCATTTAAGCCAATCTAATCGTTATGAGTGAAAGCCGCATCCGAACTAAACTTCGCGCAAGAAAGTTATAAGCATGGGACTCGGAAAGAAAATCGACGGCAAGTATCAACCCATCAGTAATTACGAAGGCTCATGGGCCGACGTAATGAAGAAGGCAAGAGAAAGAACTCGCCGCGAAGCCGAGAAGGACAAGAGGCCCTCATCCTTGCTCGCCTACGAAGGAGTCCATACCCTCTCCAACGGCGTCAAGGTTGAGTTTACAAATACCAACCGCATCGACTAAACTTCTAGGGGAAGGATTAGAAACATGGTAGACTACAATGCTCCATTGTTTCAGCATCCCCAAGAGACTTGGGACAAGGCGAAATGCGAGAAACTCGCCAAGTATCGCCATGTCGATGCTTTCGGAACCAAGCAAAGCCGCAAGGGGTTTCTAGGCTCGGGCGCAGCCATCCCCGCAAGGTTCGGCATAACTCGTTACAACGGAGGATGCGAGCGTAATGGCGAATGGTGGCAAGGCGAGAATTTTCCCTTCCCCATCCTTGCCGAAGGGTTTGAGATTGTTTACGTTCTGACTTGGGGATGGTACATTCAACGTAAGGCAGGCAGCCATGAACGTCAATGATGGAATTTTCTACCTCTACTCCGACGATGAGAAGGGGTTTTGGAACAACGAGAGCGGCTGGGGTTCGCTCGAAACGGCGCAAGAGTATTTGGAGGAGGACTTGCATGGGTACATCCCTAAAGGTTCTCGGTTCGTTTCCGCAAGCGAAGCCGAAACCCTTTGCGATGACCCAAACTAAACTTTCGCGCAGGTACTTCTAGGTAGAAAGGACTCTATCCCATGAAGGTTGAAATCCGTCATCTCAAGACCCTCAGCCAGCCCAACGGCGAACTCATCGAAATCGTTGAAGTTAACGCCCAAACCATGAACGCCGAACAAATCCAAACAAAGGTTGGTTCGGCCCTCATCAGCAAGGGCATCGAACTGTTCGGCTCCGAATTCCAATCGGTCGGCAACAACTCCATCTTCGGCGGTTACGTTCGTAACAAGGCCAACGGCGAATGTATCATCGCCGTTTGAGGAGAAACTAAACTTCCGTCGCGGAAGTTAAGAGTATGAAATACAACTCTACTTTCTGCGGCTCGCAAACTCCCCCAACTTGGCGTTGGGGGAATCTTTTTGCGCCAGGCTAAACTTCCTGAAAAGAAATGAGAAGCATGGCAACTCAAACAGTCAAATCTCGTTCAAGCAAGCCCCGTTCAAGCAAGCGGACCCATCTCAACATCAATGTTTCTCTCGAAGTCGATGATGTTGTCAGAGTCGCCGGCTGGCATAAAGCCAACCACATGCTCAACCGCGTTCTCGCCTTCGCTGCAAACAACAAGGGACGCATCAGCCTCAAGGTAACAAAGCCCACGACGAAGGGCTAACAACGGAGCATGGTACGGGTAAAGGGCGAGCAGCCTAACCCAGCCCGCAAGGGTATGGGTTCCGTACCGATTTAATGAGGACTAAACTTTCCTTCCAACAATCAAGAGCATGTTGAACTGGAACATTGACAAGATGAGAGGGGCAGATAAGAACAGCGTTGAGGTTCAGCTCTTCAATGCAGAGAACGCTCTCTCAAACTGGCGCGAGGATGTAGCGAAAGGGTATTGCCGTTATGATGCTGGCGAGGAGAGGAAACTCAAGGCGAAGATTAAGGAACTGAGGACTAAACTTCCCGGCTAGAACCCCCTCCGTTGGGGCGCAGTGGAAGGGATGCTCTCTCACTCATAATGATTAACATCACAGAGGCACCCCATACCCCTCGCCCGCCCCTTCAGGAAAAGTAAGATATCTATATTTCAAAGGAGTACCCTAGAGTATACTCAGTTACAGAAAGAAGGTATCCTCAAAATGTCGATATTATTTTAGGAGGATACCGCATGCCATATAAAAGTGTAGAAAAAAGAACTGAATGGAAAAGAGAATGGGCAAAGAAAAATAAAGACAAAATACAAGAATATGCCAAGCGATATTATGATAAGAAAAAGAACAGCCTACCAAAGTCTGTAAGAATAAAGAAGACAAAAGAAGAGATAAAAGAAACAGATACGGTTGCAAGAAAAAGAAGAATACAAAGAAATAGAGAATATATCAATTCTATAAAACAAGGAAACAAGTGTTTGAAATGCGGAGAATCTCATATTTCATGTTTAGTTTTTCATCATAGAGATAGAAGAGAAAAAGAATATACGATTAGCGATATGGATAACATGAGTCTTGAAACAATAAAGAAAGAAATAGAGAAATGCGATATGCTTTGTCATAATTGTCATGCTAAACTACATTATGAAGAAAGAGGGTACGCCGTCACTTAAAATTCGCAATATGGGGGATACCTTATCTCGTTCACAGCAAAGAGGTATTTTTTTGATATTGACGAATTGGTAATAGAAGACTTGCAGGAGAATGAAATGAAAAGGATAGAAAGTAAAAACTACGCAAAATCAAAGACGGCTCAAGTAAATCAAGAAGATATAAGAAGCCGTGTTTTTGATTTTGCTAAAAAGATGTTTCATCTTGCTAAAAACGCAAGAGTGATTATTAGCATGAACGAGGTAGGAAACTTATTCGTAGGCGAATATGGATGGACAGATGAAGGCAAGAGGATACACGATATGTCAGTAAGGGTTCTCTCCAATCCAAGGTCTTCTATTCAAGAACTTTTTGAAATCATAGAAAGCATTATAAATCTAGCAGGCGATAAAGAAGTTGCGGACGGAACCCCTCCCGGAAGAGGCCAACCTCGTGTTATTGGTCCAGAGTTGATTACTGAATATAGAAACCTAAAAGCAGAAGCCAATTTCTAAAATTAGGTATACGTCACTTAAAATTCGCGCACAGAGGGATACCTTGCTTGTTTATTCCTGACCCTAATCAGAAGCCAATATAATAATACAAAGGACTAAACAATTATATTGTGGAATCCCACAATATAATGAAAGGCTTTACTCTCATCGAGTTGCTTGTTGTTATAGCGATAGTTGCGATACTCTTATCTCTTGCTATGACGGCTCTTTCAAAATCTCGTGATACAGCAAGGGGAGCCATCTGTAAAAACAATCTACACCAACTCGCAACTTCTATTCAAATGTACTCGTTTCAATATAATGATTTACCAGACGCTTGCCTTATCGAGGGCATGATTTCAGAACATTCTCTTTCAATAAAGCTAGAAAACTTTCTAGACGCTCCAAAACCAGAAATCGGCAAAAGAGTAAACCCTTGGTGTTGTCCGTTTGACGAGCGATATTATAAACTCTGCGGAGGCAGTTATCATTATGCTCCTGCATCATTACGAAATACCTATACTCTTCCAGTTTTGAAGATTTACGAGAGTATTCCAAGGATGGCTCTTCTTACGGACATTTCTCCAAGAAAAGATAGCAGTTATCATCTTGCGAGGATTGACGGTTCGGTTATAGATGCGAATAGGACGACGCCTTTTCCTGATACAAGGTGGTTGTTTGATTATCGAAGGTAAGGACTGCCGATACTCTAGTATGGCAAAGAAACCAATCAAAGAAAAGAAACTAACCAAAGAGAAGATAGCATCGCAAATTGTAAACGAAGCATGTCATCTATACAATAAGATTTTATTTGGACAAAAGAAGCTCAAAGGAACTTTTGAGGATTTACAACAAGTTTTGGTTGCTTGTATTTATTGCGTTCGAAGCAACAACTATAACGAGGCTCTTATAATTCTTGAAGACTTATCTTCTGTAAAGAGGTCTAGCAAGACCTTGCGAGACTTGATTACGAAGCACAACGATCTTACAAAGAAATCTAGCACATAACGATTTGGCTATTACGAATAAAGTAATGGGACTTACATCCGCCCCGATGCTGTAACGAAGGTTCAAACGTTACAGAGCCATCGGGGTTCTTCGTTAATGTCCAACCATCATTCCATCTTGGCTTGATAGAAATAGCAATTTTTGAACCGCAACCGCATCCGCAAAGATGGACAGAGCAGCCATACTCTTCAGATATGTATAAAGTATCCTTTTCGACCTCATTGGGGATATACTCGCAAAAGACAGTTTTCATGGATTTTTCTTTCTTTAGATTGATTCTTGGGCTATCTGTATATGCATAGCAATGTTACATCAAACCTTGTTTTTCTATAAAGGGAGAAGGTTAGATGATGTCGAAATAAGAAGGGTACAGGATAATTTCGCGCAAAGGCATAAAGCAAGGGATTGGTTTTTATGTGTGAACATTGCACAAATGATGGTTTAGAAAAGTTTGCTCTTCTCATGGGAAGGCATTTTACTATATATCCATTTCATCAATCCTTAGCAATGCTTCCGCCCGACATTCAACAGCTTACAGTCAATCGTTATCAAACGCTACTAAACAACCCTGCTTCGGGAGCGAACATCAAACCCATAACAAGAAGCAATGGAGAGATGTATGCGGCGGAGATAACAAAAGGGCATCCTGGGTATAGGGCATTAGCCTATAAGCTAGGCGAAATCTTTGTTTGGTATTGGATTGGGGCGCATCGAGAATACGAAAAGATGATTTATAAGAGTATTCCGGTTGAAGCCATAAGGAAAGCTCAAAAGGAGTTAGCGAACATGACAAATAAGAAATCTTCGGAATATTTCAATCTTAGCAAAGAGGCCCAAGCGGAACCTCCTTATATTCCAGAAGGCGTACAGCCAAATCCTGAATATCAGCAAATGCTAGATAATCATGCCAAGAATCCAACTCGTTGCTCTCAGTGCGGCGAAGTTATGGACCATAAGAACGTACTAAGTCCATCGCATCCTATGATATATGATTGTCATAAGTGCGGACACAGGTTCAATCCTGATAATGAAAAGTTTACAGGAAAGTTTGCTCAGTTTGAGGGAAGCATGGGATTACCATCTATTCCTCCATCGCAACCGCCAACAGATCCTACTCTTCCAAAATCTCCTAATAACAAGTTTGATGAATGTCCGCAATGCGGAGGTCCGATGTCTGATTGGGAGGAGGGGGAGGTTGATGCTTGGAACCAAAGTACCGAGACTCATTATACAAAGCCAAGCGGCAAAGAATACAGGACATGCGCCGAGTGCGGTTATAAAGAAGAGCAAGAAGTTTACAACCCAAGAAACGACCCCGACTATCAGTATGAGAGGATGAGGGATGACGAAATGGACGGGGGAAGATTTGCTTCATCTCTTGGCGCGAAAATTGCCGCTGGCGAGCATCCATCAAAAGGCGAAGGTCATAAGTGTATGAAGTGCGGCAAGCCAACGCAAGCTGGTTGGGGACCAACGATGTGCGCCGAGTGCGCGAAAAACGAAAAGAAGGCAGGTTCTTATTTTGATTTGTCAAAGGTATCTCAGGTGAAGAGCGAAACTTGTCCGAAGTGTCATAGCGGGTTTTTATCTCAATGGGAGATGGAGCAAAAGCCATCAGACCAAGGAACGATGGGTATAACGAACATGCTCAGTCGTTCTTGTAGCAACGATATGTGCGATTTTTATGAAACGAAGCCATATCAAGCCGAGCAGCCCGGCGGCAATCCTTGGGCCGGTTCAGACTTCTTAGGCAAGGATTCGGATATCCCGGACAGCGATTTTGGTAATAACGATTCTATTGTAGCTTCGGGATCTGGGAGGAAGACGGCTCAGTTTTTTGACGAAGCGATTCAGCAACCGAATAATGAAGTTATTCCTTGTAACAGGTGCGGCGAGCAGAAGCCTGATGTTGAGGAGAGGAACTCGTATGGGATATATGCTGGCAGGATGTGCGCTGAGTGCGCATATGATTCATACAGGGATCATTGCGGTCTTGTAAAGAATCCTGACGGAACGTACAGCGAAGGCTCTCAGGGGGATACGAGGGAGTTAGAGGACATGGGGGAAGTTATAGAACCGGACGGCAATGACGAAATGAGATATTACTAAACGTGGAAGTTTTGGATCTGCGCGAAAAAAAATGGGCCGAAAAATTTTGCGAGCGTGGCCGAGCTAAGGGAATGGGGGATTAAATGTCTACATGGTATGAACTATCAAAAAAGGCGGACGGGCAGTGGCAGAACGTTGGCCTAGCTGAGGTTCAAGACAATGATACGTTTAGAGAGAAGATTCTTGATATGTACAAGAAGAGGTTTCCTATTCTTCAAATATCAAGACAATTAGGTGTTGGTCTTCATGCCGTTGAGTCAATAGTAAAAGATTCTCTGTAACAAGTGTCAGGAATAAAGATGGCTTGGTATAAGATAGCACAACTAGCAACAAAGCAACAACTAGTACAAGCCATTGTTCAGGTCAAAGGTACTTTAATTGATAACGGCAGTAGCGTTTCTTGCCTTGCTCCTCATAAAATGATATGGAATTCTTCTTCCAATCATGAACTAAGTATCATGTATGAGCGAGGATGGAAAAAAGGCGAAGTATATTATGAATTATTACAAGAGGTTCTCATGGGAGTTTCTCAGTGTAACGATCCAGAATGCGAGTGGTGTAGCGAATTAGGTAATGAAGGCTCTCCAATGGGATTACCATATGGAACAAATCCAAGAGATTGCATTGTTATAAATGGAGTCCTTCAGCAAAAGGGTGTTGTATAATGACAGTATTTGCTTCTAAAATAGATTCTCCCAGAGACCCAAGACAGCCTTGGGAAATGACTGGACAAGAATACTTGGCAGACAATTATACTGGCAGTATTTCTTCTGGCGCTTACGATTCTTATGCTGACTCTAAAGGCCTTGATTGGGTAAAATATGAAAAATTTGGAATACTGATTGATACTCTTAATATAAATGGTCAACCTGTAGAAATACGAGCAAAACAAGAAAAGAACAAATATGTAAAGCATGATGAAAATGATGAAATTGTTCGAGACCAAAAAGGGATGGCCTTATATCTTACTGATGAAGAGATTCAATCTAAAGGATATTCATTAGAAGAGTTTACTATTGCGGCTTTTGCGAATAAGATTCCCGTAGGTATTGCGAGCGATGAATGGGGAGCATCTGGTGTCTGGGTTGTAAAGGATTTTCAACGTCAAGGTTTAGGTATTCGATTACTAGAAGAATTACATCGCCTAAATCCTCGTCTCGCGAAAAATAGGCTTGGTCAAATGACAAATGCTGGTTGGAACATGACAAAAGCCTATCATAAACGTCTTGTTCAAAAGGCCTTGCAAGAAGGGAAGAGTGTTCCTCAAAATGTTTTACAAGAATATCCGGAATTTGCTAATCAAAAACAATCTATGGTTACATATTTCGAACTAGAAAAAATTGCAGATAGACTAACTATTGCGCCAAATGTTTATCCAGAGGACAGACCAATTCTAAAAGACTCTGATTATGTTAGAGTTTTTCATGGATTTAGGGATATGGAAGATGCGATAGCAGCATGTCGTTATGGTATATCTGGAAAATCTAGAGTTGGAAGAGTTTATTCGTATGAGGCTGACAACAATCCAACAGGCTTATTTGTTACAACCAATCCAAAGGCGGCTGCTGAGTTTGGTGAAGTCATCATTGAGTTCCATGCAAAAGGAACAGAGCTAGAGGCTCCTGTTTGGCCGGGAGGCTCATATACCGTTCAAGGTCAAATGGCTCAATACTTTGGTAATAACAAAGCTAAAAGAGAAGAAGCAAGACAGTTAGCCCGACAAAGGGCCATTGAAAGAGGATTTGATCCTATCAGCAAGAGCGACCGTCCTGAACTTGCAAATACTCTCATGGCATTTGGAGAAAACCAAGCGCTCTTTATTGGGCATCTTAATCCAAACAGAATAACTAGAGTCTGGTTGAGAGGAAATAGAGGAGAGCTTCATGTTCTTTCTCGAAGAGAGTTTCTTGTAAAAAACAAGGGTTACAATTTCTCTCAAAAGAGCGGCAAAGATGCATGGCAAGCATCTCATAGAGCATTTCGAGTTGATGAAGACTTCAATCCAGATAAGTTAGTTCAATGGCTTTCTTCCAAATATGGAAATCGTTGGTCTTTCGATGAGGCCAAGAAAATCCTTGTAAGAGCTTTAGGCGCTAAAGACTTATACACAATGAAGTATGAGTTATTGAAGTATGTTTGGCCGAAACAGTTACCTGCCGCTCTAAGATGGCTTGGCAGGGAATACAGGGCAACCAACAAATTAACGCCTTAAATATTGTTGAACCCAGTACATATCAATAGCATAGTAGTTTTTTACGTTGATTACTGAGGTATCAGTTCTAACAACATTAATAGTTCCGTTTTCTACTATAAAGAAGTCCTGCATAAGCTGAAGATTTGGAACCTGTTCATACATCTTTATCATGGGAAGGACATAGTTACGTCTCATGAAATATGGAGCATACAAGTAACTTCCGCCTCCTTCGCCATACCAGTACAAGATCTTATCATTAGGGCAAGCCCACGGCATTATTCTTTGTTCTACTGAACCGGAAGGAGCAGAGATAAATGATGATAGTTTGTATGATAGATTTAGTTCTGGAACAGAACATTCTCTTCCAAATGCATCTGGAAAGTCTTTCCTTTCATCAACGTACATTTGAATGCCTGTCGCTATTTGTCTGAGATTATTTCTGCAAACGATCTCTCTAGATGTAAACCTAGCCTTTGCAAGAGTAGGCGTAATGATGGCAATAAGAAGTCCGATAATAAAAATCACAACAAGCAATTCTATTATTGTAAAACCCTTTGCCATATACACTTAAGTATATATAGGGAGTTTGTAGTCCTCCTATTTTAACATAAATACGGCGTTCTTTGTGTTTTTTGGCATTACATGACGATGTTTGTGATTATGGCAAAATCAAAAGGGCGGCGGGGATTAATCACAACCAAGGACTTTGTAAGAACGCTTTCCAAGATGGGGATAAGTTGCAAGCAAGTTGAGGGCGGTTATAAGTTTGTGAACCCCAAAACAAAGCAAACAAGCAACATTCATGCTCATGGGGAAAAGCACGAATTAAATCCATCTGTTATTAAGAAAACTGTTATATGGCTCGGTTTGGATTACGATCAGTTCAATTCGGCGGTTTTTGATCAGTAGGCTCAAAAGGCTCTTGGTCATACTGGGGTTCATAGAGCGGCGGCATTGGAGGGGATGGTTTCTTTCTAGTAGGGAATTTAGAACCAACTTCTTTAAGTTGTTTATCCCAATGTCTAAAATCTGTCATATTGCTTAGTTTGCTCATGACTGATTCTATTTCACTAGAATCTTCTCCTGTCGCTTCGGAAATAAACGCCAACATCGGACCTGATTGGTGAGATGTATTGATAACCAAGTTAATTGAGGATATAGCCAAATTAAAAGGCATATTTGGAATTTGTAATATCATTTTATAAGCATTCTCAACTCGGTCTCTAGTTTCGTCTATTCCTCTTTGTTGCCAGAACTCATACCAAATAGGGAAACATGCAAACTGCATAAATTCGAAAAGTATTTCCTCAAGACCATAAAACTGAGATAATGCAGAAATAAGTTGTATCATATCATCTTGGTAGAATGTATTTACAAACTCGGAAAAATCCATTTCTTTATAATATTGTTCCAATTCTTCTTTTATCTGGTCTTCTGTTTTTTCATTTCCTGAGTCAGAGATAAGATTTTCTAGATCAGCTTCAATTAGTTCATTTTTACAATCATTGAGCCATGCTGATATTACTTCAGCTTCTCCGCTTTTTACAGCATAATCCATTTTTTCAAACACTATGCTTGGGTCAATGTTTTTAACATTCTTTTCAACATTAGCTTCTGTAAGAATTAATTCAGCGACTGCTTCTGGAGTATGACCGTATATATCATCCCATTGTTTAATTCTGTCTTCTGCCCATATTGCAGGCGAAAGAAGCGCGTGGCCTTGTAGCCAAGTGGCAAAAACTGGTTCTAATATATTAGCAATATCCTGAATACATTGTCGAGTAGAGGCTTCTAAGCCTTTGAGAATATTTTCATATCTTTTGGGATAACCCTTAAAACCTTGAGTAGTAATTCTTTGATATTTGTAAACAAGTTCATAGAGAGTCTCAAGACAACTAATAAGAGATCTATTGTTGTATTGTTTATCCCAGATTTGGCCGTATTTTGCTAGTTCAAACCATCTCATGCTTATTATCTTATCGTAAAAAATGAAGTATTCCTTGTTGCTCAAAGGAAAAGGCCCTTCTTTTTCGATAATATAAGTAAGATATGTGGTATACTTTAGCCTCAGAAGGAACGGTCACGTTATATCATGGCACAAGTCGTGAGAATTATCTTTTAATGAAAATAAGCGGAGTTTTCAAAAGGTCAGGAGTTGCGAATCTAACCACTAATAAAAAGTCAGCTATAGCTTGGGCGAGAGCAATAGCAGGAGATGACGATCTTGTTGTTTTAACATTTGTTGTACCTGTTGAAATGCTTGATTACAATCTTAATGTTGAAAACGTTCTTGGTCTTACTGATATACCAATGAAGTTTTGCAAAAAAGTAGAAAAAATACGTCCTGTAGACGAGATAATAGATCCAACAGATGTTATACATGATACAAGGATTAAGAATCTCAAACCAGAAGATATGTCTAATCCATCCAACCCTCAGCATGAAAAGCAAATTCAGGACAAGTTGAGTGAATTACGCAGAAATCCTAGTGCATATATCCCTGCATGGATGAAGAATGATCCGAGATTAAAGGGCTATCTAAGATGAATTGGTACAAGAAAGCACATCAAATGAAGAAGAAAGCAAACGGGCCATGTCCGCAATGCGGCGGTCCTATGGTTAAGAGGAAGAACAGTAAAACCGGACAAGAATTTTGGGGTTGTTCTAACTACTCAAAGGGATGCAGGGGAACAAAACCTGTTGAAGCTCCTCGCCAGCAGCCTCAAGCTCCTCAACCAGCTATAGCTCGCCCTCAACCAATTCAGGCTCCGGTTCCAGCTCCTGCGGATAAAAAACTATGGCTTCTCGCAACCATGCTTGATGATGGAACTCCTATTGCTGTTACCAGAGGCGTAAACGGGTGGGAGTATAAGAGAGAAAACGGAGAAGAAGGAACTCTTCCAAACGCTAATATTGCTAATCTAATAAAGTCTGTTGAAAAAGACGGCAAGAAAGTAAGCGGAGCAGCGCCTGAAGAAGTGTTTAAAATATTCCACCAAATGAACAATCAGCAACCTCAAGAGGTTGAAAAGCCAAAGGAAGAGGGAGTTAAGGGAAGAATACCTGCTGATAGAATGAGTCCTCATCAAAAGGGGATTGAGAATTCATTCCTAAATACTCAGCAAAGTGTTATGATAAATGCATTAGCAGGCACGGGTAAGACAACAATGCTTCGCCACTTGGCGACTTTCAAAGACCCTGGAGCAAAATGGCTCTATCTTGTTTTCAACAAGAAGAATCAACTTGAAGCGTCTGAGGGTAAAGGCAAATTCCCTAATGGAGTTGAAGTAAAAACAAGTCACTCATTCCTTGGACAAGTTTTAGGTCGCAGCGCTGATCTCAATGCTATTCAAAAAACAGACTTATGGAATAGAGGCGGAGAAAGAATATCAGTCATTCTAGATAGTATGATGGAGGGAGATAATACTTTCCCTCAATCTGTTCGTTTTGTTGCAAAGCAGGTTATTAAACAAGTTGCGAGCTGGAGTAAGGGTTTTGCTGTTAATCCGGCGTCCCTGAATGCAGCAGAACAAGTTGCTGCCATAATCAAGCAATATGGGGTTGACACGGATCTTTCTACAAATAAAGACAATCCGCAACCCGGAAGAGCAATTGATTATACTCCTCAGATAATTGATAAAGTTTTAGACCTTCTTCATTATTGCTTGCCAGGCAATGCCCCAAGCGCAGAACTCGGAATTATGAGAGACCATGATGACACGTTATGGTATTCTGCGATTAACCCAAATATCAAGTGGCCTCGTTATGATGTTGTTTTGGCTGACGAAGTACAAGACTTCAATCGTTGTCAAACTTTCATGCTTCAAAAACTTTCAGAAGCAGGAGCGAGAGTTGTTGCGGTAGGAGATCCAAATCAGTGTCAACCTGCGGGAACTATAATATCTTTGACTAATGGAATTTCTAAACCAATAGAGAACGTTGTTGCTGGAGATGAAGTAATAACATATAACACAAAGAAAAGTTATTTCCCTGGAACAAAAAATCAAGGAAGGAAAGTTATACAAGTTGCGTCTAGAGATTTCTATGGTCAACTTATAACAATTAAAACGTCAAAATATGAACACAAATGTACACCAAATCACAGGTGCCTTGTTAAATTTAATGCTGATAATAAATATGCGCTATATCTAATGATAAAAGGAGATTCGGCAAGAGTTGGCATTGCTAAAGTGAAATATTTTCAATCATTTGGACCAGCAATGAGAGCTATATCGGAAGAAGCGGATAGTCTTTGGGTTTTAGATGTTTTTGAAACTCAAGAAAAAGCCAGATTGGAGGAAATGCTTACTTGGTCTAAATTTGGTTTACCTGGTCTTATATTTAAACATAATGGGCAAAAAACAGGATCACAAGAATTTATTGATAAGTTTTACAATCAACTTGGAAATAATCTAGAAAAAGCTAAAAAATGCCTTTCTCATTATGGAAGAGATTTTTCTTATCCTCTTTGGACAAAAAAAGAACAGGAAAGATTTGGAACGTTAAAACAGAATTATATTGGTAGTAAGAAAAGCTTTGTAACTCAATCTTGTAATCTAATTTCTGGAGCTATGCAAGTTAGAACTTTTGAGGGATCTAATAGGGGAGGAAATTGGGAAACAATTCAGGTATCAAGAGAAGATTCTAATTGTAAAGTTTATAGTCTCGAAGTTGAACCAACAGAAGATGGGAAAAGATTATATATAGCAAATAATATAGTTACTCATAACTCTATTTATATGTTTAGAGGAGCTGATGCTCAGGCTTTCAATTCTGTACAACAAGTTCTTGGTAACGCTCCTAATGGCAATGCCCCGCATTCTCTTCCTGTCAACTATCGCAGCGGTCGCAAGATTATACAATACGTCAATGAGAATACTCACGTTAAGGATCTTCAAGCCGGCAAGGATTTTGACGGAACTGTAACAGAGAATCGTCCTGCTGAAGAAGCTGTTAGCGGCATAGTTACAGAAAAGAATAGAGGCGGCAGGCTTGCAATGCAAACCTCATTTATTGCAAGAACAAACGCTCCTCTTGTTAGGACGGCTCTTGATTTAATGTCAAATGATGTAGATTTCGTTATGATAGGAAGAGATTTTTCCAAAGAGCTTACAGACCATATTGAAAACGTAACTGGCAAAGGAAGAAACGCCAAAGTTATTCCTATTAACAATCTTGACATGGCGCTCATTGATTATGTTTCTAGAATGGAAAATGCTTGGAAGGGAAAAATAAGCAAAGAAGGCGAACTCAAGGAAATGAAGATCATTAATGATGCCCTTATGGACGTTATTGAGTTTCTAAAAAGAAACAACTTCAGAGACAGAAAACTCAACGTTCAGGTTACAAACAGCACAACATTTATTTCTTACATAAAGCAGAAGTTTTCTGGCGTAAATATTGACGACGCTGCTGAAGCTCAGAAGTTAAGAGAAAGAGACCCTCTATCTTTTGTAACATTAACTTCTGCTCACAGATCCAAGGGTCTTGAGTTTGATAGAGTTTTCATTCTTGAACCTCAACTTTTCCCTCATCCAAAGTCTAAGACTCCAGAAGCTTTAGCTCAAGAAGAAAACGCCAAGTATGTTGCATTTACAAGAGCCATGAAAGAGCTTCATGTTCTTGCTCCAAGCAAGGAAGAGAAGAAGCAAGAAAGAAACGCCTCTTCTAAATCAAAGAAAAAGAACGGATGGTATGTAAAAGCTAAGACTCCAAAATCAATAAAAGTGGTTGAAGCCTTTATTACTCCTGAAAACCTAAGAACTCTTCAACAAATGGGGTATCAGAAGAATGAAGAGTTTTTCATAGGTCCATACGAGTTGTATATCATAGGTCATCCTGGCGCTCAAATGTATCAACTTGCCATACAAACAAGAAATACTCAGGCCGTAGATATTAAACAACAAAACATGAAATTCAAAATGGAGCCAGATACAGATCCTGGCTATATCAATGATATAAAGAGTAAGATTATAGAATGGAAAAGCAAATACGGTGATTTAGTTATTGCGTCTCATAATCCAAAGAAAACAGAAAAGTACAAAAACATTCTAACTTATCTTGGATTTGAACCAAGGCAAACAAACTTTATGGGTCACACTCTTTATGTAATATAAAGGTCCAGCATGAGATGGTTTACCAAATTATCTGATGAACAAAGCAGAAGGCAGGGATTGCTTAAACAGTTCCCCAAAGCCGATCCTGCGCTTATAGATAATGTTATGCAAGCCGATCCGTCTATCAATAAACAATATAGTCGTTTCATTTTGCAATGGGCATTAAACGGCAGCATTCGTTTACCAGAAGATTCCGGAAGGCTCAGTAGGTCTCTTTCTTTCTTCGGTTCAAACTTCAATAAGTTTCAGAAGAAAGACATTAGCGCTTATCCAACTTTCAATGATTTTGAGTTTGCCGTTGATAGTGTTATTGATATAATGCAGGGCAAAGACAACAGAAGCAACAGGCAAGTTGTTAGGGACATAAAGACAGAAGGAACCAGAGAAGTTTATCGAGATAATGAGTGGCGTATTATTGAGATGACAACGCCTCAAGCCGTATGCGAACTAGGTAAAGGAACGAAGTGGTGTACGGCTGCTGATGATGACGGTCTAGAAACTGCTGAGTCTTACCTACAGAGCGGTTCTTTATTTCTCATTTTGTATAATAGCGGAACTAAATGGGAAAAGTATGCTCAGTTCACGAAAGACCTTGATCAAATAATGGATGTTAGGGATAGGCAGATTGTAAAGCCTCCTCAATCTCTTGTTGTCGCCATTAAGTCCTTGATAGAAAAAGGCATTTTGAGGGCTGACCATTTCTGGGAAAACTTTACGGCTTCAAGAGATTACGAAGGGGTAGACCAGGATTTTGTAAATTGGTTCAAGTATGAAGAAGAAAAATCTGATGGATTTTTACCTAATGAGGTTCTTAAAGAGATATTCAGGCATATAAAATCTTATGGAGTAAGGATGCCTGCCGTTGAAAACAACATTATATTTACAAGAACAAAGAGCGATAAAAAGAAATATCACGGCCTTATTGATGGCGATAGAATATCTGAATATCTTGAAGCTATTGGCGTAAACAAGAGAATAAAAGAAAAAGAGCCTGCTATATTGCAATCTACATTTGCTATGGAATATTACATGGATTTCTACAATGAACTGAAAGGATACAACAGGCTTCGTAAAGAAGTAGTCAAAGATATAAATGGACTTGAACGTTGGCCAGAACTTGAGCAAGCCTTTCTATCTAATCCTTATAGATCAGAAGAGATGGTGGAGTATCTTTGGCAGACAAATGGGCATAAGAGAGCCGAGCCTATTTTTGAGCAATATCTTCTTAATTGCGCGAAACAATCAAAGAGTCAGTCCTTTGAGCATTGTATTCAGTATGCAAAAAACTGTAATATGAGATGGGACGAGCTTGAAAAAGCCATTCTATCGACTGAGGATCCAGCATCTCTTACTGAATATGCTGAAGATATTCTTAGACAAAGGTGGCCTGAGGCGGAACCTTTGATTCTAAATAACACATGGAATGCGTATTTGTATGCAAGAGAAGTTATTAGAGGAAGATGGCCAGAGCTTGAAAAGATCCTTTTAAGGAGCGGAGACGGGTGGACTAGCGCTGCTTATGCTGTAAACGTTATGAGATCAAGATGGCCCGAGATGGAAAGATATATGAAGAATTTTGGATTTGATAACACAAATCAATTATATGAAAAGACATTTGGGGTTAAACTGAAAGAGGCTAGCATGACTTGGTATAAAAGGTGTCAAAGACTAACTCCTCAGCAGATGGGGATGTATCAAAACTTCAAAAGCCCAACTGGTGTTCAGTTGAAAGGTAGCGGAATGTCTGCTGTTTTTCAGATTCCCGGCATCAATCAAACAATCAATGGCGCTCAACTTATGAATCAAGTTGTTGCCAGAATAAAAGGCGTTCTTAATCAAAACAACGTTCACACAATAGATACAAGTCCTGTTTCTAGAGCCGATGCTATAGGGTTGGCAGTAAGTTCTGAACCAGGAACTGTCCATGTCGATATTGCAAAAATATTCAATATAGTCAAGAATCAGACGTTGCCTGCTGTTACCCAACTTGACGGGACAACGGTTGACAAAGACGTTCAAAATGACATTATAGGTAAAATTTCATCATACATTACGAATCAGCTAGCAAATACAGCAGCTCACGAATCTCAGCATAATATAGACTATTTTCAGAGTTTTCCAAAGGGCAAGTTTGAGTCTCCTGAAGGAGGGGCAGAGGCTTTTGGTAATCAAATAGCAAATCAGTATTTTAGACCATGAAGATAATAGATACACATTCTGGGTGGTTCAAGGAAGCTCAGCTATCCAATTATTTAGTTCAATTGGGGTACAGCCAGCAGTTTATCCAATACGTTTCTACATTACCAAAGCATGTTCAAAAGGCGATTGGCAACGAGATAAATAGCAATGGTCCTATTCCTGAACCTCAGTTTATGCCAATGATTCAGCAGTTTCTTTCTCAGCCGCCTCCGGCCCCAGGTCCAGTTCAGAAAAATCAACCAAGGACTCCGGTTCTTGATGCAAGATTTGCCAACCCGCAAGCAAAAGAAGAGTTTTTCAAGACCATACCAAAAGAATACGTTCCTTGGGTTATTGGGCAATTGAATAATCAAAGAACGCAGTTTATACCAGATGAAGATTCTCCAAGATTGATTGGCGCTCTTAAGGCCTTTACTGAACTCAAAGGCAGAGCAGATATTCCTATTGAGAAAGACATAAACAAATATCAAAACCTGTTAGAACTCGAAAATGTTGTTGAGAGATATTCTGGCACTGGCTCTAAGTCAGGCGGCTATTTACAGTACAATCCAATGAAACTCCCGGGAGTTGAACTTATTGCGACTCTCAAGAACGGAGAACAGCTTTACAAAGTTTCTGATGTTGGTTCTGTCGAAAAAATGGGGCTTGGAACAAAATGGTGTACAAGAGGAGACTATGGATCTCGCAGCATGGCTGAAAGATACATACAGGAATATAAGCATTTGTTTATTATGGTAAAAGACGGCAAGCCATATATGCAGATGACTCCTGACCTTTATCAAATTATGGATGTAAAAGATAATCCCATGCCTCTTCCAAAAGAGCTATACAAAATGTTTGGCCCTCAGTATGCTAAACAGATTGGCGTAACTCCCCAGGTTTTGCAGTTATTTGAACAAGAAGGCGCTGATAAGAACGAGGAGCTTCTTCTAAAGACTGTTGCGAAATCTCCAAATGCAATAAGACTTGCATCTCCTGAGTTAAAGATGAATCCTCAGTTTGCTATACGAGCTATACAAAATGGCGTGGATTCTAGCGAGTTTGAAGATTTGCTAAATGATAAACATATTGGCGATGATTTTACAAATGTTGTTGAAAGATTGCAAGGCAATTACGATTATAGAAACTTGAGCTACAGAGATCTTAGCGACGATCTTGAAAATATCATTTTTGGAAAAGATAACTTTGGAGTAGAGGTAAGCCTTTCTAGTTGGGACTATACAGAGGCGTATGATGAGGTTCTTGAAGAACTAAGCGGGCGTTCTGGCGGCTACAATAATGATGGAGGAGGCGAAACTCATTATTGCGCGAAAGTTCTTGCAAGAGCGGCCATTGAATCTGACATGTGGAAAATAAAAGAGGGAGACTTCAAGCAAGACAAGATAATGTATATTGCTCTTGGTTTAGCACAAAGCCATCGTAAAGTAAGTAAGATGAACTACGAAAGATCAAATAACGCATACGTTAATCCTCTTATTGAACCATTCCTGGAACCTGCAAGAAAAGAAATTGAAGAAAGTCTTAAGTATTATGGCAATACTGGAATGGTCAGACCGGATGATTTTGAACAAAGAGTTAGAAAAAGAGCTTTTGAGAAGATGCAAGAAGAAAGAAAGTATCCAAATCTAAAGTCTCTTGACGAACTCGATCCGGCTGTTAAGAGAAACTATATTTGCGAAGCTATAGACAAGACTTCTAGAATATCTCAAGTTTATGATAGAAGACAAAAGAATGATGAGGATTTCTATTTTGAAGATGATTGGATGGAATATCCAGACGAGCCAGATCCTGATGATTTTGAGAGCGATGATGATTATAGAAAAGCTTATGATGAATGGGAAACCGCAAAAGACAGTCAAAGAGAAGAAGCAGAAACTGAACATAGAAATAATAACCTTCCTTGGTGTTTGGATGATGCAGTTATAGAGGAAATGGCAAGACTACTTGAAACGACCTACAAGAGTTCTATGAAGCTTCCGTCATGGATGGTTAAAATGTTTGGGTCTCAAAAGAGCGGATCTCGTCCTCAGTTGATATGGTCGCTTGAGCATCTAATAAGAAAGGCTAAGAAGCCGAAGGCTACCGTAAAGACTAAGAAGCCAAAAAGAAAGGTAAAAGCAAACGGGTGGTATAGTGTAGCAGGAAACTTGTCAGAGGAGGAATTGGAGAAAAAGAGAAAAAGCGATTTCACAAAACAATATCTAGAGACTGAAATAGAATGTGTCGGCTATCATCACGGGCAAACTGACATGATGGTAAGAGCATATGACACATATACGAATCAATATGTGGGCTATTTGAGCTATAGTATTTTCAATGATGAGATTCATGTTTCCATGATTGAGGTTCTTCCAAACTACAGAAGGCAAGGAGTAGGCACCCTTCTTATAAAGAAAATGAAAGAAGAAAATCCTAAAGAGAAACTCGTTCCGGGTTTATTTACAAGCGATGGTTATCCATTTTTCAAGGCCATGAAAAGAAGAAGGGTTGTTTGATATCTATAACTTGGCTTAGAGACCAGTTCGGTCTTGTAGAAAATAGAGGTATTTTCTATACCAACTAAGTTTCAGAGAAGAGAGAGAAGACATGACAAGACCTGCGCCCGCTTCTTTATTGAAGCGGGTTTTTTATTAGTATTTTGTCGAAAATGATTATAGATAAACGTTAACAGAAAGAAGGATGAAGGCTTTTTTTAGCGAAATATAGAGGTAGCCTCTAAAATAGTGGAGTCATGTCTAATGGGATGGTTTTCAACAGCAAAATTGCTAGTAAAGTTCGCAGGCCCTAAAGAGAGAATCCAGCAGTTTAAGATCACAGATCCTGATTTGCAGCTCTTTATTATGCGTTATGATCAGCTCATTAAATGGGGCGGCTATACTGTTGAAAACCCAGGAACAGGCGAAATTATACAAAAGAAGATTGACCCCAAAAATGGACCTGCTGATGTCAATGAATATATAAAGACCCAACTTGTTCCTAGAGTTTTGAACAAAACTGAGGAAAAGACTCCAGAAGACGAAATAAATAAAGATAGTTATTTCATGAAAGATTATAATATTGAAGAACGATATAACTTCAATAAACTTAATAACATTCACAATCCAGAATTGGAACACGCTTATTGGCTTTGGCAGAATGATCCCAAAGCAGGCGTTGCCTTTTATTTAGGAGTTATTAACAAACAAAAGAAAGATGTATATAATGGATGGAAAGAACTTCTTGTAAATCATCAAGAGTATTCTGCTCATCCGGCTTTTGTTTATATGGTACTTTCTCAGGTAGTTGAATCTTCTGATGCTTCTCAAGAGAAGCCGCCAGTACAGGCAAATCCAATTGTTTTGGCTAAGATGTTCAACAAAGTTAATAAAGCGGTTTTCAAATATAATGGACCAATTAAGGATGAAGGGATATATAAGAAGATTCTTGCTCTTTCTAGAGAGACTCTTTCTCCGGAAAAGATATCTGAAACATCAGAAGTTCCGGTGGAAAAAGTTCAGCAAATTCTTGGATTAAGAGGTAAGAAACTTAATGAAATAGCAAACGAGACTGGAATACCTCAACCTAAAGTTCAACAGGTTATGGGGCTTGCTAAAGAGACTCGTCCTGCCGCCGATATTGCAGCCGAGACCGGAGTTCCTGTTGATCATGTTCAGGGAGTTATAGATCAAAATAACTCATCTAAGATTGATATTCTAAAGACTTATCAAAAAGATCTAAACGAACATAGCCTTGAAATGACAAGGCAGATTTTTGATGAGAAGACAAAATCCGGTTGGATTAAGTTGCCTATGAAAGACAACGTAAAGCCCGGAGTTGACGAGAAAGGCAATCCTCTCACAAAAGAACAAGTTTGGGATAAGAACCTAGACATATTGAACAACTTCTCTCTTCCTAATAGCTGGTGTACCACAAAGAATGTTAATGGTCCATTATACTTATCTGAGGGCGACTTCTGGATTCTTGTTGAAAACGGCAAGGGTTGTGTTGGTATTCGATTTGGCGAAAAGAATAAGAAAATATATGAGATTGCCGGGGACCAAAGTTTTGCTGGCGGAGTAAGTCGTTCTTGTCCTGTTACTTATTGGAGAGAGATTACAGATCTCATATTCAGAGAAGGACTTGAACCAATGATAACTGGCTCTGCGAGGTATCATTGGGAAAGAATTCTCAAAGAAAGAGATAATAACAAGAGCTACTTCAATGATGATGGAACTCCAAATATGGAGGAAATTGAAGAGCTTATTACAAGAATCAAAGCAGACCCATCCTTGTATAACAATGCTATAAAAAATGAACAATTCCAAGAGTTTCCAGAGATAATGCAATCTCTTCAAACAGCTTGTAAGGAAGCGTGGTTTAAGAAAATTCATGCTCTTCAAGGAGCTGACGCTTTCCAGCTTGCTGAAGATGTTGCTCAAAATGCAGCTCAAATGCCAGATTTCGTTCTAAGAGATCCGGCTTTTATTGAGAATGTTCACGGCAGACTTGCCGCTATGTATCAAAACTCCCCTGAACAAGTTGCAAAAGTTTTGGGCAAAGTTCCTAACCACTGGGACATATATCCAAGAGGTAAAGAGATATTTAAGCAAGCAGTTATCAATAAGTATGCAAGCGGTTTATATTGGAAATCTAACGTCTTTAGTACAAGTAGAAAAACAAAGGAGATGAAAGAGAGAATAAGGGTTGCCAAAAAGGAGTTTGAAGATATTCAGAAGGCCATTGGCGATTACATGCCGGAATTAAACGCAGACCATGAGTTTGAAATGGCTATTCAGCAAGCGAAAGTAGAAAGCGCTCCTGCGGCCATGATAGAGGGTTATTTTGCTATTGATATGCCTCGCGATGCTGTTGCTCAGTTTTTTGATAATCCGGAAAACGTAGATGCTATGGCTAATAACCTTTCTACAAAAATAAGTCCAGAAGTAAAAGACCCAAGAGATGTAAGAAGAGACCATTCTGTATACTTAGATAAAACATTTGAAAAAGAGCTTTCAGCTATTGCTCCATTATGGGTTCGTAGACTTCCTGGATTCCAGTCTTTTGCTGATAAAGTAAAACAAAAGGTTCTTAGAACTAACATTGATATGTTTAGAAAATTTGAACCTCAATTCAAGAATGATGAGCTTTTCCAAGAGTACAAAAAACACATGCTTCAGCAAGGAGCTTTAAGAAACAGACTAAGATGGGGAGATGAAGAAATAGATCCAAGACTTCTTGCCGATCCTGATTATCAAAAAGCGACAGGTCAGGTTGATGATCAAAACATCAATCAAGTTCTTACAATAATGAGAACAAGAGCATCTGCATTCCTTACTCTTCCACTGGAAACTCAGCAAAATCCAAAGATTCAAGAGGCATATATTGCAGCAAGAGCAACAACAACAAATGATGCGTTTAAGGCTCTTCTTGTAAAAGAGTTCCCTCGTTTGCCAGACTTTATGAAAGAAGATCAAAGACTATTGAATGCATATATACTAACAGTTATTAACCTTCTTATAGTAGCAAGACCTGGATCTAAACAATATCTTGACTGCAAAGATATTGACCCAATGGCGTATATTGAACCAAGAATTATTGAATTGTGCAAAGCCAGAGGAACTCCAATCGCCTATAATGCCGAACCATTACCAGAGATAGATCAAGGCGATATTGAATTTGGCGGACCAGATATTCCTCCAGATGAACCAGATAATCCTAATGTAATAGCATCTCAACTAGGCTGGTATAGGAAATCTTCGATAATATATTGAAGAACAAGATAGTATGGAGAAAAGATGAGTAGCTCATATTTTGATATTACCAAGATTGCTCAGGCTGAAGATGAAGTACCTTTAGAAGAGGTACAACCGCTACAGCCAAGGCAACCAATACAACCAGCACAACCGGCTCAACCAGTACAGCCTCCACAAGGACAACAGGTTCAGCCTCAACCAATTCGTCCACCTGGTCAACCTCAAGAACAACTCAACAATCAAAGAAAAGTTATTTTTGTTGAAGAACAAGCTTATGGAGTATCTTGGACTAACATTATCGTTCAAATCAATGATTTGAAAAAAGAAGAACTAAAAAGCCTAAAAACATTACCTGAATTATACATTCATTCTCTTAGGAGGCCAGACGGTTCTTTGCCAACTTGGGCAACTGCTATAAATCCTTACAAGAAAAATGCTTTATTACCTGCTCACTTTAAGCTGTTTTCCGATCAGAAAAACAAAAGAGGGCCGGGTTTCTATAGTATAGGAATAACAGAACAACCATTTTTTGAACAAATTCTTCAAGAGCTTACCAATATGGGTTTTGAT